GAAAAAGATATTGCAAAGTATGGACAATGGCCATGGCCTAGACATATAATGGCAATGCTTCATGCACGATTAGGCGACGCAGGAGCAGTAGTAATTAATTACAATATTCTTTTTGCTGAACCAGATCGTATGGGATCAACCCAATATCTAAATTCTTTTCCGATGTCTGATGAAACTAGAGAACTATTACAAAAAAATTTAGTAGACACAGACAAAGTTTTTTCTATAGTAATAAAAGAATCTGGCAATACTATTTTAATGATGAGTGTTAAAAATAACATTGATAACATTTTACCTAGCACAACGCAAATTATAAAAAAAGGAAATGTAGAGCCATGGTTATGGAACTATGCAGGTATAGTACCTCCTTTGACTGAACTTACAGTAGGTGTAGCAGGAAGTGGTGTAAATGTAACAGCACCCGAACCTGATTCTGTTGTAAGAAAAATGCCAATACTAATAACAATAGGCAACAAAATATATCCTAGTATGTTAATTGAAAATGTTAGAGTAATTAACAAATCGAAAAGAATTAAAGTTGTTGCTAAAGAACACGGTATAGACGAAATCCTTGTTAAAAAGAATGCTGGAATACCTGTAAATCATAATGCAGAAATGTATATAAATTATGCAGATCCAAAAAAATATAATCACGTATCTGCTGACTATGTTTTAAGTTCTGAATTTGATGCAAATACAGTTAAAGGAAAAATAGTAGTTGTTGGATTAGATGCCGCGGGATTAAGTGTGTTAAAATATACACCGTTTGGATTAGCTACAGATCAAGAAATTACTGCTCAAGCATTAGATACATTACTAACAGGAAAATATTTGACTAGGCTTCCACAGGCAGATACATATGAAATTTTGTTTATGGGTTTACTAGGATTATTAATGATTATATTAATTCCTAGAGTATCAGTATTATTTTCTATTCCGTTATTAGTTTTTGTATTAGGTGGAATAAGTTATGCATCATTTATGGCTTATGCAAATAAAGGATTTTTAATTGACCCATCATTTGCAGTACTTTATATATTTTTAATTTGGTCACATAGCACATACAATAATTTTGCAACACAAAGTAGATTAAGAAAACAAATTAAAAAACAATTTGAACATTATTTAGATCCTGGCATGGTTAAAAAGTTACAAAAGAATCCATCATTGTTAAAATTAGGTGGCGAAACAAAAACAATGACTTTCTTATTTTCAGACATAAGAGGATTTACACCTATTAGTGAAAAGTATAAAGGTAATCCAGAAGGACTTACAAAATTAATTAATAGATTTTTAACTAGGATGACCAATGTTATTATTGCTAACGGCGGCACAATAGATAAATTTATGGGCGACTGTATAATGGCATTTTGGAATGCTCCACTTGATGTACCAAATCATCAAGTATTAGCAATACAAACTGCTCTACAAATGCAAACCGAATTAGCAAAATTAAATAAAGAATTAGAAGCTGAAGGATTACCAAACATTAACATAGGCATAGGAATCAACACAGGTGAAGCACTTGTAGGCAACATGGGTTCTGATCAAAGATTTGATTATTCTGTAATAGGTGACTCTGTTAACCTTGCATCACGTTTAGAAAGCTCTAGTAAAACATTAGGAAAAACTTTAGTAATTTCAGACAATACAGTGCAAGATATTTACGAAGGTGTATTTCCGTTTGAGTATATTGACCATATTACAGTCAAAGGCAAAACAGAAGAAATCAAAGTGTATACAATCAAAAGTTAAATACACACATAATGAATCAATTTTTTAGTCTAGTAGCAGAATTAGGATTACCAATTGCCGCAACAGTGGGAATGGGTGTATTCATACTGTTCATAATCAAATATATTTTAAACGGTATTGTAAATTCAATTAAATTTATTGAAAGTGTTATATCTCAACTTGATAACAGAGTAAAAACAATGAACAACGATATTATAAAAATTGATCAAGAAGTGTCAGAGCAACTAGGCATACCTGTAGACACAGACAGAGTGGCTAGGGCAGACGGCAAAGTAGATGCGAGGAAAGACTAATGGACGTTGTAAGCAAAACAATGACAGTAACGACAATCATACAGGACTATGGGTTCCCCACTGTCGCTGTGTTCTTCCTTGCATATTTTATATGGTTCCTTTGGAAATACATTACAAACGAAATTACTCCAAAATTAAATTCCACATCAGCAACACTTATCAAACTCATTGATAGAGTACGTATGCTGGACAATGACCTTATTCGACTACAGGCTAAAGTGAGAACTGTTAGCAAAAAGAAGAAGTAGTCTTATAACTTCTAATAGCAGATTACTTACAATTCACAACACGTAAATAAATTTGGTCGGGAGAGAAAAATGAATTTCATAATGGTAATAATAATATGTCTTGGTGCGAATTGCCAAGCAATTTGGGACAAGCAACAATATTCAACTATTAACGATTGCCTTGTGGCATCAGGACCTGTTAAAGAATATATGATGCAGGTTTATCCAACTTCGGCTGGCCAAATATACTGCATGGACGAACAACAATTTAAAAATTACCAAGAATATATAGAAAATGGTGGTAAACCTACCATAGAAGAATATAACAAACCATCATCTTAATTGACAGATTTTGGTTTTCGCAGTAAAATAAACTATGGAAAGTAAAATCAGAAGAAGTCTGGTTAAAACCTTGACTTGGAGAATCCTTGCGACTACTGATACATTTTTAATCAGTTGGATAATTACAGGTTACTTAACACTAGCCGGTGCCATTGCAGGTATTGAGGTAATAACAAAAATGTTTTTATATTATGCTCACGAAAGAGGTTGGAGCAAAATTAAATGGGGTTACATAGGACCTGAGGAACACACTCATATATTTCCTTTTGCAGAAGATTGGAAACCTATAAAATACGATTTTAGAGATAAAAATACTCATATAAAATATGATTTTAGAGATAAAAAAAACGATGAGTAACTATATTAAAAGTTTAGCAAGTTTTTTATTCAATAAAATGAATAATTATCAAAATGATAACAAAGTAAGAAAAGAAAAACCAATGCTTTGGCCTTCTGGAATATATTTCACAGAAAAAAATATAGAAAATTGGATAAAAGAACACGATAAAAAAAATGACTAAATGTTGGGAATTTAAATTGAAACTAGAAAAGAAAACTATTAAAACTTTTGTTTATAGTAATGATGGAAAAGATATTGAATTAAGATTTCCTAATAACAAGGTTACTAATATAAAAGAGATTGACGATCCATTAAAAGATGTTTCTTGGACTGGGTGGAAACCAAAGAAAAAGGAATACACATGATCCACGCAATGATAGACTTAGAAACGTTAAGCACAAATCCTGATGCAGTAATTTTAACTGTTGGTGGTGTTAAATTTGATCCATGCACTCACGCAGAACCATCACAAGGAATGTATTTTAGAGTTGACGTAGATTCACAAACTGCAAAAGGCAGAGAAGTAATGCAAGAAACATTAGACTGGTGGAGTACGCAACCAAAAGAAATATCCGATGAAGCACTAGGTGACAAAGATAGAATTAGTTTAGAAGAAATGATTAAAACTATTAACAAATGGTCTGTTGGCGTTGATGTATTTTGGTGTCAAGGCCCATTATTTGATTATGCTATACTACAAAATTTATATAAACAATTAGGTCATCCAGTTCCATGGCAATACTGGCAAATACGAGATTCGCGAACTTTGTTTAGTCTAGTACCACGTGATTTAAATGAAAAGAGAACTGGACTACACAACGCATTAGAAGATTGTTACTTTCAAGCAAAGAAAGTACAAAAAGTATATAAACAATTAGGAATTAAAAATGTATAAACCTCTTCCAGATGGAATTACAATTAAATATTCTAAAATACAAGGCTTAGGTTTATATGCTACAAAAGATTTTCCAAAAGATACAGTATTTGGAATTGTACATATTAAAAATAAAAATTTTCCACATGGTCATATAAGAACAGCTTTAGGTGCATTTTATAATCATTCAGAAAACCCAAATTGTAAAACATATCAAGGATTTTGGCATCAATTGCCAGTAGTATATCTTATGTCAATTAAAGACATTAAAGCAAATGATGAATTAGTTGCCAAATATACATTATACATGGATTTTGATGACGACGGAAATTAATTGGTATTCTATTGAGGATTTATACACAATAGAAAAATATAAAATACGACACAATAAAAATCCAGTTACTAAATGGATCAAATTACCTTGTGTGTATAAAATAAAAATTAATAATAAAATTGTACACGTAGGGAGATCAGACACTTGTAAAAAACATGGTGGTGCTGAAAAAGTAAGAAAGGCGTTGGTTAACCTATTAAATGTTTTAGGACACAATCCAAGTGTTACAAAAACCAAATATTGGGGAAAAATTAGATTGCAACATAAACCAAATTCTAGTAATATTAAAATAGGAATCATAAAAACTAATGCCATCAAAAAAACCTACATACAAGAAACCCAGAGAAGTAATTGAATACTACGAAGAATGTACTTGGCTTAATCCAACGAACGTACCACCAATGTTTCAAAATGAGAAAGTTTCTGTATTTTACGACAAATATCCTGTTGTAAAAGGACATTTATTGTTTGTTCCAAAAAAAAATGATATTGAACACGTAGGTGAAGCATACAAACTTGCTTTTTATTGTGGGGAACAATGGATTAAAGAAAAGAAAATGGATGGTTTTAATATTGGACAAAATATAGGTAAGGCGGCGGGTCAATCTATTATGTGGCCACACGTACATTTTATTCCTAGACGCAATGGAGACTGTGATAAAAATACAAATAACGGAATTAGACTATCTCATCCTAAAGGTGACCACAAGGAATATTATTAATGGCAATTTATATTTCACCAGATGGAGGAGAAACTGTGTACAGACAAAAAAAAGATGGTACTCGAGGCAAACTTGTTTCACAATCACAGTATGCTAAAGATATAGAAAAAGAAATCGACGAAGCAGAAATGGTTGGCAGAGAAGCAATCAAACTAAGACGTAAGTATCCTACCCTACAAAAAGCATGGGATAGATATGTTACCATATGGCATTTAATTAACGATAATGAGTAGTAATACACATATGCCCAAAAACAATTTTACCATGCGTATACGTGGCTCTATGTGCGTTTAAAGGGGTATTAAATAGTAGTATGACCAAGTATGTTTCTATAATAGGCAATGGTGAATCACGAAGAGGATTTGATATAAGTCCTTTAAAAGACTTCTCAACTGTGGTTGGCTGTAATGCTTTATACAGAGATTATATGCTTGAATATGTTGTATGTTGCGATAAACATATGTGCCAAGAGGCCGCAAATACAGTCAGTAAAAATACAAATATTTTTACCAGAGATAGATGGTTTAAACAATTTCAATTTTGGCCAAATGTAAAAAGATTACCAGAATTACCTTACGAAGGAGACAAAAGACAAGACGATCCTTTTCATTGGGGGACTGGACCTTATGCAGGAGTGTTAGCATTAACTTTTAAACCAAAAGCAATTTTCATGTTAGGGTTTGATCTCTACGACCGAAATAAAAAAATTAATAATATGTACACAGGTTCACATGGATACACTTATATTAAAAGACCTGTAGATCCATCTTATTGGATATATCAATTTGATAAATTAATGAAATTATCACCTGACGTACGATGGATTGTGGTAAATGAAGAAAATTGGAAAATGCCAAAGGAATGGAAAGCACATAAAAACGTTTTCCAAGAATCATATGAAGGCATGGCTAAATTTATTAATAAGCAGTTGACAAAATCTAAATAACGTTTATACTAATACTATGTTTAATAATTTTAAAGAAGGAAATCTTGTTACTTTAAAACTTACATCAGGTGAAGAAGTAATTGCAAAATTTAAATTACTTAATGATGATTATATTAGCATTGAGAAAGCACTAGTATTAATGCAAGGACCACAAGGATTGGCATTTGGAACATTTTTTTCAACTGCTGAACAAACAGAACCTATTAATATTGCTAAAGATAAAGTTACATCTATTGCAAACATTAATGATAAAATTAAAACAGAATATGAAAGAATATTTTCTACAGTGAAAATGCCTGACAAACCAAAAATTATAGTATAATGACACATTTTGACAAACATAGTAAAAGTATTAAAGCATTACTTGATGTTACAGAAGCGATGCTTCATGCAATGGAAAAACACGATGTTGACCCTGAATCTGTTGCAAACAGACCTGAATTTTCTGTATTAATTCACTTCTTAAAATCTATTCTAGATGGTGAATTAAATATACCAAACGAACTTACTGACAGCATACGAAACAAATCTGAAGAATTAGGACTTGATTTTGAAAAATTTAAAAGGAGATTACACTAATGGCTGACGATTATGATAATGTAACAGAAGAATGTTTTACATCAACAAAAAGTTTTTGGAACTTTCCTTGTGCTCATAGACAATATAGACACGATGGCAATTGCCATTTAATTCATGGATACAGCAGAAGTTTTCACTTTGTATTTGGTTGTAAAAGTTTTACTAAAGAAGGTTTTGTAGTTGATTATGGCGATCTAAAAGATGTAAAAGCACATTTAGATCATATGTATGACCATACATTGGTGCTTGATGAAGAAGATCCATATATGGATACTTTTAAAAAATTAGAACAAGCAGGTGTATGCAGAATTAGAACTCATCCCATGGGGCCTGGCATGGAAGGTACCGCACATTATCTTTGTGAATGGGCAGACAAACTTTTACGTGAAAAATCTCGTGGACGTGCTTGGGTTATTAGTGTTGAGGCTAGAGAGAATGACAAAAATAGCTCAATCTATACAAACCCAAATGCAGGATTCAAGGGATGGACAAACACATAACAGATAATTTCCTATATGAAAACATTGTTATTCGACTTAACAATAAACAGTTAAGAATAAACATCTACGATACACCATTAGGCAAAAGATGGTTAGAAGCATTAAGAGATAATCTAAAACAAAAAAGAATATTAGAAAAAAACTTCTGCTTTTTAGGCTGGGCAGATTCCAAAAGAGATTTAACTTATCTTTGCGAAGAATTAAACAAAAATATAGCACAAATTAATTCATTTAATTTTAACCCACCATATCCTAAATTAAAAACTTTCACAAACGAAGATTTTCAATATTCGGATAAGTTACCAATTGGCTACATGATAGATAATGATCCAATGAAAACTCCAGGTTTAAGATTAAAACACGATGCTTGTAATTTATTACATCGTTACTTTGAAGAACTACAAGGTACTGCTTGGAACCTTTCAACATGGTACAAACAAGCAGACAATGATACAAAATATGCAATAAGACAATTAAATATTTTATGTCACGAAATAGAAAGTTGGGTTCATGCCTATAGAAAAAGTAAGATCGAACCTGAATGGATGAGATGCAGTCAAATTACAACTTTTTTAAATGCACCAAGATATGATTTACATGAAGAAGATTATGAATTATTCAAACAAAACAGATATGATAGAGAATTAGGGGGAGTATATCTACATTGGAGTCAGGTAGGAAAAACACTTTACGAAGTTTGGAGAGATGAAGATGCACCAGAAATGGATGAAACAACCTGTTCTGCTATAAATCACCAAAAATATTATAGTGGAGAGTTTGATATTGATTGGGGACAAACAATTACTGAAGATACTTTTGATTGGAAAAAAGGAGAGATGGACAATTATAAAAATTGGTTAAAAGAAAATAATTACGATTGGGGAGATCCCAAATTATCACTTGGCTATATTAAATTAGGACAGGTAGATATGAAACTGGCATTTCAAAATAAACCTTTTCTGGAAGTTTACAAACAAATGAAAAATAATTTAAATATAAAAAGTATCCATATCATTGGTTCATATACGACAGAATGTGAATATCCATACACACTAGATAATGACGATTGGAAACAAAGACAAATGGAAGGATTAAAACGAGGTTATGAATCATATAGTATGCGTTAAATGGGGTAACAAATACATTTCACAATATGTAAATGTACTTTATAATATGGTTAAAAGGAATACTACCGTGCCTTTTGAATTTCACTGTATTACTGACGATATCAAAGGATTAGATCCACATATCAAAACAATAAAACTGCCAAATGACCCATGGATTAAAACATGGTGGAGTAAGTTATGGATGTTTGGTGGACATTTTCCATTACAAGGCAATATATTATATTTTGATTTAGATGTAATTGTTTTTAAAAATATTGACGAATTATTCAATTATAATCCAGACAAGTTTATGATTATTAGAGATTTCAATAGATGTAGAATTAAAGATTGGAAATTATGCAATTCAAGTGTAATGAGATGGAAAACAGGTACTGTAAATTACCTATGGGATGACTTCGTTTCTAAACCTAATGTAGTAATGGGAGACAACCATGGAGATCAAGATTGGATTACTAAAAGAGCAAAACAAGATACAAACCACTGGCCAGATGATTGGATACGTTCTTATAAATGGGAAATGATTGGTTACAAAGACACAAAAGCAAGACGTGGACCAAAACTTATATTTGACCGACCTCCAAAAATTATAGAAGCAAACAAAGTAGCAGTTTTTCATGGTGAACCTAAACCGTTTAACTGTGGAGATGCTTTTGTTGAGGAAAATTGGAAATGAAAAAGTTTGGTAAAGTAAAAATAGCAAGTATGAAACCATTAGAGGAGATTCCTGACGACTGTGGTTATGAAAAAAGATTCAAATACGATATTGATATGCAATCAAATGGCATAATGGGTGAATGTATAGAATGGTGTCAAATTAATTGTAAAAAGAAATGGGGTTGGTGGTTTGAGGGGCCTGATTTAACTAATCCCTATAATCATAATTGGGAAAATCAAAACAGTTATATGAGTTTTGAAAATAAAAGAGAAGCTATGGCATTCTTTTTGGCCATCGGAATACAAAATATGGGAGATACAAACAAATAAATATTAATATGAAATGGTTTGATATAACAGATTCAGCAAAAGCACAAATGGAAAAATTGCTTTCTAAAAATCCTGGCAAGTATGCTGTAAGTTTGGCAGTATTAGGAGGAGGATGTGCAGGTTTCAAATACGATTGGGGATTTATTGATTCTAAAGATAAAGTAGGCTCCGAAGACATCACTGAAGATTGGGGTACTGGTCGTTTTGTTGTTGATGAAACTTCTATGCTCTATATTGCAGGCACAAAAATTGATTGGATAGAAGAAACATTTGGTTCTCAATTTGAAATTGTCAATCCAAACAGTTCAAGCTCTTGTGGATGTGGAGAAAGTTTTGGTGTCTAATGGACACAGCATTCATAATAGGTAATGGCGAGTCAAGAAATATATTTCCAATAAAAGATTTAAAAAATAAAGGCATAATATATGGTTGTAATGCCATATACAGAGACTATCCTGAACTATGTGATCATATTGTAGCAGTTAATCCACCAATGTATGAAGAATTAAAACAATGGTATGATGAAACAAATCCTAATCTAAAAATACACGGACTTGATGACATATCCAAATGGAATTATCTATGCGATGGAGACTCACAAGCCAATTTCTCTCCAAATGCAGGTATACCAATAGGTTTAAAACTTTATAGAGTTTGGCGAGGAGGTGACATTAAAAAAGGTAATGAAATTAGAACAATTGATTTTACTGAATCAAAAGGATCTGGTACTTCAGCAATATTACTAGCCGTAGAATCAGGTATTAAAAATATAGTAATATTGGCGTTTGACATACTAGGTTCAAGACAATGGGAATTTAGCAAAAGAGGAGAACATAGCAGAGAACAAAATAATATGTACAAAAATACAACAAATTATCCTTCAAGAATCAACATGAAAGCCTATCTCAAATATGAATGGCTATTTCAATTAAGACAAACATTCCGTAAACATCCAAATACAAATTTTTATTTTATTAATCGTAGAGAATACCTAGATGGTAATCATTTTTTAAGATCTTACTTTGATCAACCTAATATTAAAGTTGGAATTTATGCAGATTTAAGACGTTGGGTAGACGGAGATCGTGATAAAATTAATTGGCGGAAATTATAAAGTAACTGTACTCGAAGCATCAAGTTTGTAAATCTTACGCATTTTAATACCTACTTTTTGAGCAAATTTCTTGCTATCACAATACGAACAAACGTGTTTATAATCATTACTTGCTCTATCTGGATCTACTTGTGACCTAGGTCTTAAAAATGTTACTCCACACGAATCACATTTAAAATAATATATGGTATTTTTTCTATGAAACGTATGATATACGCCTAATTTACTTTGACGTTCATACAATCTCATCGTTTTCAACGTTTCTATGAACATATAAGTATTTAATAAATACGTATTATAATAATATGGCACGATTAATAATAGACACTGGAACAGAAGGAAACACGGCAACAGGCGATACTTTACGTGGCGCTATGGCGAAGATCAACGCGAATTTCGTAGAGGTCTACGATGATTTAGCCGGATCTAGTTTGGGTGGATTATTCACAAACAACCAAACCAATGGTGATGTAAAAATACAAGCCAATGGAACGGGTATAGTCGAAATAGATCAATTACAAATTACAGATGATGCAATAACTTCGCTTGTTACAAACGGTGATGTGACACTAGCAGGTAACGGCACAGGTGTGGTACACGTGAACGATACATTAACAGTTGGTGTTAACAATACCAATGCAACCATAACAACTCTTGGAACTGGTGATTTAACATTAAGCACAAACAGTGGCACAAATTCAGGTACAATAAAAATAGCTGATGGTGCAGGTGGAAACATCACAGTTGAGCCTAATGGCTCAGGTGACATTTTATTAAAGGCAGGTGGTCAAGTTGGTATAGGAGATGTTAGTTCACCTGACACTTCATTACATATTAAACAATCCACTGCAACCATAACACTCCAGAGAACAAGTGATGCAAACACACCAGGTATTGATTTCCAAAGTGCCGGCGGTGACGTCAGAGCCAAGATGTACATGGATGGTACTAATGGAACAAACAAAGAAATTATTTTTAAAGTAAGAGATAATTCAAGTACGGACGAAAGATTTAGAGTTACATGGACCGGGGCCAGTGTAACAGGAACTTTTAACATTATGAGTGATAGTGATTCTTCTTTAAGTGATGCTACCATCAGCATGACTGAGAACAAAATTACAACATTAAGATCTAACGATAATCTAGAATTATCTGCGAATGGTACAGGCAAGGTCTATACAGACAGTAATTTACATTTACATTCTGCTACACCGCTTATTCAATTTCAAAGAACAGACAACGCAAACGTGCCTGGAATAAGTTTTTTAGGTGATGGTGGAACAGAAGGGGCCAGTATTAAATTTGATGGAACTGATGGTACAACAAACGAAATAATTTTAAGTTCTTTTTATTCTAGTGCTGTAACAGAAAGACTTAGAGTTACAACAACAGGAGCCAAAGTTTCAGGCACTTTGGACGTAGACGGTGCCATCACGATAACAGATAACAAAATTAGTGCTTCAAGAAGTAATGACGATTTAAATTTAGCGGCGTCAGGAACTGGTAATATTGTTGTTGGTGCAATTACAATAAACGGTACAACTATAAGTTCAGCAGATTCAACAAAAATATCAATTGCAGAAGCAGTAGATATAAATGGTAATTTAGTTGCAACAGGATCACAAATAGATTTTACTAATCTTCCAACATCGGATCCAAGTGTTGCAGGAAGACTTTGGAGAAGTGGAACAGATCTAAAAATTAGTATAGGATAATAAACAATGGCACAGACAACAATTAATGTAGGTAGTAACGCAAATGACGGAACAGGTGATGATTTAAGATCAGCATTTATTTCTGTAAATGCTAACTTCACAGAATTATATGCGGCATCTCCTGCAACTTCTTCAATATCACTTGCAGGAAATACAATTTCTACAAATGCCTCAAATGCAAATTTAAAATTATTAGCATCTGGTACAGGTGTTATAGAATTAGAAGGAATTCAAATTAGAGATAACCACATTGAAGGTACAAGATCAAATGAAGATTTAATTGTATCTGCATCAGGTACAGGAAACATTATTGTAGGTGCAATTAGAATTAATGGTACAACTTTAAGTGCAGATGATTCTAGTTCAATTAAAATTAATGAAACATTACAAGTCAATACAATTTCTTCTGATGATTCTAGTGCTGTAACAGTCTCAGACAATTTAAATATATCTGGAACTTTAAGTGTAAACACAATTGATACCAATTCAATTTCATCTTCAGACTCAACTGCAATACAAATTAATGATGCATTAAACGTTTCTGGAACTTTAAGTGCAAACATACTTGACACAAACGTAATATCGTCTACAGATTCTAGTGCTGTAACAATATCAGACAACTTGCAAGTCAATGGAACACTAACAGCAACATCAATTACTGGATTAACCGTATTAAACAATTCTTCACAATCAGATGGCACAGTAACACACGCAGGTTCATCTGGACAACAACCATTAGACAGTTTTGTTCATGCAACTTACAGAAGTGCAAAATATCAAGTTAGTATTACAGATGCGGCAGAGAGTAGATATGCACTTGACGAAATCTACGTAACTCATAACGGTACAACTGCTTTCATATCAACAACAGGTGTAAGTTCAACTGGAGCATCATTAGCAACTTACTCAGCAGATATTAGTGGTAACAACTGTAGAATTTTAATAGTTCCTGTATCTAATAATTCAGTTACATATAAGTTTGTTAAAACGTTAATCAAAGTATAAAATTACATTCGGTTTATAAAATTTCTAATAAATAATCATATTAGGAGATTTAAAACATGGCACAACAAACAGTTAGCATAGGTTCATCAGCAAATGACGGTACAGGTGATCCATTAAGAACAGCATTTACAAAGATAAATGCAAATTTTACAGAATTATACGGCGATACTGCCGAAGCAAATGATATACTAGATGATACATCACCCCAATTAGGTGGTAATCTAGATATAAACGGATTTAATATTACATCAGCAAGATCAAACGAAAATATTAGAATTATTCCTAACGGAACAGGTACAGTTGAGCTTGAAGGAACAACTAATGTTACAGGAAGTTTAACAGCAACAGGAAATATTTTTGCAAATGGAAACATTAACCTTGGTGATGGTGCAGGTGACCAAACAAAAGTAACTGGTGTATTTGAAGCAGACCAATTACAAATTGATGGTACAACATTAACAAGCACAGTTACAAACGGTGACGTAACTATAACTGGAAATGCAACAGGTGGTGTCATTATTGAAAATTTAACTTTTAATGATAACACAATAACCTCACCTTCAAACAGTCATATATCAATTCAACCAGGTGGAACAGGTAATGTTGTAGTAGGTGCAGTAACAGTTAGTGGTACAACTTTAAGTGCGGCAGATTCATCTCAAATTACAATAGCAGAAGCATTACAAGTTAACGGTGCGGCAACTTTAGGAACAAGTGTAACATTGGCAACAGGTGCAACTGTAACAGGTATCTTAGATGAAGATGCTATGGGAACAAATTCAGCAACACAACTTGCTACACAACAATCAATAAAAGCATATGCAGATACAAAAGCAGTATTAACAGGTTCAACTAATAATACTATTACAACAGTAACAGGTGCTCATGCATTCCAAGGTGAAGCAAACTTAACTTTTGATGGTAGTACACTAGCCGTAACAGGAGCAGGAACATTTAGTACTACTTTAGGAATAACTGGAACACTAACAACAGCAGATATTACTACAACTGGAACACACACAGTTACAGGACAATCAGATATTGACTATGTAAGAATTAAAGATCATGCAATTACAACAAATGCCTCAAATGCTAACTTAGACCTTTCAGCAAATAGTACAGGTGTTGTTAATGTTGCATCAGCAATGACAACTATTGGACAAACTATTACAGGTGACGTTGTTGTTACAGGTAGAATGGATGTTGACAACGTTGCAATAAACGGAAACGGTATTATAGCAACAAATTCAAATGGTGCGTTAAACATAAATCCTAATGGTACAGGTATAATCACACTGGGTGGATCTTATGTTCATGTACCTGAACAAATATTATGTGGAGAACTATGGTGCGATTATGGTATAGAAATGGGCACAGGAGCCACTATTGCACAACGATCAACTAACGAAAATTTAGTATTTGAAACTAACGGTACTGGAGTAGTAACTACTGCTTCACAATTAACATTGACTGGATCTTTTAAACCAGCAATACATACTTTCACGGCAACTGATGCAATTACAGAAACAGAACACGCAGGTAGAACATTATTACTTGGTGAAGTAGGTGGTAATGCACTAGTTACATTAACACTACCAGACGCAACAGGTTCAGGTGCAACATACAAATTCATAGTAACAGTTGTGAACACATCAACCTATGTAATCAAAGCACCAGATGCCAATAACACTATTGACGGTATCATGATGTACCTAGATGAAGACGCAACGGCAGTTACAGCATTTCCAACAGTAGCGGCTACTGATACTATCACCATTAATGGTGGTACAACAGGTGGTCAAATAGGTGACTATCTTGAACTAGTTGATATAGCAACTGACCAATGGCACGTTAGAGGAACTATGAGATGCCTTACAGGTGTTAATCCAGCAACTTGCTTTAGTGCTACTGTATCTTAATAGTATCTAAAACTCAATAAATACTGGTGAAGGAGTAAGTTCTAATGTCGACACCAGTGTGGTCAACCACAGCAGGTAAACTTGCATCAATTGATGAGCAAGTGTCATATTCGCTACAATTAGAAGCGAATACAGCCGATTCTACGGCTATCACTTACTCCGTAATTGCAGGGAGCCTACCTTCAGGAATGGAACTTACTTCAGCAGGCTTACTTACAGGGATTCCAGCTGAGGTTTCGAAAAGAACTAGATACACCTTCGTTGTACGTGCCACAGCTGGAACAACAATTACAGATAGAAATTTTTATTTAGATATAGAAGGTGCAGACGCACCAACATTTACAACTGCATCAGGACAACTCCAGTTAGATGACTCTTCAAGAGTTGGTTTATATTGGATATTGGATGGATCATCGTTATCATTCCAAATAGCGGCAAGTGATACAGATACAAGAGCAGGACAATCGTTAGTTTATGAAATTGTACAAGGTGCATTACCACCAGGTATTACTATGTCAGCAACAGGATTAATATCTGGAATAGTACAACTTACAGAAGATGAACGATATGGACCACAAGGTGGATATGCAGAAGATTATGATGATTATGTTTACGATAGAACAGTATTTTCAAAATCTAGATCAATAAATTATGATTTTATAGTAAGAGTTTCAGATAGTACAAGTTATGTAGATCAAAATAATTCAATATTTGTTTATACAGCAGATTATTGGAGAGTATCAAATTCAGAAATTACAGTAGACATGAATGAAATAGGGGGTTCAGCATTAACAGTTGATTTTAGTGCTAATAGAAGACCAATTTTCAAAACAGCATCAGCCCTTGGAACATTTAGACATGACAACGCCTGTGTAATTAAAATTGACGTTGAAGATTTTGATCCATTACAAGCAGATTTAGAATATTCAATCGTATCAGGTGCTATGCCTTCAGGTTTATCAATTAATATTAGCTCTGGAGAAATATATGGAACATTGGCAAGACAGACCGCTATTGAAACAAGTTATACATTTACAATAAGAGCGAACAGAGTTGTATCAACTGGAATAAATGTGTTCACTGATCAAATATTTACAATGAAAGTAATTGGTGAAATTGATATTGGAATTACATTTACAACTCCAGCAACCATTGGTACATTGACGGCAGATATTCCAAGTATATTATCATTTTCAGCAGTAGCAGAAGAAACAAATAGAGTTTTAACTTATAGTTTAACATCTGGATCGTTGCCAACAGGTATAACATTATCTCCACAAGGAAATTTAATAGGAACAATTGATCCAAGTGACTTTACTGATTCAACTCGAGCATATACATTTACAGTTACGGTTAGTGACCAATATCAGTCATTAGCAACATCAAAAGAATTTACATTAAACATTGACATACCATATACTACTATTGAATATGGTAATATGACCGGACATTCAACATCTTTTATTGATCAAAATATATTTTATAATATTGCACAAGATCCAAATATTAATTCTCCTGAATATATTTACAGACCAGAGGATAATAATTTTGGAATGAAACTAAATCCTGAAATGTTAATGATGGCAGGATTACAAGCACAAACACTTACAGCATTCCAACAACAAATGGAACAAAATCATGCTCCAAAAACTTTATATTTTGGAGAATTAAAAACAGCAGTTGCAAAAGAAAACAATATTATAAAATATGAAGTTGTTTATCTTGAAATGACAGACAAACTTGTTAATAATGATGGTACAGCAATTAGTTCATCGGTTTCATTAAGAACAGATGTTGCAAAACCTATGTTAGGTCCAAGAGCAGGAACAGTTAATTTAACTACTGATATGGATGACTTCAATATTACAACCTCTGGCGGATTATCATTTAGCACGTCTGGCTCTAAAGTTCCATATGCTGGTCAAATTTCAGCAGATTTAGATTATATGGCAACACTTTATCCAAATGCAGTTGCAAATATGAGAAGTAGAATGAAAACTTTAGGACATAAAGAATGGGACCATTTGCCTTTATGGATGAAAACAACACAATCAGGTGACCTAGCACCATTGGGGTTTGTATTAGCAGTACCTATATGTTATTGCAAGGCAGGTACATCTGCTTTGTTAAAGAAAAGAATAAAAGATAAAGGATTAATTTTTAGAAATATTGACTTTATTGTAGATAGATATCAAGTTAGTAAAAGCAAAGTTACACCTGCTAAATTCACAGCAGATGGCTCAACTACTACATTCCAATTAGATGAGATTGTACATGAAGAAGATATTTTGGTTAAAGAAGGTAGTGATATTGTTTATGCTGGAGACGGAGTAACAGCAGACAATAACCAAAAGCCAACAGATTTAACTGCTGATGGTGAATTAAGATCTGCAGACCATGAATATGGCATTGAACTTACTCATAATACTTCAACTAGTAAAACTACAATTACTTTTACCAAAGAAGTACCGTCAGACGGCACTATTATTACAGTCGAAAGAGCTAACGATAAATATCTTAAATTTAGAAGCAAAGGAATATTTTAATGGCAAGTAACATAGTACCAGGTAACGTAGACGGCACTTATCCTAAAGCAGGACAGGATAACAGTTCACAAGGATTTAGAGATAATTTTAGTGCAATTAAAAACAATTTTACTGAAGCAGTAACAGAAATAGAAGCATTACAAACAAACAAAGCAAACTTAAACGCTTCAAGTGATTTTGCTGATAATGAAGTTATTAGAGCAAAATTTAAAGATACATCAGAAACAGTATACGCACATGGTACAACTGGTGGTGCAATTACATTAAATCACCAAAATGGACATTACCAAACTATAACGTCTAATGCATCTATAACATTATCATTTACCAATTGGCCTGCTACAGCAACACTGGGTAGAATTGTATTAGATATTACGTTTGCATCTACAGCACACACGATTACAATTCCAACTGCTGTATTAGTATCTGGTTTAGTATTAGGTGGAGATGGCTCTTCTAATACAATAACTTGTCCAACATCTGGAAGATATGTTTACGAGTTTACAACTCCAGATGCAGGTACAACAATTTTAATGAACCAATTGGGTAACAACTACATCTAATAGGAGGTAGTAATGTATTTTCATCCATTACAAGAAGAAATCGGAAATTTATCTGAAGAAGATATCTCCAAAAGAATAAAAGAGCTTTCTAGAAAAGTTGCTATTGCTAGACGAGGCAGAAATCCAGACATGTTACAAAAACTACAACATGCACTTGGAACTTATCAAGATGCTATTAGACAAAGAAGAGTTGAACAATGGCACAAAGACTTTAAAAAAGCAAGAGGCGAACCAGATTTAGGTGATTTAATCAACATTGAATAGTAAGTATGTTTAATGCCAAATTCATTTAGTTGGAAAACAAAATTTAAATCAATTATAATTGTAGACGGTGAATTATTCGCAAACGAATATAGTATTAAACTTTTCATAACACCCTACACTGCAAATTTAAAAGAACAAACAGAATATTTTGATAGATTAAAAAATCTCTTTGAAATGGTAATGGCGAATACAATTACTACATGGAAAGATGAACCTCTTTACCATACTTTACAAAAATCATCTAACAATAGATTTATAGAATTACCAAAGCCACCATATGATCAAATAATGGCGGCGGTATGCTTCTGCAAAGCAAATGCAATTTTAGATTCTGTAATTGTAGTGAATAAATTAGAACTTTCTAGTTGGCAAGGGGATGGTATTACATATTCGGTTGACAAAGATAGTAAAGAACTTATACTATTAGATACACCTGATTGGTTTTCAAAAAAATATGAAGGTTTTGATCCATGGTGGTTAAGGGCAGACACGGCAACATATGATAGAGAACTTGATAAAGGCATATACACAGGACACTTTAGTTGGAATAATAAAATACCAGTTGACAAGAAGCACGAAACCCATGCTAAAATATTTGAGTTTAATCCAAAGGTTTTAGATGGTGGGAAAGATAAAAATAAATGAAACAGGTGATTGTATCTTTACAGAAGAAGATGCAATAGATTCACTCTATACTAATCCAGACTTCGATATATCAAAATTATTCTTTGAAGACACTGAACAATACAATAACAGCATAAAAAATACCGGAATTGATCTACAACAATTACAAACTGTACCAAAACGACCTACTCCAGCAAAAGTTGATGCAACAAATATTGCTAATTGGCACATGCCACAAAAGTATTATGAATTAAATGTATTGGAATGGTTATTGAATAAGTGTCAAAACGATTTTGAGAAAAAAAGAGTAGAACAAGAATATTTGTTATTTGAAAAGAAAAACTTTATAAAAGTATTACAATTTTTAATCTACTTTGTAGATACATTACGAAAAAACAATATAGTATGGGGTGTGGGTAGAGGTAGTAGTGTGGCAAGTTTTTGTTTATTTTTAATTGGCGTACATAAGATAAATCCATTGCAATATAACTTAAATATCGCCGAATTTTTAAGATGATAAGTAAAATATAATAGGAGCATAAAATGGTAGCAAGAGCACCCAGAAAAAGAATGTATAGAACAATGCAAGGTCGTATGGTAGATATTGAAAAATTACGAACGGCAAACGAAACAGTTAGAGCCGTTGGTAATATGAATGTTAATGCTAGAGGTGATGTATTAGGACCACATGGACAAATTGTAACATCAAAAGCAGAAGTAATGAAAACATATTACGAACAACCAAAAGGTAAGGTTGATGATACACCTGCAAGAGCAAAACCTACACCTCCAAGAAAAACACCTCCAACACCAGTACAAAAAATGACTCCAGTGGAATCAAAACCAACTGCTAAACCAGTAGAAACATTTAAACCAAAAACTCCCACTGAGAAAAAAGGTATTGACGCCGCACTTGACGGATTAGAATAAATCTTATATAATACTTCTATGTCACAAATAGAGGACTTACAAGCAAAAGGATTTGGATCGCATGGCGGTAAACAATACACCGTTGATCATGATATCACTCCACTTAAAAAAAGAGTATTAGTATCTGATATGCACTTCGGTGAAACAAGATCTAAAGGCGGTATTATACTTGTAGATGACGATGGATCACAATCAGGTATTCATCCTAGATGGGCAAAAGTTTATGCTATTGGAAATCAACAAGAAGATGTAAAAATTGGACAATGGCTATTAGTTTCACACGGTCGTTGGTCTAGAGCATTCAAAGTTGCTAAAAACGGTATTGAATTAGAAGTAAGAATGATTGACGAAAACGATATCTTGCTTGTATCAGACGAAGAGCCAGAACAAAATAGAAAACAAGCCGGATATGTCAACACAGGTGGACACCAACAAATGACTAAACTTCCCGGCAATGACTAAAAAAATTAAACTTAAAAGAATGTTTGTGCCTATAGACAAACTTGTCACAATGGCCGAACTAGGGTTGGGTGCAAAACGACCACTCAACAAAGAAAAAAGAGGTTGGATAAACAAACTAAAAAAACAATCAGAGCCGTTGGATCCAATACTTGTAACACCTATAAAAGATTCTGGTTACTTTCTATTAACAGATGGATGGCATAGAGTACAGGCGGCAAAAGCAATGAAAGAAAAAGAAATCGAAGCACTACCATTACCAGCAGATATAGGATTAAGCATGGCTAAAGCAAATAAAATTTTACGAGATATCGATCGTCAATATGGATTTAAATTAGAATGCAGTGAAATTATAGGAGAATGGGCATTCTACAAAGATTGACAATTAACAATAATTTATATATTATTACTATATGAAAGAACTTTGGGTAGAGAAGTATAGACCAAAAACATTAAAAGAATATGTTGTTCGTGATGAAGCACAACGACAACAAATACAATCTTGGATAAATGATAAAGCAATTCCACATTTATTATTAAGTGGTGCACCTGGTGTTGGTAAAACTACACTTGCAAAAGTATTATTCAACGAACTTGAAGTAAGCAGTTATGATATATTAGAAATAAATGCTTCTAGAGAAAATTCTGTAGATATTGTAAGAGAAAAAATTAATAACTTTGTACAAATTATGCCATTTGGTGCATACAAATATGTATTACTTGATGAAGCAGACTATATGAGTCCAAATGGACAAGCGGCATTACGTGGTGTAATGGAAACATATCATACTTCAGCAAGATTTATAATAACTTGCAATTATCCAAATAGAATTATTCCGGCACTTCATAGTAGATGTCAAGGTTTCCATATGGAAGTAATTGACAAAACAGAATTTACAGCAAGGGTAGCAGAAATATTAATTTCTGAACAAACTGAACAAGACATTGAAACTCTAGACACTTATGTAAAAGCAACATATCCTGATTTAAGAAAATGTATTAATATGATACAGCAAAATTGCAGAGATGGCAAACTTATGCCACCAACAAGTGGAGATTCAGGACAACAAGATTATAGATTACAAATGGTTGAGCTGTTTAAAGCAGGTAAAATAAACGAAGCAAGAAAATTAGTATGTAGTCAAGCAAGGCCCGAAGAATGTGAAGAAATATACAGATGGTTGTATGATAATTTAGAAATAATATCCAAAGAAGATGAGCTACAAGACAAAGCAGTGCTAATTATTAAGCAGGGATTAGTAGATCATTCATTTGTTGCTGATCCTGAAATAAATTTAGCAAGTGTTATGATTAAACTAGCAAGGTTAAACAATGGGTAAAAAACATAATAAAAAAAGATTCTTTTGTGTCAAATACATTATAAAACCGGATAAAAAGTTTGACGAATTTGTAGAACTATCCAAAAAGAAAATTGGTCCTGGAAAAATGTTAGAATACACTGTGGTGTTAGATCTTGTAAATGAGGAAATTATTAAGAACGATCTGCCTGGCATACCAGTTGCAGAAAGAGATAATATACCCTATTCACGTATTCTAGACCACTATAAAAAGTGGTATGCCGAAGCAATTAATACCTTTCTTGAGTCATAGTCTAATCGCTAAATAGTAGCATTATGCATGATGTATTAGATATAATCCGTAACGTACAGTCTTTATACGCAGTAGGACCTACTTTAACAATTTTAAAAGATTTTGAAAGAGTTTTAGACGAGTTAGATGTGTATGTTTTTCAAAATTGGGAAGATGGTGAATTACTATCAGGACCAGTTGATTCAAGACATTTTGTTACTTGTTCATTTATGTGGCCTGCTGATAAAATGCCTGACCCTTCAGGTGGCAAAAGATTGTTAGACAGAGGTTGTAAAGTTACATATGCAAAAGACGAATTACTAAAACCAAGAGAAATAAAGTCTCCGGAAGATTATAGACCAGGTACAACTAAAGGTAAAATTGATGGGCACGATATTTGGGTAGTAGAGATTAAAATGCCAAAAGAATTAATTGGTAATTTTAAACATGGCAAAGACGAAATTGATAGCCAAGACGAATCTGATATGGGTGCAGGGGACCTAAATAGTTTAGATGCAACAATTTAATGAAGGATTAAAAGCTGGCGATTTAGAAGGCGTTGTTTCAAAAACGTTTTCAGTAGATCGATACAAATCAAAAATGGGCGATGACAGGAACATTATGGTTCTTGCATTTGTTGTTAATGGTTTAGCACCAGCAAAAGATTTAGAACGTTTCGCTGAAACTGGATACAAAGAAGTATTAGATGCAGATGCTACGCCAGGCACAATGGCAGATGGCAAACATAGAGTATTTGTTGAGTTTCAAAGAGATGAAAAAGTTGATCGACACATTTATAAATTTTTAGAAGACCTTAAAAAATTAACTAATATTGAGACGTTCCATTTTACATATCATAAAAGAGATGTACCATTTGAAGCATCAGCAAAGAATCTAGCGGATGTATTACCAAGAACACCAATAGCATACACACAAAAAATTAGTTCATTAAGATTAGGTGAAGTAAAAAATTTCTTTGATAAGTTTAATATGATGGAATTTAAGTTAGATAACAATATTGTTGACATAAAAAAACAAAATGCAGAAGCACTTAAATTTGAATTACACGCATTTGGTGATACACAAATGATAATAAACGAAGTAAAAGCATTTAAAATAGATCAAGAAGCAATGAGTGAGTGTATCTACCTCACAAAATATTTTGGACCATATCAAATTACCAAAACTACAGAAGACAGATTCATTTTTTCTAAAGGCCAAGAGTCGGCTTTGTTAAGTAAAAGTGGATGGTAAGATTAAGCGAAAATTTCAGTTTACAAGAATTTACTAAAAGTCAAACTGCTGAACGAAGAGGCATTGATAATACTCCTGTTGAAGGACATTTAGAAAATGCAAAAGCATTATTTGAAAATGTAGTACAACCTGTTAGAGATAACTTTGGCGTAACAGTAATTAATTCAGGATATAGAAGTGGTGATTTAAACTATGCAATTGGTGGTTCAAATACTTCACAACATTGTAAAGGACAAGCAGTAGATATAGAATGTCCAGGCACTCCAAACTATGACGTTGCCAAGTGGATTGAAGATAACCTTGATTTTGACCAATTAATTTTGGAATTTTACACACCAGGCATACCAGATTCTGGTTGGATTCATGTTAGTTATAAAACAGAAGACAATCGCAACGCATCATTAACAGCGATGAAAGAAAATGGAAAAACAGTCTACAAGCCTGGTTTAATTCAATAAATACGTACATTATGTTCGGACAAATTAGAATGATTTTTACCCTAATTATCATTATGGGTATAGCAGGTGCAGGTATGTATGTTTTCAAATTGAGAGCAGACAATGCCACACTTAAAGCAAACCAAATACAATTAGAAACTGCTATTACAGAACAGAACAAAGTTCTAGAACAACAAAAAGCAGATTTTGAAGCAATCATGGAAAGTAATAAAAAATTAAATGTCTTAATACAAACATTTAAAAAAGATTTAGACGATTTAGATAAAAGATTTAATAAGAAAAAAAGAGATGTTGGCAAACTAGCAATAGCAAAAACAAAATCAGTTGAAAGAATTATAAACAAAGGTGCTGAGAATGCCCAAAGATGTGTTGAGTTGGCATCAGGTGCTGAACACACAGAAGAAGAATTAAAAGCAACAAAACGATCGGAGATTAATACGGAATGCCCAAGTTTAGCAAACCCGAGTTACGTACATTATGAGTAAAATTATTGCATTAGTATTAATAGTGTTTTTAACTGGTTGTTCAATCGGTGGTGAGAAAAAAATAAAAATATTTTCAGTCGAAGAGCCAAGACAAAAATTAGATTATCCAATGCCTACTGCATTACAACTTGAACAACTTAAATGGATAGTCATTACAAGTGCAAACGCAGAAGAAGTATTTAAAAAATTAGAAGAAGCAGGAATTGACCCTGTATTATTTGGATTAACAGATAAAGATTTTGAAATGCTGGCAAAAAACTTTGCACAAATAAGACAAAAATTACAAGAAACTAACAATTTATTAGAAGAATACAAAAAATATTACGAAACGGAAAGTGAATAATGTTTATCTTTCATTGGATTAAAGAATTTTTTTTAACAATATGGTTTTGGATCGTAGGACATCCTTTGGAACTAACTTATTGGTTTGAAGGAACTGAATTTAAAGTACAAGTACGTAAATTTAAAGAAGTAAAACCAAATCATATTGTTTTTAAAAATATGGATACTGATAAACACGTTGTTGTTAAATCAGATGTACCAATCAAATATATAGTAAGGGAAAAATAATGTACGAATATAGATGTAAAGTGTTAAAAGTAATTGACGGTGATACTGTTGATGTTGATATTGACTTAGGTTTTGGTACGTGGATACACAATGAACGTGTTAGAATTATGGGAATAGACACACCTGAATCAAGAACAAGCAATGACATAGAAAAGAAATTTGGATTAGCGGCTAAAAATAGATTACAAGAGTTATTAGGTGAGAATGCTATTTTAAAAACACAAGTAAGCAAAAAAGGTGAAGATATGAAGGGTAAATTTGGACGTATCCTAGGTAATTTTAAAACTGAAGATGGGCGTATATGTGCAACTATACTTTGTGAAGAAGGTCATGCTGTGGCTTATTTTGGTGGTGCTAAAGAAGATATACACGAACAACACATTAAAAATAGAAAAAAACTTGTTAAAGAGGGTCTAGTTGAAGGCCCAATTCAATAAATACGTATAAAAAGGAAAAACATGGAATTTATAATAACACTTGCAATGAAATTTTGGCAATGGACTTTAGTGATTGTTTTTATTCTAATAGGTTGGCTTATAAACGTATTAGATAAAAGAAAACCACCTAAAGTAGAATTTACATATAAAGAATTTCCACATATGCAACCATTAAAAATATCTACAAAAGGTATAGGATTTTTTAAAGGTATATTAATGTGGATACTATCAACAAGAAACTGGACTGTCACAAAAGATTGGTACTACAACATAAACGGAACTGATTACGTAATACCTGCAGGATTTACATTTGATGGTGCAAGTATTCCAAAATTCCTAAGAACTTTTTTCTCTCCAGTTGGAGTATTATTAATGGGTGGACTTGTACACGACTACGGTTACAAGTATCAAACACTACTTCTTAAAAACAAAAAAGAAACTATTGGCATTAAAGATCAAAAATGGATGGATAAAACATTCAGAGATATTAACATCTTTGTTAACGGGTTTTATACTATGAACTACCTATCATATTGGTCATTGAGACTTGGCGGTTTTATGGCATGGAACGGACACAGAAAAAGAAATGCTAAAATTGAAGGTATAAAATAATGGCTGACGATTTAGTTAAAGTTAAAAAAACTACAGAAGAATACGAATTAAAAAAAAGCGATCTTGTTCCAGAAACTGGTGATGACGCTCCTACGGTAACAAATAAAATTGCAGGATTATTAGATAAATTTAGAGTTATTCCTCGACTAGTAATGTTGGCCTACATCTTTGCTTTTTATACATCAGTTAAATGGTTTATGGGTTTAGAAGATCCAACAAATGCTCAAGCTATGTTTATATCAACAATAGTTGGTGCCGGTGCGGCATTCTTTGGATTGTATGTTGGTAAGCCAGGAGCAACACTTCCAAAAAACAAAAAATAATTACCAAACATTGACAATTCACAGATCTGTAATATAATAATTACTGTAAATGAAGAATTATTATGATATGCTAGGTGTGGCTGAAAACGCATCTAATGACCAAATAAAAAAGGCTTTTAAAAGTATTGCTAAAAAAGAACACCCAGATCGTGGTGGCGATGAAGTAAAATTTAAAGAAGCCAACGAAGCATACGACACATTAAAAGATACAAAGAAAAGACACGAGTATGATACTGTAAGAAAGTATGGTCAAAGTATGGGTGGACAAGGTGGAAACTTCCATTTTACTTCAGAAGACTTTTTTGGCGATGATATATTTGAAAATTTCTTTTCTGGATTTGGCGGACCTAATGTGCGAACAAGATTCCGTCAAAGACAACGTGCAAACAAATCAGTAAATGTACGTATGGCAATATCAATTAAAGAAGCAATGAATAGTATGGAAAAAACTATTAACTATAGATTGCCATCAGGCAAAGAAGAATTTGCCACAGTTAAAATACCTGCTGGTATACAACATGGAGTAACTTTCAAATATAAAGGTATGGGAGATAATTCACTTAAAAGTATACCACGTGGAGATTTATTAGTACAAATGAGTGTATTAGATTCTGATGGTTATACAAGAGACGGAAACGACTTACATACTAATAAAACTATTGATTGTTTTCAAGCTATAAGAGGATGTGTAATAGAATTAAAAACATTAACTGATTCTACTATAAAAGTGCAAGTACCTGCAGGCACACAACCAGATACATTAATTGCTTGTAAGGGACAAGGTATGCCTATACACAAAACGTTAAATATTAGAGGAAATCTGTATGTGAAAATTATAGTTTTAATTCCACAACTATCAGCTGGTGACTTAAAGAAAATAAAAGATTTATGATACAATTATTCTCATGGCCACATCAAGTATTAAATGAAGTAAGTTCTGTTTGGACTAAAGAAGATTCTATTAAAGGTTACAATGACATAGAACAATTTGAAAATGATATGATAAAATTTATGTTAGAAAATAAAGGAATGGGTCTTGCGGCAAACCAAATAGGGATTACCAAGCGATTCTTTGCAATTGGTAGTGATACGTTTGACAAATTTAAAAAACCTGTTATAATATGGAATCCACGGGTGATAACAGAAAGTGAAGAAAAAGTTATACACGAGGAAGGGTGTTTAAGTTTTAAAGGCATCTTTATAAAAGTAGAAAGACCAAAAGTAATAGAAGTAGAATATGAAACAACGCAAGAAACAAAAGAAACAGCAAGACTGGACAACATGGAATCCAAGTGTTTCCAACATGAACTTGATCACCTTGAAGGTATTACGTTTAATAAAAGAATTAGTAAATTACGATGGGACATGGCAAAGAAAAAAATAACAGGATAAAAAAGAAAAAGGTATGGAAAATTTTAGATGGAACTTACAAGAAACCAATAGGCAAAGAGGATGTAGAGAGACTAATAGCGGCAGTACAACAGGAATGCTATTGGGACGACAGAGATGTGGAAACTTGGGACGAAATAAACTCGGGCAAAATAGATTGGAGTGGAGATGTTAGAAGCAAACGAAAGCCTAGAAAACATATTCGAAAACGCAGTTAAAGAAGCAGAGAATAGAAAACACGAATACGTTACTATTGAACACGTACTTCTTGCACTTATAAAAGACGAACATATTAGCACAACACTAACTGAATTTAAAATAAATGTTGCAGGACTAATAAAAGATATTGCAGAATACCTTGATACTAAATGTAATGATATTATTTCAAAAGCTACAACTAAGGTAGTTCCAAGAAAAACTGCTTCATTAGAAAGATTAATGAATAGAGCGTTTACTCAAGCACTATTCCAAGGTAGACAAGATGTATCATCAATTGATATTTTAATATCTATATTTTCTGAAAAGAAAAGTTATGGTGCATTTTTCTTAAAGAAACATCAAGTAAACAAACAAGATTTACTTGATTTAGTATCAACTGAAACTATACTCGATGAAGGTATGGCAACTTTAGGTGGAGGTTTAAGTGGAGGTCAACCACAATCAGAACAAAAACTAAGACCTAACCAAGCAGATAGAGTATTAAAGAGTTATTGTGAAAATTTAAACCAAAAATATTTTGATAAGAAAATTGATCCTGTTATAGGCAGAGAAGACGAAACAAATCAATTAAAACAGATATTAGCAAGAAGAAATAAAAATAATGTATTAATAGTAGGTGATCCTGGTGTTGGTAAGACAGCAGTGGTAGAAGGACTAGCAAGACGTATTGCAAAAAACAAAGATGATGTACCTGAATACATTAAGGATCACATAGTTTGGAATTTAGATGTAAACTCTTTAATAGCAGGATCTAAATTTAGAGGAGATTTTGAAGAAAGATTAAAACTAATTGTAAATGCATTAGACCAAAAAGGCAAATCGATATTGTTTATTGATGAAGCACATATGATGGTTGGTGCTGGTGCTACTGGAAGTGGTAATAGCATGGATATGGCTAATATGATTAAACCTGCATTACTAAAAGGTAACATAAAAGTAATTGCATCTACTACATGGGAAGAATATAGAAAATATTTTGAAAAAGATAGAGCATTAATGAGAAGGTTCCAAAGATTACAAATAGGTGAGCCTAAAAATGAAACTGCGATTAAAATATTAAAAGGTGTAAAACAATATTATGAAAAGTTTCATAAATGCACAATTACTGATGAGGCTTGTGAAGACGCAGTAGAATATTCATCAAAATTTATAGCAGATAAAAAATTACCTGACAAAGCAATTGATATTATCGACGTTGCCTGTGCAAGATTAAGATTAAATGGAACTAAAGATGGTAAAATAGATCACGAAGAAATTATACACGAGATTGCGGCAATAACTGGTATTAGTATTGAACAATTATCTCAAAAACAAGCAAGTAATTTAAAAACATTAGAAGAAAAAATGAAATTACAAGTGTTTGGGCAAGATAAAGCAATTAACACTATTGTAGACAAAATATTAGTTGCAAGAGCAGGATTAAAAACTTTAAACAAACCAATTGGTTCATTTTTATTTTTAGGACCAACAGGTTGTGGTAAAACTGAAACTGCAAGACAATTAGCAAAAACTTTAGGTGTTGAACTATTAAGATTTGACATGTCAGAATATCAAGAGAAACATTCTATTGCAAAACTAATTGGATCACCTCCAGGTTACGTTGGATTTGAAGATACTACAATGGGTGGTGGTATGTTTATAAACGAAGTAGAAAAAAATCCACACGCAGTTGTATTATTTGATGAAGTAGAAAAAGCACATCGTGATGTATCTAATATGTTGTTACAAGTTATGGACTATGGTACAGTGACTGGTTCTAATGGTAAAAAAGCAGATTGTAGGAATATTACACTTATTATGACTTCTAACCTAGGTGCAGAAGAAATGGAAAGAAACAGTATTGGCTTTGGTCCTAGTGAAAGAACAGGCGAAGATGATGCCGCATTAAAACGATTCTTCCCACCAGAATTTAGAAACAGATTAGATGCAACAATTAAATTTGATAAACTAGCAAAAGACACAATGAAATTAATTGTTAAAAAATTCTTAGCAGAACTTAATGCAATGACCATTGAGAAAAATGTAGAAGTTAATGCTACCAACGAAGCTATTGAATTTTTAATTAAAAAAGGATTTAATTCTAAAATGGGAGCAAGACCTTTACAAAGAGTTATTGATGATGAAATTAAAAAACCATTATCTCGAATGATCTTGTTTGGTGAACTTACAGAAGGCGGAATGGTAGAAGTAAATTTATCTAACGACGTTATACCAAAACTTACAGTTGCATTTAAAACAACTAAAATTATAGATAATTTTAAACCTAAAATTAAAAATGAGAATCCATCATAATAAATTATATTACGGTAAGTACCAATTTAAAAATATCTTTAAAATGCCATGGGCAGGTATTTTATATCCCACAACAGATCAAAAACTTTTAGAGATGATTCAAGGTAAAGATAAAAGTGTAAGGTATCTTAATACAAAATGGTATAAAACATCACCAGATGTAATTAAATTAGCACAATTTATTTTAGATCATAGAACAAAAATGAAATTTAGGCTACAACAAAAGTATGCAATTTTTTATTCTAATAAAAGTCTGGCACAATTATTAATTGAAACATTTTGGGATTCTTGGTATGGAGCAAAAAGCATTGATCCAAAATATAATAAATTAGGTAAAAATACAATTGGGTGTCGAAGATTACCACACGACAAATATCAATATCAAATACATTTAAAGAAAGACGTACATCAACATATTACAAAACAAGAAAGACAAAACCTATGGCACTTCTTAGAACGAAATGTGGATAACTGTTTAGTTACTAACAAATATGTATTAGACTATCTTGAAGGAAAATATCCACATTGTTATCACGGGTATTTTTATGTAAGTGAGCAAAAAATGTTAACTCCAATCTATATGTTAGCACAAAAAGCAATAGATAAAGTTATAAAATATGTAAAAATAAAAAATGAAAGCAATAAAAAAATTAAAAGAAAATAATATATTTGGGGAAGATTCTATTGTAGAGTCCTTTATTGAAAAACAATTATGGGGAACACCGTTTTTTAAGAAAGCATATTTACGAGTAAAAATTGCAAAAAATAATTATTGTATTTGTGAAGAACGTGGTGAGGCTGACGGTAAAGCACACAAAATAAAATACATTAATATACTGACTGTTGATGGGCAAGAACCAAACGAATTGGCCGCAGTATATGGATTAGGTCCAAAAACCGAAAGATTCAAGAAGCATAGAAACAAATAAATAACAACAAATGGCACAGACAAGCACAACAGTATTAGCATCAAAGTCACATAAAGCAAACGTAACAGGTACGGATATCAGTTTTACTGCTACAGGTAGTGAATATAAAATTTCAGCAACAAGCACTACATTAAACAATTTTGCGGTACGTGATTTAATTACAGTATCAGGAACTACAAACAACAATTCAACGTTTACTGTAAAAACTGTATCATCTAGCACAGAACTTATTGTCGAAGAAATTGTTACAACAGAAACATCAGATGGTTCTACTACAACTACTTTAGATCATACTGGATTTGTTTCTAATAAAATTAAAGGTGATGGATATTATTCACAACCAGACGGTGTACATACTGTGGCACACAAAGTTTCTGCAACATTAACTGGTGCAATTAAAATGCAGGGTTCACTTGCAACAACACCATCTGAAGATGACTGGTTTGATATTTCAGGCACTACATTTACAACAGATCAAAGCACTACAATATCTAGTTCCAATTTTACTGGCAATTTTGTTTGGGTTAGAGCAAAAGCAACATCAGTTACAGCCGGTACAATAACTTCTACACAATTAAATCACTAACTTATCCACAATTACCAAAAATAAACCGTTGATTTACTAGGTCTATATAAGACCAACTTTGGTTGACATTTACCATTAATATGCTATACTAGTATTAATGGACGATAAAGAAATTGAAAAAATACAAACAATAGATATTACAGTTACAGCTGAATCATTAGATGCTCATGTAATTTGTCTAAGACAAAATGGGTATTCCGTACAAAAAGCATATTATAGATTAACACAATTAGCAATAGCATTTTTATTAGGTGCATTTATAATGGGTACTATATTAAAATGACATCTAAATTTAAAAATACAATATTAGCTGGATTGGCAGGATTATCATTAACCGCTTGTGGTGGAGGAGGTGGTGGTGCTCCGGGTGCCGTTAACGATTTTATTAATGATGATTTATCCAATTTATCAGGTTCTGAATCTATTGTAAGTTCATATTCAAGTTTATTATCAAGTTTTCAATCAACTATATCAGGTGGTGATTATTCTGCCATACAGGCAGTATTAACAGGACCTAATGCAGAAGATATTGCAACCGCAAATACATTATTAGGACAACTTAATCAAGCAGAAGCACTTTGGTCAGCAACAGAAGATTTAATCGCACAACAAAGCGATGGTGACAAATACACAATTTATAACTCTAACTCATACAAAGAAGCATATGCGGCCATTCTCTATATGAAAAATTATGTTAAACCTATTATACAAAAAGTATCAAATGGTAATGCAGTTTCTATTACAGAATATAATTTAGTTGTAAAAGAAGCTAAAGCACAAGAAATTATTAATATAGAAAAAGATACAACTGCAACAAGTTATGCTGAAACTAAAAAAATTAAAAGTACGGCAACAATTGCTGGCACACCTACAATTTCTACTGTTGATTCACAAGGTGAAGTACAATCATCTACTAGTTCATGGGTAACTGTATATCAAGGGGGTGGACAAGAAACAAGAACAATTACAACTACTACACCTAATTATCGAACTACTACAACAACACCTTGTACGATAGTTAGAACGACTTTATTAAATGGTTCAACTGTTGATAGTGCCTGCACATATGGAACACCGACTGTTTCTACAACAACTTTAGACCCAACAATTACAGAAGTTACTGAAACTAGAGAAGGAGACAATCCAGTTACAGGTACAACAACATTAGAAGCAACAGTAACTACGGTTACTGAAACAAGCGACAACTATGTTGTAACAAATTATGCAGATGGTGACGAACAAACATCTACTACAAATGGCACGACAACAACTACAACTGCTAATAGAGATGTAGTAACTGACGTTAACAATGGAAACAATACTACAACAAGAACGACAGTTAGATATGTTGATACTACCGTGACAACTCCTGTAACAACAAGAGTATATTTTGTTAGAACATACACAGATATTACAAAGAAAAATACAAGAACAATTACAACTACTACACCTAAAATACAAAACACATACAAAGATGGTACAACTGAAATTATAAATGGTACTGCAACAGTAGTGACTGGCGACTGGGTGGCTTCTACTATTGATACTTCTACAAGAACCGAAGAAAGAGAAGTAAGTTCAACAACTGCAAACACAGTTAGTACAACTGCTGATTCAGGTACACAGATTGCACAGGTTGTTATATCAAATGCATACACAGATACAGATAACACACTTGGAACAAAAACAGAAAATATGTCTACAGTTGTATCAGATCATAAAACTACTGAATTTAATAGAAACCACGGATTGAATACAATAAATGCCGCGGAGGCTTATGCTAAAGGGTGGACAGGTAAAGGTGCAGTATTAGGAGTAATTGATACATACCAACAAACTAATCACCCAGAATTAAATGGCAAATATAAATTTTACAATGATTATACAAGATATGACAACACGGTATCTACTTCAGGTAATACACAGGTTCACGGTACACACGTTGCAGGTATTATAGCAGGTAAAAAAGATGGCACAGGAAATCACGGTGTGGCTTTTGATGCAGATCTAGTTGGTGCTAATGTTGACTATTATGGATTTGGTGGTATCTCAAAAAGTTATGCTCAACAGGCATTACACGATTTTGCAAAATTAAAAGATCCAAATGGTGAAAACTTAAACATTGTTGCAGTTAATATGAGTTTTAACTCTCCAACAGTATTTACTAGTGGTTCAAATGATTGGACATGGAATAATGGTTCAACAGTAATTCAATTATCAGATGGCACATACAACGCAACAGAAATTACTGCGGCAGTCAACGTTGGTGACGGTCAAGGAAAATATTGGAAAATTGCAACAGACAATGATATTATTTTAGTAAACTCGGCAGGTAACACCGGACATAATCACGCAGGTGATCCTGGTATATGGGCAGTTGAAACCGATGCAAATGGAAATCTTGTGTTAGGTGGCAAAATGGTTATAGTAGGTAACTGGGATGGCTCAAATGTTCAAGGTAACAAAGCAGGCCATGTATGTTTAGATATTAATACATCTAACAATACTTGTAATGATACAAACAAAATTTCAGACTTTTATATATTAGCACCGGGTGATATGATTTATAGTTCAACACCTACACATTTATCGGGTAATGGATATATGAATATGTCTGGTACTAGTATGGCGGCACCCCACGTTACTGGTGCATTTGGTGTAATAAATCAAATGTGGCCACACATGAAAGGTGAAAATTTAGTTAAACTTGTATTATCGACAGCAGATAAAAATTTAACAGGTTATGATGTTAATGTACATGGACAAGGATTATTAGATTTAGACGAAGCAACAAAACCTCAAGGTGCAGTAGGTATTCCTACAACAGGTAGAACAAATGGACCATTAGTAGGAACATATGGAACATATTTCTCAACTGGTACTGCGTTGCCAAGTAATTTAGCAAATTTAAAAGTAATGATACTAGACGAATATGAAAGGGATTATTATATTAATTTAGGATCTGGTTTTACAGTTAAAGATACGAGAAAAATTTCTGACGTTGATGCAACAATGCAAGGGAACACATATCTTCCAATACAATCTATGTACGGTAATTTTACACAAGGTGGAAATTACGATCTAGGATTTATGAACTTTGGCTTATACACAGGTGATGGTGGTAATGGAGACTATTCTTTAAATGTAGGTAAAAACTTTATGTTAAGTGATAAATTTAAATTAAAAACATCAATAGGACAAATGAACGAACAAGACAACTGGTTAGGTAACTCTTCAGATGGTGTTCTTGCAGTTGGTGATAATAACATTACAAACTTTGGACAAATAGGTGTTGAATATCAATTAGGTAACAATGTATTAAGTTTTGATTATTCAAAAGGTTACACAGATGTTAATACAATTGACAATAGTTTAATAACAGGATTTGATAATATTGAAACAGAATCAATGAAACTAGCATATAAAATACACAAAGATCAAAATAACACTTGGGGATTTACATTATCAACACCAAGTCATATTACAAATGGTACAATGAATTTATCAGTCCCTGAATCTAGAACATTAGATGGAACAGTAAATTATACAGATATTAATTCTGAGATGAGTTCAAGCACAATAGAGAAAGACATTGGATTCTTTTATAAACACACTCCAAAAAATGACATGGATTTTTCTTTTAATTTTAAAACAGAATACAGAAAAGATATATCAGGTGTTGCTGGACAGGACGGTGTTAACCTAGCATTCAACTTTGTTAAAAAGTTAAACACAAATTGTAATTTTTTATGGAAGAAAAATCCAAAATGTTATGAAAAAAATGAAAATGGTGAAGAAGTATTAAAAGCAAATCTATATTCCAATAACAACGAAAACAACGCAACAAAACACGGATTAGTTTACGATTTAGAAACTGACAAATTTATACCAATAGAAAAGTAATATGGACAAAATTGAAATTACTTGTACAAATAATGGCAAAACTAAAACTGCAGACATACTATTTCGTAGTGATAAACATCTAAAAGTAGCCATTGAGGGTACTCAAATAACAATTGAGATGCATCGACTAGACGTAAATAAACCGTATATAGGGCATACAGCAGGATTAGAGTTTACATATGGCAACTGAAAAATTAAAATTTAAATTAGAACTATACGCAACAATGTGGGATAAGCCACCAATTGCTGATATAAAAATTAATGAGAAGAGTCATTTCAAAGAAGAAATCACAGGTACTAACGATAAACCAACTATTATAGAATTTGAGCACGAATTTGAAGAAAATAAATCATATAATTTTATCATAGACAGATTAGGTAAAGATAAAAAACAAACAATAGTTGAAGATGGAAAAATTGTTAAAGATCAACTATTACATATAAAATCTATAGAAATTGACGAAATTGAGCTTGGTTCATTAATATACGAAGGTGTATATAAACCTAACTATCCAGAACCATGGGCATCACAACAAGCAGAAGCAGGCAACAAACTACCAGAAACTCTTAAAAATGTTACCCAAATGGGTCATAACGGTACCTGGACATTCTCATTTACTTCACCCTTTTATATGTGGCTATTAGAAAACCTTTACTAATAAATATGCTTATATGAGAGCAAATCAATTCATAACAGAAGCACAAGATTCAGACGCAATAAACGAGTTAGACTTGTTTATTATGAACGATGAAGATTTATATCGTAGACGTTTTATGCCTATTATAACAAATATTAAAAGAAAAATGAAAAGAGGCATATACGATCACGAAAAAGTAATTAAATTATGGATGTATCTTGTTGATGATGCCGCAAGACAATACGTACAAGAATTTGGCACACCTGACCAAGATGTTAAAGATATGTTTCCTAAAGAAACTAGACTGCAAGTTGCTCAAATAATTGCAAATAGAGAAAAAGAAAATATAGAACAAGGCGAATACGATGCACCTAAGGGAATTGTTTCTTAAGGAGGATGACAGGTCCACAGCCGTCTTTGCATTTGGCCGATTCAATCCTCCCACAATAGGACACCAAAAATTAATAGAAAAAGTACAGTCAATGGCTAGACAAGTCAATGGCAAAGGATATCTATTTTTAACACATACACAAAACAATAAAAAAGATCCATTAACGTTTCAAGAGAAACAAGCATACATTACAAGTCAAGTAAATGATCCTAATTTGCAAATTGGAAGTGCAGATGTAAAAACAATTATTCAAGCATTACAAAAAATAGAAGCACAAGGTAGAACAAGAGTAATAATGGTTGCTGGTGATGATCGTGTAATGGAATTCCAAAAATTTTTAAATCAATATAACGGCAATCCAGATAAGCAAGGTAACATTCCTTATAAATTTGATGACGTCCAAGTAGTCAGTGCTGGACAAAGAGATCCAGACGCAGATGACATAGCAGGTGTTTCAGCATCTAAGGCAAGAGAGTTGGCACTAAAAGGTCAGGAACATGAATTTTCTAAAATAGTAATGGGCGGTGATGCTGGTAAAGTACTATACGATAAAATACAAGACGCACTTGGAGTCCAGGTTGCTGAAAACAACAAAAAGTTGTATAATGAAGATATGGACGGTAAACCAATAGTATATATTGACATGGATGGCGTTTTGGCTGACTTCTTTGGTGGTGTTGAAAAAATGTATGGCGTACAACACTGGAAAGAATTAAGTTCAGACAAAACTAAAGATTTAAAACAAGAAGTTATTAATAGAATATCAGGCACAGATTTTTTTGCAACACTTCCTAAATTTGATAGTGCTGGTGAATTAATATCAATGGTTAAAGAGTTTACTGGTGGAAACTTTTCAATTAACACATCTCCTTTAAGAGGTGACAATGAAAACTCTACCAAATACAAAAAATTATGGATACAAAATAACATTGAACAACCAGATGAAATTGTAATAACAGGACGTAAAGAAAGTTATGCAAAAGACAAAGCATCTGGTACACCAAATATTTTAATAGACGACAGGCCAGTTAATATTGAACGTTGGCAGGGAGCGGGAGGTTATGGAATTTTATATCAAGCAAATAGAGATTCACTAACTAAAGTAAAACAAGCACTTGACCAATATGGTAAATCAGATCAATCATAGATATCTTCACTTTGGACCAGTAATAGGTGGCACAAAATGTAATACTGATCTCTGTAAAGAACTATTAAATCGTGGTCATAAAACAACTAGATCACACGTTAAAAATCTTGCAGGTCATATGAAAAAGGAAAATATCTTCGAAGACCTAGATAAGAAATGGTTTGTTGATAATTTTCAAAACTATTTTATTCCTTATTTTAAAAAATTACAAGACAAATCAGATCCCAATTACTATTATGGTATGGATCCTTTTAAAGAAATATGGCTCGCAACATTATGGATTAATTTTATGAAAAAGGGAGAATATAATCCTCCACATAATCATACTGGAGACTTTTCATTTGTTTTATACTTGCAAGTTCCAGAAGAATTAAAAAAAGAAGATCAAGCATTTGAAGGACGAGGTAGTGGACCTGGAACAATAAGTTTTATATATGGAGAAGAACAAAAAGGTATTAGCACTGGTCATGGAATACTCCCTACTATAAATGATTTATGGATATTTCATTCATCATTAAAACATACTGTACCACCATTTAGATCAGATGTAGAACGTATTTCTGTTTCAGGAAATTGGTATATTACAGATCATATAAAAGATAAAAGCAAAGAACTAGAATTTGGAAAAATTTTAATTAAATAACAAAAAGGAAATATGGCAAAATTCAGCGGGATCAATAGAGCATACACAACAGGTGAAATACCAAAAACACCACAAGAAAAACAAAGAGAGTTAGATAAAAAAATGCAAGAGTTTTTAGCCAAAGGCGGCAAAGTAGAAAAATTAAAAGATCATAAGCCTACCAAAGAACAATTAAGATCATGGAAGATTTAGAACGTTTAAAAAAATTAGCAGGCATTGAGAATTTACCTGTAGAAGATTCAATGGGAGAAAACCTTTCTCTTCATGGAACAAAAAAAGCAGAATATCAAAGAAAACATAATGTCCGTCCTGGAACAGAAGAATGGTTTAAACTGTGGTTTGCTAGACCCAAACTAACAGGTGAGAACCCAATGCCAAAAAAATAATACCTAAATTTTACAAATTAAATACTGGCAATGTTTGATGTTAAACAAAACAAAGCAATATGTATTTTACCATGGGTCCATGAGTTTAAAAATATAACTGGACAATCTGCTCCTTGTTGCCATGCACAAAAATACAAAAATAACCAAACCATAGATTATGTAAGAGACTCTATGTTGAAGGGCATACAACCTGATGTATGTAGTAATTGTTACAAAAGTGAAAAAGAATCAAATTGGAGTCATAGAATAAGAGAAACCAACGATTGGATTAAAAAATTTGGTACTCCAGACATAGATAATCCAAAAATACAATTTGCAGATATTAGATACAATCCAACTTGTAATTTAAAATGTAAAACTTGTAATGCAGAAGAAAGCACTTTATGGGCAAAAGAAAAAGGCATAAAAATTTCTATAAATGAAGAAAATCAAAATTATATCCATACATTAGATAAAAAAATACTTAAAAAAGTTTACCTTGCAGGAGGAGAACCCACTTTTATAAAAGACTATTTAGAATTTTTAAATGCTTTACATCTTGTTAATCCTTTTTGTGAAGTAATTATTAACACAAATCTAAAAAGACTGCCTGCTCCATGGAAAGAAATAATTAAAAAATTTGAAAATTTAACAATAATTTGTTCTTGTGATGCTGTTGGTATACTTGGTACATATGTACGTTATCCTTTAGGTTGGGATGAATTTGAACAAAACGTTAAATTTGTAAGTGAGAATGCAAACTTTCTACAATTTAATTTAGTTGCAAGTAATTTAACTTCTCACAAATTATACGAAACTTGCTCATGGATGAAGCAATATTCAAATCATATTAATATATCTATTTTAAATGAACCCGAAATTTTTTTAGAATGTAGTGTACCATTGGAATACAGAGAAACATACATTAATAATATTAAAAAACTATTAAAATTTCCTGTATCTGTTTATTATGCTTCACAATTCAGAAGTGAAATAAACTATCTAATCAAAAAATACTCGACAGCGAAATATGTAAAATCATCACATAATGCGTTAAAAGACGAAATTACTGAACAAGATTCGCATAGACACTTAAAACTAATAGACGTTGATCCATTTTTACACTCTTGGATATTTCAATAAATATTCATATATGCGAATAAATGAAATCCTAGAAGGTCCACACGATCCTTTTAGACATAAAGCAATATTTTTTGCTGGCTCTCCTGGTGCAGGTAAAACATATGTTGCTAGAAAATTAGCAGGTGTATTCCAAGGATTAAAACAAGTAAACATGGACACTTGGTTTAAACGTCTCATGACAAAGAAAAACTTATCATGGAAAATGCCTCCTGAAGAGGAACCTGAACGAGAAAAACAAAGACAAAGATCAAAAGAATTAGTTGCTAAACAACAACAATTACACACCGAAAGTGGATTAGGTTTGCTAATAGATTCTACAGGTAGAGTATATGAAACTATTGAAAGAATAAAAAGTGGATTAGAAGATAAAGGATATGAAACAACAATGGTTTTTGTCAACACTGATTTACAAACTGCTTTACGTAGAAACAAACAAAGAGAACGTCAATTACCTGACGATCTTATACATAAAAATTTTGAAGTTATAGAACAAAATTTAGGAAGATTTCAACGTTTGTTTAATGACGTACATATTATTAATAATTCTGATGATGAACAAGACACAATGCCTGAACAAATAGTACAAGTTGAAAAAGACATTAGAAAATTTTTGCAATGAAAATACTTAGAATTATATTATGGCCTTTTAAGATGTTGTCAAACATATTATCTGCAAATTACTGGGCAAACAAAATAGCCGATAAAACCAATATGCATGAAAAGGTACAAGGTAGTAGATTTAATAGATGGCAGAATAGTCTACCTCAACCATATAGATTTATATTCAAAACATCTATGTTGATAATATGTATCTACCTTATTGAGATGTATTTTAATCTAGTAGGTATGTCAATGTTGCCATGGAGATGGTAGATGAAAAAACTATTATTAACTTTATTTTTTATATTATTTACTTTTCCAATATATGCAAAAGAACACTTACAATTGTTAATGGCACACAATCCAGGTTGTAATATTTGTCAAAATTTTATTAACGAAGTAGCAGTAGACTATAACGATACTGAACAATCAAGGTATCTTCCATTAGTCATAATTAATGTATATAAACAACCTGAATGGTTTAAAGAAGCATATGCTGAAAACAGAATTAAACATATTAGAGGAACACCAACATTTATTATATGGAATGGTAAAAAAGAGTTATCAAGACTTACTGGTTATAGAGACAAAGGCGATTTTATGATAAGAATTAACATTTTTATTGAGGAACACAAATTAGATTATGAGAATTAATGAAATTATAGGTGAATGGCTGATAATGCCCCAATCAATTAAACCTATGGGTTTAATTAGAAAACCTGGTGGGGGTTTTGACTTTAAAAATAAAGGCAACAACAGAGCCAACGAAAAAGCACCTCCTGGCAGAGAAAAACAAGTTAAAGCATTAAAAGGCAAGGTTGATAATCCATATGCAGTTGCTTGGGCTTCTTATAACAAAAGCAAAAATAAAACTAATGAAGCACCGATAGAACAAGATCATAACAATCCTATAGCAAAACCATATGTTGATATGCCAGAATGGAAAGCATTACACGATATGGATGACAAAATTATTGACGCATACATTAAACACAAACAAGTAAAAGAAGAGGTAGATCAATTTGCACCAGCAAGAGCATTAGGTGAAGCTCAATCTTCTTTAATGCATGGATTACAAATGGCTCAAAATATAATTAAAAAAGATTATAAATTGGCAGAAGTTCAAGCCAAAGTCATTGCAGAAAATTGGCCACCTTTGATTGATAAAATTCAAAACATATACAAAAAAGAAGATGCCGCCGGTGTTGGTATTATTACCAAACAAAACACCACTAAAGACGTCAAACCTGGCGACGAATATAAGAACGTAAAAAAATTACACCTTAGATAATACAAATAATTACTTTATACGTATGATACACCTTAGAAGTTTTGGTAATAATGACGATCCTGTTATGGGAGCAGGAAACTCAACTTGGGACGCTAATTCAGGTTTACGGAAAAAAATAATGTTTGAAAATATATCTAAGTTGCCTTACGACTTTAATAATAAAAAAATTTTAACAATAGCAGGAGGAGTAGGCAGAAATGCCGATACTCTTAGAAACTTAGGTGCAAAAGTAACAAATTCTGATTTAGGTCAACTTTGCGTTAATATTGGAAAAAGATATTACCCTAAAATTAATCATATTGTTTATGACCTGCGTAATGATCCTTTGGAAGGATTTGACTATGTTGTATGGGAACAAATATGGACTAGAGCATATGATTTTAAAACATGGGAACATATGTATAAGTGGAAAAATTTTGCAAGAATTATTCCAAATCCGATACGATTAAAAATTTTTAAATTTAATAGTGATTACATAGATAAGACTTATTATCAACCTGAAAAAATTGGTAATGATTATATTAAAAGACAATTTGGTGATGGAATTTGTAATGTTAAAATGGAAACTGATATAATTGAAGATTTAATTGAAGAAGATATTGAAATTGATCTATTCAATCTGAACATTAATATACCAAAGGTGTCAAGTCATAGGTATCAAATTTTAGGTTTTAAGACAGAGCTTATTTCTAACAGAATAAATGGAATTTTTATATCCAATGGTATAAGATTAAAATTTGAAAACGGAAAAATCAAAAAAATATGAGTTATATATTAGGTATTGGTTTACTATATAAAAAGTATAAAAAAAATGCAACAATTAGAATTTATATAAACAATAATTTAATTGAAACATATCAATTAACACAAGACATCAATCATATAGAAATACCCACAAGTATAATAAAAAGTTTTATGAAAAAACTCAAACGGTTTAACCATAATTCTCTCTCCATTCCTGATCTAATTCAAATTAAATGTAAAATTCCAAAATTTTTAAAATTAATTGAAATTGAAGAAGAAAAACTTACTGGAGAAGTTAGAATTGAAGTTGACAATGATGATAGTAATTATACTAATGGATTTATGTCAAAGTCATCACTAATAGAACCAAATTTTTTTATACTTTGTCCAAAAGAACTTTTAAAAAACAATGGGCAGTTTTTTTTCGAATTCCAAGAAAACCTATACAAAAAATTAGTATCTAAGATTGAAAAAGATAAGGATTTTTCGATCCGGAGCGAAAAACCCAGACTGGAGTGGCCAATACCTCAATTTTTTGATATTGTTTTAGATAGAAACAATAAAATTAATAAAATTAAAAAAGATTGTGAAAAACAAGAACTTTGGTATCAACGTAATGGGGCATATAAGGATAATCAGAAAAATTATAACTTTCCAAGAACAAAATGGATAGATCTTTTTAAAAAACGTGGTACTTTAGCTGACCCTTATGTTTTACCATATTTTACACAATATCCACAATATATTGGAGGATCATTTCATATAACATTTAACATTAACAAAAAGAATAAAATATATTTTCTAGACGCATATAATGTAACTAGTGGAAACCCTACAGTTTCTATGCAAACCTTTTCGTTTGCCCACTACTTTTCCCATAAATATAAGTAATGAAAATTACAGAAATTATAATACATAAACGAATAGGTGAACAAGCAACTGCAGGTGCTACATCAAGCGGCAATATAGCAACAGTTACATCACCACACGTTGCAATAGGCAAGGATAGAGGTAATAAATCCTATATAGGATCACCAGGACGTTCAGGCACAAAAGCACCAAAACTACCTAAAATAGTACAAAAGAAAAATAAAGACGGTACAGCTAAACCATGGCATGAATTAGGAAAAGGTACTAGTATGTTTGGTGGGCCTGTACAACGGAGACCATATCCATAATGGAACTAAAAAAATGCAAGAACTGTGGTGGTGATTCACACTGCGAAACTAGAGCTACAAGAACGGAACATAGGTATCCATCTGAAGGCGGCGAAGAATATGAAATAGAAGTATGCCGTGAATGTAGATGCGACACTTGTAAATAAATACTACTATGAAAGCACAAGAATTTATTCAAGAAGGCGCATCAATGTTACCTTACTTTAAAAAAGATGAAAAAACTTGGTCTTTTCCAGATGCTTGGGCAAAAGACGAAGCATTAGACACACCTTATATGAGTAATATGAGTATGCGTCAGTTTTTAGACACACTAGGATATGACAGTGATTTTGAAAGTGCAAGTCCAGTAGATGCAAAAGAATTTATAGGACGTACTACACAATGGTTACAAAAAAATATTGATAAACCATCACAAGAAATTCCAACAACAGTTGATAGATCCGGAGGCGGTGCTACAATGATAGGTGGCGGAAAACCAGAAGGTTGGGATAATAGACAAGTAAAACATCATAACGAATTAGCAAGAAAAATTTTAGCAAAATATCCAGAAGTAACACATTTTGGATTTAATTAATATGAAATATAACGAATTTAATAACCCTAGAGAAAAACCACAAGTTAGACCAGTAACAACCATGACGTCAAAAGAGCTTGGTGATAGAATAGAAAAAGCAAGAGCAAAAAATTATAAAAAACCTGAACCATTGGACTTTACAAAATTATGGAGTAAAGAAAAACCAGCAGTAGAAGCAGGTGTAACACCAGGCGGAACAAAAGTTGATTATGCCAATATAATGTTTCGTGGTAAAGAAATAGATCATAATAGTATAGAATATGAAATGCAGGATTTTAGTGATATGATTTATGAGCTACATGGAGCAAAATATATAGATGGTACACCTTTAACTGATGAAGAATTACAAGAACTTGAAAGGACAGACGAATTTACTGACTGGGTTAGTATGGATTATGCATCATCTGGACCAGATGCGCCAGACGATTATCCATTTGAAGAAGACGGTATGACATCTGCTGATGTTGATCGAATAAGAAACCAAAAGTTTACTACCAACCAAATTAAACAGGCTTATCGTGTTTTAAATCATCCAAGAGTTAAAGGTGGCAATTATACAGCCGCTTATAATATTATTAATAGAATTGCTCCTGGTCTAGCAGATCACCCAGATGTTGCAAACGCATTAAGAAGAGCAAATGAAATGAAAGAAGATATAACAACAATGGCATCAAGAGTAATCAGAAATTATGCTAGAGAGATTGGTCCGGATTCCATGGACTATGGTATGTTTATGACATCAGCAGAACTATTAGACAAAGGTATGCTGAAATCATTAGCACAACTTATAGATAAGTCAGATACCGCTCCAAGAGAATACGTAATGAAAAAAATAGCGGATCATGATCCAGAGACATTTAAAAAAATGTATGGTGACCAAGAGGGTTATCTTTCTGTAATGAAACCAGCACAAGATTTAAAAGATGCTGACTACAATAACTCTTTACAAAATAAATTAGATAAAGCTATGCAAGAATACGACTCACCAGAAAAGAAAGCAGAACGTGATGCATTAATGAAAAAGTATCTTGCTAAAGGTGGAAAAGTTGAAAAAGTACCAACAGGAAAAACTGCATACAAAGGAAAAGAATTAAAACCACAATATAAAAAAGATAATGGAACACCAATTACAAGTCCAATGAGCGACGAATCAGTGCAAGAAGACATTTCAGAAAAAGGCAGAATTGCTTTAGAAAAAGCAGGATTTGATCCAAATGCAATTCATGAGTATATGGCAGTGTTCAATGACCACGGTGATACTTCAGAGTTAGAAGACATGAACGAAGTTAAAATTGGAGTAGCAGATGCTATGGCCATGGTGTTAGCATCTCACGATGCTGGAGATATGTATCCAAAAAGTCCATATAGTAGTGATCCAAAATATAGAAGTAAAGAATCAGTTGAAGAATCATCTATCAAACCTTATGTGTCAATGTATAAAGGTGATGATGGAAAAACTGTATATGACGTACTAGACAAAGACGGTAAATCAGCATACAAAACAAAAGATGAAAGATTAGCACAGCATTACTTCAAAAAAAATTATCAAAAATTAAAAGAAGACGGCGCTCCATTTGGTTCAGGCATGGAACTTTTAAGAATGGCAATTATGAGAAAGTTTATTACTGTTCAAGAATGGGATTTATTAAAACACAAATGGAAAGAAGCGGCCGCTGAAGTTGAACAACAATATAGTGATTGGCCAGAAGGCGAAGGTTTTGGATCATCAGATCACAACTTTGCAATTAGAGATTTAATGACTGCTGTTGGATATGAATTTGATGACCAAGATACAAGTGGTAGATTTGTTGTTACAAAACAACCAGAAGAAATAGAAAAAGCAGGTATTAAAAATGTTAGAATGCAAGGTGAACCTGTTGCAACAGAAGGTGGTATGCCTGCTTCAATTATTAAACATAAACAAAAACTTGCACATATGTCTGATGAAGAATTAGCAGATAGATTTAAAGATTTTGATGAACAAAGATTAAGACAAATGGCTTGGAGACACGGATATGGTAAAATGAGTTCTCATTACTTGGACAGAGTTAGAAACCATATGACTAGCAAAAGAACTGGAACATACGAATCAAAACTTGCTAATATGTTAAATCAACGTCTTAAATAAAACTACAACAAATATAAATACTTAGATGGCACATAATAAATCCGAAGATAATAGTTTTAGAGACCTGGTTGCTCGTTTAAACGCAATGAGTAACATGACTCCTGAGCAAGAACGTGCATCTCTAATGGAATCAGTTGGCAAGGCACCAAAAGTACTAGACGACAAAGACATTTCATTAGCAGATATTGCCAAATTAGCAGGTATTAAAGAATATGTTGAACCTGTAAAAGTTTCTAAAAAAGCACAAAAACTAGTTGAGGAAATTACTAAAGAACCAAAAGTAGAATCAAGCATAGCTAAAGCAATAGCAGAGTCTGACGCTGATGATTCAATATCAACAAACATTAAAAAAGCAGTAACAGAAGAAAGCAATAGATTAGATAAAATTACTGAACTTGAAGCACAACTAGCAGAATTAAAAGCAGAACAAAAAGAAGAACAAACATATGATAGTAAAGCATTTAGAGACGTTATCTCAACAGATATCGCAGAATATATTAAAAACGCAGAAGAATCTCAACTTGTTGAATTATACAACACTTTCTCAGACAATGAAGCAATTTACAATGAAGAACAAAAAAGCATTCTTGTCAAAACTCCAGAAACTACAGAAATAATTGCAGACGCAGAAAAAGCAGAAGCACCTGAAGAAGATGAAGTTGTTCAAGAAAAAGAACCAGAAGAAAGATCAGTAGACTTAGATAAAGAAGTTTTACCAGATCCTGGAACACCATCAGTAGAAACACCTGCTGTAGAAGATGGTGGCGAAGAAGTTGAACTAGATGCTGTTGAACCAGCAATTGAAGTCCCTCAACAAGATAAATTTACCAACGATTTAGACCCAGTAGAAAAAAAATAAATACCCTATATGACGGGTATTCCTTACAACTATAAAGATTATATTAATGACGTTACTAAAATGCGTCAAAGAGGAGCCATTAGTGCAGGTGAACAAGTAAAATCTCCTAACAGTGCTGGTAGTAGAGGACTTGCAAAAGTTGAAGCATTTGCTGATAGTCCAAATCAAATAATGAAAAATAACGATGTAGTTGAAGAACACGATCAAGAATTACAACGTATCATGAAATTAGCGGGTCTACTCTAAAAACCATTTGCATATCATCTAAAACTGTTATATACTTGTTATAACAACAGGAGAAACTATGGCAGTAAGAAACTTTAACGAAGAAGAAAAACAAAAATTAATCCAAATTATATCACAAGGTTCACAAGTGTTAGGTGAAGTTGATGATTTACGATCTGGATTAAGAGATACCGTTAAGTCAATTGCAGAGGAATTAGAATTAAAACCTGCATTAATCAACAAAGCAATTTCCGTTGCACATAAAGGCAATTACCAAAATATTGCTGATGACATGGACGCATTAGAAAGCATACTAAACTCAGTCGGTAAACTTTAGTGTATCGTTTACTCAAAGAATTTTGGGTAACAAGTTACAAACAAGATAAAATTGCTTTTTACCTAGAAGTATTTTCAGTCTCAGTTACGGTAGCAGGATCATATCTATTAACTTTTACCTCCCCAGGACCAGATATGCGTTTGATTTTTCCATTGTATCTTTTAGGTTCATCTACTCTTGCATATGCATCATGGCGTAGAAGGATAATTTGGACTTGCGTTTTGGCATCATGGTTTACTATAATGAATGTAATAGGAAATTTTAGAGTATTTTTATGAGAACAAAAACAAAATATATTCACGTTAATCAACACAAAATTCGTTCAAATAAAAAACATGGCTTAAATGATCCAGTTATCACAATTAAACAAGGTTCTAAAAATACTTACTGTCACGAGGTTGCAATATTAGGACCAAGCCAAGTATTATATGGAGGTAATAATAAACCTTTACTTCCTTGTGGTGCTAGAGTTGTTATTAAAACAGAAAGTGATGTTGAAATTATTAAATGAGTTACATAGACGCTCTATATAAAAAAGACGAAGACAAAATTTACGTAGTAGAACGTGATTCTAAAAAAGGTCGTGTATTTGTAGATTATGATGCTAGGTATGTATTCTATTATCCAGACACAAGAGGCAAACATAAATCCATGACTGGTGAAACATTACAAAAAGTACAATGTCGTACATCAAAAGAATTCATTAAAGAGCAACGAATAAGGTCTAATAAAACTCTTTATGAACAAGATATCAATCCAGTGTTTAGATGCCTTGAGGAAAATTATTTAGGTAAAGAAACACCCAAGTTAAACGTACTGTTCTTTGATATCGAAGTGGACTTTGATCCTGAAAAGGGTTATGCCACAACTGATGATCCGTTCATGCCCATAACTGCCATAAGTTGTTATATGGAATGGACGGATCAATTAGTTACCCTTGCAATTCCACCAAAAACAATTACAATGCAAGAAGCAAAAGTACTCACAGAGAGATTTCCTAATACAATGTTATTCGAAAAAGAAAAAGATATGCTTGATGCATTTTTACAATTAGTTGAAGATGCAGATATTTTATCAGGTTGGAACTCAGAAGGATATGACATTCCATACACAGTAGGACGAATACAAAAAGTTTTAAGCAGTGATGATACAAGACGTTTATGTTTTTGGGGAGAAAAACCTAAAAAAAGAGTATTTGAAAAATACGGTAGAGAACATTTAAGTTATGATTTAATTGGCAGAGTACATTTAGATTTATTAGAGTTATATAGAAAATACACATATGAAGAACGTCATAGTTTTAGATTAGATGCAATAGGTGAACATGAATTAGGAGAAAAGAAAACTATATATGAAGGATCGTTAGATTCACTTTATAAAAATGACTTTGGTTTGTTTATAGAATATAACAGACAAGACACACACTTACTTGCAAAATTAGAAAAGAAATTAAAATTTATAGATTTGGCAAACGAAATAGCACACCAAAATACTGTATTGCTACAAACTACAATGGGTGCAGTTGCAGTTACAGAACAAGCAATCGTTAACGAAGCACATAGACGTGGCATGATTGTACCAGGTAGAAAATACAGAGAAAAAGACGCTGAACCAATTACGGCGGCAGGTGCTTATGTGGCAACTCCAAAAAAAGGTATACATGACTGGATAGGATCTATTGATATTAACTCACTATATCCATCTGTTATTAGAGCATTGAACATGGGTCCAGAAACTATTGTAGGACAAATAAGACCAGTAATAACATCAGCAGAAATAAACAGAGCAAAATTACAAAAAAAATCATTTGCGGCGGCTTGGGATAATCAATTTGGCAGTTGGGAATATCAAGCAGTAATGAACAAAGATAAAGGTACAGAAATAGTTATAGATTGGGCTGACGGTACTAGTATTAGAATGTCAGCGGCACAACTGTATGATTTAGTATTTGAAAGTAACAACAAATGGATGTTAAGTGCCAATGGCACAATATTCACATATGAATTTGAAGCAATTATTCCAGGACTACTTAAACGTTGGTATGCTGAACGAAAAGAAATGCAACGTAAAATGCAACAGTCTGGAAGTAACGAAATTGAAAGAGCATATTGGGATAAAAGACAATTAGTTAAAAAAATTAATTTAAATAGTTTATATGGAGCACTTTTAAATCCTGGTTGTAGATTTTTTGATATACGTATAGGACAATCAGTAACATTAACAGGCAGATGCATTACAAAACACATGGCGGCAAAAGTAAATGATATTATTGCAGGCAAATATAATCATACTGGCGAATCTATAATTTATGGAGATACAGATTCAGTTTATTTTACAGCACATAAAACTTTACAAAATGATATTAACGCAGGTAAAATTGCTTGGAATAAAGAATCAGTAATTGCATTATATGATAAAATTGCAGAGGAAATGAATACATCTTTTACAGGATTCATGACTAACGCATTTCATTGTCCACATACACGTGGTTCTGTTATTAGAGCAGGTAGAGAACTTGTAGCAATTAAAGGATTATTCATTACAAAGAAAAGATATGCAGTATTATATTACGACATTGAAGGTGAACGTACAGATAACGCAGGTAAAGAAGGCAAAATGAAAGCTATGGGATTAGATTTAAAAAGATCTGATACTCCAATATTTGTACAAGATTTTTTAAGTGATATATTATATATGGTATTAACAGGTAAAACAGAAAAACAAGTATTAAACAGGATTGGCGAATTTAGATCAGAATTTAAAGCAAGACCTGGTTGGGAAAAAGGATCTCCAAAAAGAGCAAATAATGTTACAAAATATACCGACGAAGAAAAGAAAAAAGGCAAAGCAAATATGCCAGGACACGTAAGAGCAAGTATGAACTGGAACAACTGTAAACAAATGTATGGTGACAAGTATTCTTTACCTATATTAGATGGTGCAAAAGTTATTGTATGTAAACTTAAAAACAATCCATTAAACTATACAAGTATTGCATATCCTACAGATGAATTACGTATTCCAGAATGGTTTAAAGAACTACCTTTTGATTCTGAAGCTATGGAACAAACAATATTAAATCAAAAGATAGACAACCTAATAGGTGTATTAAATTGGGACGTACAAAGTACTGAAACCAGTAATACATTCAACAAACTGTTTGAATTCTAAATAGTATTATGCTGAGTATAGAAGAAATAAAACTGTTAATTGAAAAACTTGAAAAAGTAAAAAAAGAAGATTTACAAAAATTAATTGATTCTAATTTAAAAATTCTAAAAAATTTAGCAATAGCTATAGATGCTAATAATAACGAAGAAATTAACAGATTAGATAAGACTGTAGAATGGTATAGACTTGATCTGGAACAGAAAATAAAAAAGCCTGTTGTTGACCTGATGTTATATAGAACAATACAAACAAAAATATTTCAATTTGCTAAAACCAATATTTACAATAGTTTAGAAATAGGCCCAGGTACAGGAATGTTTTCCAAAGAATTTAGATCATGGAGGAACAATTTCTTTTTAGAAACAATACCAGAACTAGAACTAAAAATTAGAAGAAGATTTAAACCTCCACATCAAAAATATTTAAAATTTTATACAACACGCAGAACAGAATGTTCAAATATTCCACAAGGTTCATGCAACTTTGTGTTTAGTTGGGATACCTTTGTATTTTTTACACAAAATCATATACAACAATATCTACATGACATTAAAAGAGTGTTAATACCGGGTGGTTATGTGTTTATACAATATGCTGATTGCCATTATGATTATGACTTACATCTAGCAAAACGTGGTTATTGGAATTATAATACCAAAACTGCAATGGAAAAAATTATTAAAGAAGAAGGTTATGAAATTATAGAAATGTTACAATTTAAACCAGGTGCCAATTATGCCATATTTAAAAAACCTGGTAAACAAAATCCTGCTATATATAAAATTTCTGAAATGACACTTGATTAATATATGAATAACCTATATAATAAAGCACTATGATAGATATCTTGAAAGACATTGTCAAGCATACGCATGGCTTGGGATTTTTAGATCTTGTTAAAATTACTGGAGACAGTAACGAGACTGTCATTGATTCAATGGCAGAAGACAGATCAGTTATCTTGCAAGGATCTTTTCACAAACCACAATCAGAAATGGTTGGTACTTTTGGTATGCCACAGTTAGGCAAACTAGATATTCACTTGAAGTGCCCAGAATATAAAGAAAAAGCAAAAATAACTGTACTCAAAGGAACTAGGAATGGCGCTGAAGTGCCAACAGGTATTCATTTTGAAAATGAAAAAGGTGACTTTAAGAACGATTACAGATTTATGAATGCTGAAATTATCAACGAGAAACTTAAAACAGTTAAATTTAAAGGTGTTAAGTGGGACGTTGAAATTGAACCAAGTGTGGCAAGTGTACAAAGATTTAACTTTCAGTCAGTAGCAAATACAGAACACAATTCTTTTGTTGTTAGAACAGAGAATGGTAACCTGGTATTCACATTTGGTGATCAAGCATCACACGGTGGAGAATTTGTTTTTGCAAACGGAATGAATGGAACTCTAAACAAAGGATGGAGTTGGCCTGTAGCACAGGTATTGCAAATACTGAAACTCTCTGATTCGGCAAAAGTTATGTTGCATTTTTCTAACGAAGGTGCAATGATGATTTCTGTTGATTCAGGACTTGGCAAGTATCAATATATTATTCCAGCTCAGGCGCAATAATGACAGAAAATAAAAGGCAAGAACATTTAGGAGATTTTAATCGAAATTTTGCAGTGTTCTTGCCTGCTATTTCCAATTTTTTTAATACATTTATATCCAGACAAAGAGTTACTAAAGGTACTCATATTCCAACAGAAAGAATTCCAAAAGGTTTAGACAGAGGAGTTGAAGGTTTAAACTTTATTAATCCAGACGAAGGTTACTTTACATATCCAACTGCATTATATTCAGCAGGACACGCTTGTTTAGATATGGATAAAGTTACAGACAGAGATTCTATGTGTGTTAATAGAGATCGAAAATTTAGTACAATAGTAGGCGACTCTGGTGGATATCAGATAGCAAAAGGTGTTATACAATTTGATTGGAAAGATTTTGAAGGTAACAAAGCAAATAAAGTTAGATCTAACATATTAAATTGGTTAGAACTTATTGCAGACTGGTCAATGACATTAGATGTACCTACATGGGCGGCAGATGATTTAAACAGAGGCAAATCAGGATTAAACAGTTTCCAAGATTGTTTAGATGCTACAAAATTTAATAATGATTATTTCCAAAAAAATAGATTAGGACAAACAAAATTTTTAAATGTACTACAAGGTGATGATTGGGAGACTGGAACAATTTGGTATGATCAAATGAAAAAATACGAGTTTGAAGGTTGGGCATTTGGTGGTATTAATATGTGTGATATGGAAATACTACTTAAAAGACTAATTGTAATGAGAGATGAAAAGCAATTAGATGGCAAAGATTGGATTCACGTATTAGGAACATCACAATTAGATTGGGCTTGTTTCTTAACTGCAATACAAAGACAACTAAGAAAACATATCAATCCAAACGTTACAATAAGTTTTGATTCGGCATCTGCATTTTTATCAACTGCAAACGGTTTAGTTTATACACAAAATACATTTACTCCAAGTAGATTCTCATTTATTATGGATAAAGCACCAGATGACAAAAAAATGAAAGGTTCAGATATACCTTTTCCATTCCACAGTCAAATTGGAGATAGATTAACAATGGGAGATGTTTGTTGGTATGGTGAAGGCGACCTAAATAAAAACAACAAAGAAAGTACAACTTCCTGGGATAGTTTCAGTTATTGTTTAATGATGGCTCATAATGTATACAATCAAATCAAAGCAGTACAAGTAGCAAATGATTTAAACGATATTGAAAGCATAAAATATAAACCACAAGTAGGACATTGGAGGAAAACAAAAGGATCAGATACAACCGATGAAATGAGTAATTTTGTTCCAAGAAATATATTATATTTCAATACACTTGTAGAAGAAGTATTCACATCAGAGAATCCCATGGAAGTTATCAATAATGCTAGACCATTTTTAGCAGATATAAGAGGAACACGTTGGGCAAGACATACAGGTGGTGGTAAAGGTAAAAACAACTTTAGTTCATTATTTGAAGGAGGATAATGCAAGATAATTTTTGCGTAATGCCGTTTGTACACGCATTTGTTACATCTAACATCATAAGTCCTTGTTGTGCCTATACTACACCACTCAAATTTAATTCAAAAAAACAATATTGGGCTTCTGAACAACTCAAAACAATTCAACAAAATATGTTGAGCAACACACGTGACGCAGGTTGCAGAGTTTGTTGGAAAAAAGAAGACAGAGGGTATAGCAGTTTAAGACAACATAGTAATCAAATTTACAAAGAACACATAGACTCAATTAAAAGCAACAGTATTGATAAGCAACCATACTATCTTGATTTACGTTTAGGAAACTTATGTAACCTTAAATGTAGAATGTGTGTAAGTGAATGGAGCAGTCAAATTGCAGGAGAGATATTAGATAATCCTAATGAAGACTGGATAGACACACCTAAACAAAAAATAATTGAATTGGACGACGACTCATGGAAACTATTAGATAATTGGATTCCGTTTGTAAGACGTGTGTTCATGACTGGCGGAGAACCAACAATTATAAAACGTAACTTAGATTATATTGATAAAATTGTAGAATCAGGATATAGTAAAAATGTTGAACTTATTTTTACAACAAACGCCACAAATATAAATCAAAAATTTATAGAAATTAGTAAGAAATTTAAGAGTGTTAGTTTTAATGTATCAATAGATGCAGTTGGTAATTTAGCAAATTATATTAGACATCCTAGTAATTGGAAAACTATTAAAAATAATTTACAAAACATTAATAAAAACGGTGTTGGAGTATCTTTTAACACAACTATACAATGGTTAAACATGACAAGATTAAATGAGATATTTGATTACATTGAAAATTGCAATATTGATTTTGGTGGTATTTGGTTTCAATTGGTTACTGATCCATATTATCTTGATTCAATATATGCTCCAAATTTTATGAAAAAAAAATGTATTAACGATATAGAAGAATTTTTACATAGACCTTTTTTAAATAATCCAAAATTTAATAACATTCTTTTTGGTGAATTAAAGCAAAGTCTAATACAAACAAAGAACTTTTTGAGTAAAAACTTTAACAATGTAAAATATACAGATGAGTTTTTAAAAAGGATGGAAATACTTGATAGATTAAGAAACCAAAATCTATTTGAGGTATTACCAGAATTAAAACAGATAGGAGAATAAAATGGCTGGTAAAAACAAAAAATTAAAAAAATTACAAGATCATCATGATTACCTAAATCGAAAGGTAGATGACCTTACCAAAGACAGAAAAAAAGATAGAAGTGATGAAAGCAAACAACTTTTAATGCGTTTGAAAAAAACCAAACTTGCGATAAAAGATGCAATCGCTAAAACCAAACAAACATTGACAAAATCTTAGGATATGCTATAATGTTAACAATGAAAAGAACTTATGCAACAGGTATAAAAAAAGATGTTACTGTGTTTTCTGGATTGGAAATTGAGCATACGCCTGCATATGGCTTACAAACACTATTCATTGCTCGTAATGATTTAACATTTGATCAAATACAAGAAATGGCTGTAATAACCAATGCTGAAGCAATTTATTATGGTGCAAATAGAAGTTATATGCACAATCAGTATATGCAAGTAGCACAAATTATGAAATTTTTAGAACACGGTTATTATGTAACTGTGGAATATCCTTTTGAATTACACCAAATGGTTGGACAAAAATTTGCATTAGTTTGGAAACATCCAAAATTTATTCCGTTCTGTTCAATTATAATGCCAGATTCAGAAGAAGACTCATCGCTATGTTTTAAAATTGACGATATTGATTTTAACAAAACTAATCCCGGTGTATGGACAATGAGTATGAAAGATTTTAAAGATAAAGCAGGATTTACTAAATGGGATCAATATATAAAAGATGAACCAATAGAAGAGAACAAAATATGGTCAATGAAGTAGAAGAAAGAAGAGATCAAGCATTAACGGAAAACTTGAGTAAAGCAAGTAAAATGATATGGGTTACTTTCCGTAAGGAAGGTATGCACAAATACCCAGCGGCATTAGAAGATCCAAAATTAAAAACAGGTGATGAATATGATGTATCGTTTTTAGGATACCCACATAGACATACGTTCCATTTTAAAGTTGCAATAGAAGTATTCCACGACGATAGAGATATTGAATTTATACAATTTCAAAGATGGATTTTAAGTTTATATAGTCAAGGTACATTACAAAACGACTTTAAAAGTTGTGAAATGATGTCAGATGATTTATACATTCAAATAACAAAAAAATATCCTGGCAGAAAAATTGAAATAGATGTTTCTGAAGATGGAGAAAACGGATCACACGCAGTATATGAAAGAAATAACGTTTAAAGAAAAAAGAGCAACAACAAGAATGGGTTACCTACCAATTGGTGGAGGTGGACTTAATGCTTCATATACTTTTGTTGATGCAGTAGCAAATATATGCACTACCGCAGGTAATTTAGGTATGAAATATGGCAAAGATTTCATTTGGGCATATCACGGATATGACAATGAAGACGATGACTGTGTTACATTAATGGTGAAAGAAGACAAGTATGAAACTTTTTTACATTTAGCACTACAAAACTCACACAGAATTAAACACACCGTTAACGGCACAATCAAACTAACAAAGGAGAGAGCATGACTAAACTATACGAAGTGAAGATAGAACTTACTGAAAAAATTAAGACACACAAAACCGAGTACATAAAAGCAGAATCAAAACATGAAGCGATGGAGAAGGTCGAAGGATTCGTTACAGACCAATATGTCAAAGATAACGACTTCAACTACACTGACGCCAATGCCATCAGCGCCAAACCAATCAGTGAGAGGGACTTCTCAAATGACAGGATCGGACTGCCATCAGACAACACATAAGGAGGCAAGATGAGAGTACCATATGTAAATTTTAAAACAAGAATAGGCGATAACGACGCAGTAGGTGGTTGTACATTTATTGGAGGTGAATGGAAAGAAGTAGATACTACAGAAATATTTGACAATAAAAAAGTCGTTGTATTTGCACTTCCAGGAGCATTTACACCAACTTGTTCATCACAACAAGTACCAGGATATGAAAAAATGTATGATGAAATTAAAGCACAAGGTATAGATGAAGTTTATTGCTTATCAGTAAATGATGCATTTGTAATGAATGCTTGGTTTAAAGATGAAAAAATTACAAAAGTTAAACCAATCGGCGATGGTGAAGGTGCATTTACACAAGGTATGGGTATGCTTGTGAATAAACCTGGACAAGGTTTTGGCATGAGGTCTTGGAGATACTCAATGCTTGTTGATAACGGAGAAGTTGTTAAACAATTTATTGAACCGGGTAAAAACGACGCTAGTGATGACAACGATCCGTTTGAGGTTTCTGACGCTAAAACAATGTTAAATTATTTGAAGGGTGCATAAGTCATCTAAATAACATGAATGTCACGAAAAATACTAGAAAAAAATTTCTGTGTATTACCTTGGACAGGTTTTGAACTAGAACCTGACGGTGTAGTAAAAAACTGCATTATCTCAAAAGAAACTATTGGCAACATACATCAAAATAGCATAGAAGATATTCTTCAATCAGAAAAGAATCTTGAGATTAAAGCTCAAATGCTAAACAAAGAATTCCCAAATAATTGTGCAGGTTGTTATTTTCAAGAAAAAGATCGTGCAACAAATTTTGAAAGTATTAGTAGTAGACTATATTATGCAAAAGAATTAGGCCCACACATTGACAATAAATTACTAGACAAAAAAGATAACTTTGATTTAAGTCATGTTGATCTCAGATGGAATAATAAATGCAATCAGGCCTGTGTTTATTGTTACCCAGAATACAGTAGTAAATGGGCACAAGAATTAAACATTAAACAAGAGTTTGAAAAAGGAAATGTTGAAAAAGTAAAACAATATGTCTTTAAAAATATTAAAAAATTAAAAAACATCTATCTTGCTGGTGGTGAACCTTTACTTATAAACGAAAATCGTGAATTTTTAAAATTATTATTAGAACAAAATCCAGATGTACATATAAGAGTAAACACAAATTTAAGTTCAACAAAAACTGGAGTATTTGAATTATTGTGTAAATTTAAAAATGTCCATTGGACGGTAAGTGTTGAATCCATGGATAAGGAATATGAATATATTAGATACCATAGTTCATGGAAAGACTTTATAAAAAATCTAAAATACATACAAACACTTAATCATAAAATTAGTTTTAATATGTTGTATTTCATTTTAAACTACAAAAGCATATTTGATTGCATTGATTACTTTAAATCGATAGGATTTCACAATAATAGTTTTATAATAGGACCATTATATACACCATTGTTTTTAAATGTTAGACATTTACCAAAAAATATAAAAGAAGAAGTTATTACTATGTTTGAAAACAAAATTGCTGAACAACCAGGATTTTACCTACAAAATAGTTTGGAAAATTGCTTAAAGTATTTGACTGAAAATGGTTTTAATGCTAATATAGAACTAACAAGACAAAACATTAAAAAAATGGATTTAAGAAGAAAATTAGATAGCGAAAAAGTATTTCCAGAATTATACAAAGAGGTACTAAATTGAAAATATTTTACATGGGTTTAGAACCCTATGAAGGACGATATACATTACAATTAACAGAATGGACTAAACGTGTTTATAAAAAACGTGATATTGACTATGTGATTGTTCCAGGTACTACTATTGACGATTCAAAAGCAATAGTAACAGGACAAGTTTTAGATGCACATGGCAGAAGTTATTTTGGTATGAGCCAAATGATGAATCTTGTACAAATGATGAAAGCTGGCGAAGTTACTTCCGAGGATATAATATTTTTTGAGGATATGTTCCAACCAGGAATGGAATCTCTTCCATATATTTTACACCAAGTTGACAAAGAGCATATGCCAACAATATATTTGAGATGTTTAGCACAGGCAATTGATCCTGATGACTTTGTACACGTTTGGGGAATGAGCAAATGGATGAGTTTATATGAACAGATGTGTAATGAAATTCCAAATGTCAATATACTTGCAACAAACGAAGAAATGGTTGCACATATGCGTATAGCAAACTGGAAAGCACCTATATACAATATATCTGGTTTAAGTTTTGGCAAAGAAGAAGTACAAGAAAGAGTTCCTAATAGAAAAGCATTTAATGATAGAAAAATGAGAGTAATATTTGGAGCAAGATGGGATCAAGAAAAACAACCAGGATTTTTTATGGATATGATTGATCACTGGAAAGCAAATCCAAAATTACCAGAAGTAGAATTTGCAATATGTTGTGGCGGTCCTTTAAGAAGTAATAACACTTCTTATGTAAACAGAGCAAGAATAATGGAACAAGACGGTACATTAAAAATATATGAAAATTTAAAAAAGAATGAATACTACAACATACTTGCAGATTCAAGAGTATTGTTTAATTGTGCATTACAAGATTGGACATCCAATACAGTATCAGAAGCAGACTCATTAGGCACAAACGTATTGTTTCCAGCATACAGAACATTTCCAGAAGTATTTGCTAACGATGAAACAAGAATGTATATTCCATGGAGCGGTAGAGACGCAATGGAAAAATTAAAAGTATTATTAATGAAACCATCCCCTAGTATAGGTCAAATATCTGATTGGACAGACGGTACAATAGATAGAATGATTGACATTATGACAGGCACGGGAGAACAATGGAGAAGAGATGGAAAACACTACAGAACACCAGTTTCCGAGTCCAAGTATTAACACACTTACAAGATCTGTATTAGTTACAGGTGGAGGTGGCTATGTGGGTTCTCACACTTGCAAATTATTATCTAAAAATGGATACGTTCCTGTAACTGTTGATAGACATTACAGAGAAGGACTAGTATCGTTTGGGCCAAATTATAATTTACATCTACCACAAGAAATTAATAGATTAGATGAAATTATTAAAAGACATAACATTACAAGTTGTATACATTTTCTGGCCAGCACATCAGTATCTGAATCTGTTACAAATCCCTCATTATATTATAAAAACAATCTTATAAACACAATTACATTACTAGACAAATTAGTTTCTTTAGATATTAAATCATTTGTATATTCTTCTAGTGCGGCAGTTTATGGCAATCCAGGAATGAAACTATGCAAAGAAACAGATCAATGCAATCCAATTAGTTCTTATGGTGGAAGTAAATTAATGATAGAACAAGTTTTAAAAGATTATCATAGAGCATATGGTATATCATCAGTAGGATTAAGGTATTTTAATGCCGCTGGAGCAGACCCAGAAGGAGACGTTGGAGAATTAAGAGAAAAAGAAACACATATAATACCATTAGCCATTAAAGCATCTAGGCAACTAAAAACATTTAAATTATTTGGTGCAAAATTTCCAACAGAAGATGGCACGTGTGTTAGAGATTATGTTCATGTTATGGACCTTGCAGATGCACACATTAAGGCTTTAAACTATGCTCATGAAAATAATTGTGCCGATGTTTTTAATTTAGGTTCTGGAGCACCTGTTTCTAATAGAGAATTATTAGATGTTATACAAAAGCATACAGGTAAAATGGATATTAAATTTGAGCCAAGCAGAGCAGGGGATCCTGCATATCTTGTAGCAGATATAACAAAGGTAAAAGAAATATTAAATTGGGAACCAACACAAAGTTCAATTGATAATATAGTAGCAACTGCATTAAGATGGTATAATAAGATGCACAAGAAAGATATCCATTAATGGATCCAAAGAAAAAATACCATTTATTCAAAACAAATAAAAATTTTTGTGTTGTTCCGTGGACTAATTTTGAAATATACACAAATGGAGATGTTAGAACCTGTTCAATGGGTGGCGAAACTTTAGGCAATATTAACAATCAAGATATTGAAGATATTTTACAAAGTGATACTATTAAACGAATTAAATCAAATATGCTAGAAAATAAACCAGATAAAAACTGTGTATCATGCTATCACAGATCTATTGAAGATAAAAATTTTTCATATCTACGAGATCATTACAACAAATTACTGGTCAAAGCAGATGTTGATTATGAAAACATTGAAACTTTTGATATGCACTGTATTGATTTGCATTGGTCTAATATATGTAATTTACGTTGTATAATGTGTAATCCACAACAAAGCAGTTTGATTGCAAAAGATGAAAAGGAAATTATTACTCCAGTTAATAAAAAAAGTGTAGAAAAAATAATACAAATGACTGTTAAAAATCAAGCAAAAATAAAAGAAATATACTTGAGTGGTGGAGAACCATTTTATATTCCTTACAATGTACAACTTTTAAAACAACTGGAAAATAAAGATGTACCATTAAGAATTAATACTAATATGCAATGGAAAAAAACAAATCCTTTATTACAAGCATTGAAAAATTTTAATAATGTTCAACTCACAATGAGTGCTGATGCTGTAGGTGATAAATTTAATTATATAAGAAACGGAGCGGATTGGGACTTGTTTTGTAATAATTTAGAATATATTAAAAACAATACAAATTTTTCAATCAGAGTAAACACAATTTTTAGTATAATCAATGCTGATTGTATAGATAATTTAATTAATTATTTTTATAACCAAATGAATATAACTGACATGACTATTAATTTAGTATATGTTCCTAATGCAATGGATCCAAGAAACTACCCTGCAGGAAAAAAAACAAATATCATATCTAAATTGCAAAAAATTAAAAAAACTATATCTAACGAACACACAAATTTACTTAATAATTTAGAAAATTGTATCATGCAAATAAGTTTGGAAAATATAAAAGATTATGTTCCTACGTTAGATCATGTTACAAAAAAACATAAAACAAATTGGAGACAAGTATTTGTAGATTTAGTATGAAGACAGCATTATTAATTGGTTGTGGCGGAAAAAGAGGAGAAGATTTAATAAAAGGTTGCCAACAGGCTGACTTTGACGTAATTAATATAGGTTCTAGTGAATCTAAATTAAAAAATGTAGAAAACATTAAGATTGATTGGAGAACCTTTGATATAATACAAATGCATAAAATTTATAAACAACTGTCTTACAATTTTGACTTTATATTTTTTAATCAAAATTCATCGGCGTTGGCAAAAGAAAATTTTATTAATACAATTAAAACTGTAGATTTATGGAGTTTAACTAAGAGCTGGAGTAAAAGTTATTGGTTAAGTTGTCAATTTCCTTTTATAATAATCAAAACACTAGAAGAACAAAATAAGTTAGATAAAAATGCTACTATAGGTTGGATGCTGTCTAGTTACATTGATAAAAATGTTAAAGGTGTTGACGACTATGCTGATTACAGTGGTTATAAATTTACAAACTATTTAATAATGAAAAACTTTAATACAAAATACCAATGTTTTGGTATTAATCCCAAATTTGGTTCTTCTGACTATACAGATTTAATTTATAAAATTTGTAGCAACCAAATTAAATGCAATGGACAAATAATTGAATAATTGTTTGACAAAATGGTGCAACTACTGTAAAATAGTATATAAGGAGATACAATGACAAATGAAGAAGACAAAAGCTATGAAAATGAATCGGCCAGTCCATCACCAATGGTACAAATCTCAATTAAAGAGTATGACAAACTCAAAGAACATCAAAAATATATTACAGATAAAAGTTTAATTGCTGTAATTGATAAAATTGAAGAGTTAGTTAGAGCATTAAGAAAACACATAGTTAGAACAGATATAGAATAATATATGGATGACACTTTAAAAGACAGTTGGATTGTTAAAGGTCCAATATCAAAAACAATTAAAGACAGAATTAAAAAAGCAGGAAAAAGATTTCACTGTAATGATAATATTTCTGAATATATTGAGGATGGTGACTTAGAAAAATTACAAGTAGAGGTACAAGAAAAATTACAAGGAGTTTTGGAAAGTCTTGTAATTGATACAGAAAACGATCACAACACACAAGAAACTGCAAAACGTGTCGCAAAAATGTACATCAAAGAAACATTTGGTGGCAGATATAATCCAATGCCAAGAATTACACACTTTCCTAATATGGGATATAAGAGTATGTACACTAGTGGTCCAATCAGTATTAAATCAACGTGTGCTCACCATTTACAAAACATTGTAGGTAATGCTTGGGTAGGTATTATTCCAAATGGCAAAGTTATCGGATTAAGTAAGTTTAATAGAATTATTCACCATATTGTAGAAAGACCACAAATACAAGAAGAGATGACAACACAAATTGCTGATGCATTAAAAGAATATGCACATACAAGTCATATTGCAGTAGTAGTTAAAGCAGAACATCATTGCATGACACACAGAGGCGTAAGAGAACACGAATCTGATATGACAACTGCAATTATGTTAGGTGCATTTAAAGAAGATCCAGCAACTAGAGATGAATTTTATAAAATTTGTATGAACATGAAGGGTCATGAATAAAAAACAATACCAAAAAGAAAAAGAAAGACAAGCTAACTTACAATCAGATAATGTAGAAATGGAAAATTGGGTTCCAAGTGAAGGTTCAATAGGCACCGTCGATACTATGAATATAGATTTTGACGTAGGTTATGATTCAGATCAAATGAATTTTGATTTTGAAAGAGATTTAAGAAAAAAATATCCTGCACTAAAAGATGCTTGGGAGCATTATCAAAATATAAAACAAATGTGTGAAGCAAGAGAAAAAGAAGAAGATGCGAATTAACCAAGATCCAAAACTAAATTACGAAGACGTTTTATTACAACCAAAACGTTCCACGTTATCATCAAGAAAAGATGTAGACATGACTCGTAAGTTTACATTTCGGAACTCAGACAAAGTAATGAACTTTACACCAATCTTTGCAAGTAATATGGATGGTGTTGGTACATTTAGTATGGCAAAAATATTACAAGAATATAAAATGATGACTGTTATTACAAAATCCACTACTCCAGATCAATGGAAAGAGGCAGTAGGCAATGGTGTAAGATTACAAAGTGTTTCTGTATGTACAGGCACAAATAAAATGTTTGATGATGAAGCTGAAGATTATACTAATATGCAAGAAATATTAAAAAGTTTTCCTGATATTAAAATGATTACAATAGATGTTGCTAATGCATATCATCAAAATATGGTTGGCTTTGTTCAAAAAGTTAGAGAAGAATATCCAGACAAAGTTATTGTAGCAGGTAACGTAGTAACACCTGAGATGACCGAAGAATTAATTATTAACGGTGCTGACGTAGTTAAAATAGGAATAGGACCAGGTAGTGTTTGCACTACACGAACAATGACTGGTGTTGGTGTTCCACAATTTTCAGCAATATTAGAATGTGCTGATGCGGCTAATGGTGTTGATGGACACATAATGGCGGATGGTGGTTGCACACAACCAGGAGATATTGCAAAAGCATTAGGTGGTGGTGCACATATGGTTATGATTGGCGGTATGTTAGCAGGACATAACGAATCAGAAGTAGAAGTAAAAGACGGATTTAGAGAATTTTATGGCATGAGTTCTGATCGTGCAAGAGAAGTACACGGCAAAAGAAAAGACGGATATAGAGGCAACGAAGGTAGAGTAGTACATTTACCTGATAGAGGACCTGTTAAAGAAACTATAGAAAATATACTTGGCGGTGTAAGAAGTGCTTGTACATATATTGGTGCAAGACGATTAAAAGATATGCCTAAATGTGCAACTTTTGTAACAACATACAACGTAATTAATAAAGTTTACGAGCAATTTTAAATATTTAAATACATTATATGATTCCTAATAAGAATACATTTTGTATTGCTCCATGGTTTAGTGTTTTTATTGATTCAAGAAAAAAATTATCACCATGTTGCAAAAGTAATAAGACAAACAAATACAATTATTCTCAATTAAACGATTATTTTTTTTCTAACGAATTAGAACAATTACGCAAAGACTTAATTAATGGAATAAAAAACAAGACTTGTTCAGCATGTTGGGAAACAGAAGAACAAAACGGAGATTCATTACGAAAACAATACAATAGGACTTTAGCCATGAGATTTGATAAAGGTTCTATTCTCAATCAAATCAATAATCCATCAGTAAAAAATATAAAAAGTTTTGATCTAGTTCTAGGAAATTTATGCAATTTAAAGTGTATAATGTGTAATCCAGGACAAAGTAGTCAATTACTAGCAGAAGCAAATTTAAATCCTGAATTGAAAAAATGGTATACAAAAAATACTACATATAATCAAAAATTATTTAATTGGCCAGAAGACAATGATTTTGTCAACTGGTGTGAGAAAAATCTACCACAAAGTATTCATATAAAATTTACTGGTGGAGAACCTTTTATAATTCCGGGGCTTCATAAAATTATAGAACAAATCCCAGACTCACAAAAGAAGAATTGTATTTTGCATTTTACTACAAATTTAACGAATATTAATAAAGATATATTAAATTATTTTACAAAATTTAAAGAAGTTTGGCTGAGTGTTTCTTGCGAAGGTATAGAAGAAACACTAGAATATGTAAGATTTGGTCATAAATGGAAAACACTAGATGAAAATTTTAAAATTATTCAAAATATGAATTCAAAAAACATTATTTTAGCAGTAAATTATGTTGTTCAAGCACTCAGTTATCATTCAATCATAGCTATGGTTAAATATTTTGATTCACTTAAAATTAAAATAGATCCTATTATGTTATCAGATCCAAAACACTTCCATATTTCATCATTAACCAAATATGCTAAAAACAAATTTATATCCGATACTAAGGATTATAATGGTTTTAATAAAAGTTTTGTCAATTTTATAAGAAACATGTCTAAAAAATACATTGATCACGATAAAAGTCTTTCTAAAAAATGTATTAAACATTTAGAATTACTAGATAAAAGTAGAAAAACAAATTATAAAAAAATAATACCGTTTGAAAATTTACATCAAATATAGTAAAATAAAATATGGATACAAAGAAAAACTATTTTACAACAGGTCAAATGCGTAATGCATTAATACAAATAGAAGATCAAATGGTCCACTCCAATTGGATGCCAACTATTATATTAGGTATTAATAGAGGTGGTTGTATTCCTGGCGTTTACCTTTCACACAGACTTAATATAGCACACGAAGTACTTGATATACGATTAAGAGATCATACAACAAAGCCAAATCTATCTGTATTAGAAAAAGCGTTTGCATTTCAAAAGAAAATTTTAATCATTGATGATATTAATGATACAGGAGCAACGTTCAATTATATTGTTGAAAATTTTAGTAAGGGTGATGGTAGAATTAAATTTGCCGCACTTATACATAATAAACCAAGCAAAGCAAAAGTAGATTACCAAGGATACAAAATAGACAAGTCAAAAGATCCTGCATGGATTGTTTTCCCATGGGAAGAATGGGACAAATAATTTACACTCTGTTGACAAATCATCTAAATAATAGTAAAATAATATTATGTCAAATATAGCAGGAAAAATTTGGGGATCTACAGAACTTATTCTCGCAAACAGTTCATTAGAATTTCATAGAATAGATTATAAAAAAGGTGGTGTTTGCTCTAAACACAAACACGAATACAAATGGAATGGCTTCTATTGTATGACAGGAAAACTAAAAATTAAAGTATGGCAAAAAGATTACAATTTAGTAGACGAAACTATTTTAAACCCTGGCGATTTTACTGCTGTCAAACCACAATTATTCCATTCATTTGAAGGCTTAGAAGACGGTGTTGCATTTGAATTATATTGGGCAGAATTCAGACACAACGATATACAAAGAGAATCTGTAGGACACTTAACAGAAGGCAACGTAGTTAGACTGGATAAGAAAAAAGGAAAGTAACATGATTCCTATAAAAGGATATGCAACTTTTCACCCATTAAAACATTGTTGGATAGGATCCGGATTTAAAGCAGAATGGTTTCAAGATTTACCTATATATAAAAATAACAAAATTATGGATCCTTTGAAACGTATTGCAGAGGAAACCGAAGAAGATTCTCAAACACTAGAAAAAATATTAAAAGATGCTGGTGTAAAAACACATCGCAGTTGGTTGGATATAGATAAGGTAGGTTCTCTTAAAAATATATTTCGTCCACCAGTTAACCCAAGAGACCATTTTGCAGTAATTGGTGAAAAACTATATGCCTGCCATGGATCGGGTACTCCTGGATATGTAGATATTTTAAAACAAATAGACAAAAAAAATCTATACATAAACATACAAGACAGTACAATTACTTCTGCTTGTATTTGTAGAGTAGGAAAAGATTTGTATTGGGATCACGGTGTTACTGACACAACCGAAGCAACTATAAAAAAATTTACAGACATTTGGACTAAGGAAGGATTTAGAGTACATAAATCAAACAGAGGTTATCATTCAGATGGTGTGTTTTGTGTTGTGAAACCTGGTTGTATTGTTTCATTAAACGATATACAAGATTATAAAACAGAATTCCCAGGCTGGGACGTACTATATCTACCAGATCAATCGTGGGATAAAGTAAGTCCTTTTTTAGAAATGAAAAAAAAAGTAGGAGGACGTTGGTGGTTAAAAGGAGAAGAGCATAACGATCAATTAATTGAATTTGTTGACACATGGTTAAATGATTGGGTTGGTTATGTGGAAGAAACTGTATTTGATGTTAATATGTTGTCAGTTGACGAAAACAGAATAATATGCAACAATTACAACAAAGACGTATTTGAACATTTTAAAAAACATAAAGTTGAACCAATTATATTCAACTTTAGACATAGATACTTTTGGGATGGTGGAATACATTGTATAACACAAGATTTATATAGAGAAGGAAAAATGGAGGATTACTTTGGCTGACATATATCACATTTGGGCAGATCATCATAAAGACGTAGACGCATATGACTTTGCAAAAAAAATGCGAAAGTTTTTAGATGGTTTAGTTGAAATGGGTAAAATGAAAAGTTACAGACTTACAAGATCAAAATTAGGTTTTAGATCAATGGATATGCCTGAATTTCATGTTATGATGGAATTTACCAATATGCAACAACTAGATGATGCTATGACAAGCATAATCCGTAATGAAGAAAAAATAGATGAATCACACGTTTCGTTTAATCAATTAGTAAACAAAGAAACAATACAACACTTTTTATACAGAGATTTTCCAGATGAACTCAAATAAAAAAATAGTAATTGCTTACCATCCTGGAATGTATGGCGGATTACTAAGATGGTTATTGGACAGATTTTCTCCTGATTGTAAATTTAAACACATTAACAATCCATGGGATGAACATGATAGAGTACATGGAGTATTTGAATACAATAACAAATTTAATCGGGCAGATTTAAATTTTAAAGTACCATCAGATAATTCAACAAATAAGATAGTGATATATTTTAATTTATCTGATTTATTATTTGCAGAAAGATGTACTTTTTATAGAGGTGAGGGATTTGAAGATGATACAGGTAGATATAAGATACTTATATCTGACTCTGACATTAAATTGTTAAATTTATTTAAAATTGATAAAACAAAAAACTCTAAAGCAGTTACTAAAGAACTTTACAAAATACAACTACATGACGGTGAAAATGGAATTTGGTCTGACCGTATTATTAAATTTATGTCAAACCCAACTTACTATCAATTTCCTGTTTATGCACTCTGGAACAAAGATCTGTTCATACAACAACTTCGAACTATTAGCAATAAATTTATACTTGATTTAGAAATTGACGAAACTATTATTGAAAACGTAACAAAAAAAATAAGTGAAACATTTGTTATAAAAACAAGAAACAGAGCAAAGACTGTATTAGAAGCAATACAAAATAAACAACAAATGAATTGCAGTGAATTAGATATATTAGAACAGGCCTGGATAGAAGTTTTATTAGAAAAACAACACGATTCTATAATTTTTCCATATGGTACTAATTGGTTTAAAAATACCAATCAAATTAATGAATTTTTAGAAACATATCCTTCGTATCTAAAACATATGAATCCACGATTACCATGGTATAATAATGCAAAAAATCCCTTTTATTGGAGTACGTTGACAGAAAAGTAAATAGCTTAAACCAGATGAGTAAAATACAAATTGTTTATCATTCAGGCACATATGGAAGATTATTACGTTGGTTATTGGACAGATTTTCTCCTGATTGTAAATTTAAACACATTAACAATCCATGGGATGAACATGATAGAGTACATGGAGTATTTGAATACAATCAAAGATTTAGGAGGGCACATCAAATAAAAAAAAACAGAGGTGAAAGTTCGATTGACCCGGAGGCAAGTAAAATAATTATAAATTTTAATCTAGACGATTTATTGTTTGTTGAACGTTGTGGATTCTACAGGAACCCAAAAAATTATACAGAACAAGCAAGATACAAATCTATTATTAATGACACAGATATTAAAATTTTAAAATTGTTTAACATCAATAAAGACAAAATACACAAATCTGTTGCCAAAGAAATTTACAAAATACAATTACACGATCATGAAAACCATAGACATTGGAAAGAAATGACAAAATATATGAAAAACAATAATCATTATCAATTCTCTATATATGCATTATGGAACAAAGAGAATTTTATTAAAGAGCTTAAAGCAATATCTAACAAGTTCTCACTTGACCTAAATATCAATGAAGCTATTATAAGCAACATTACAGAAAAAATTAGTAAGATGTATCCAATTTCTACGAAATATAGAGCAAAAAATATTTTAAAAGCAATTAAAGAAAATACCAATATAGAGTGTAACGAATTAGATATACTTGAACAAGCATGGATAGAAGTAATACTAGAAAAACAACACGATTCTATAATTTTTCCATATGGTACTAATTGGTTTGGAAATACCAATCAAATAAATGAATTTTTAGAAACATATCCTTCGTATCTAAAACATATGAATCCACGATTACCATGGTATAATAATATAAAAAATCCATTTTATTACAATGAATTGACATACCCGCAAAAGTAGTATACAATTAAAGAATAGTAGAAACAACAAAAAATATAGATCCAAAAATATGGAAAAAATAAGATATTCAGAAATATTTCATTCAGTACAAGGTGAAGGGCGATTTGTAGGCGTACCTAGTGTATTCTTTAGAGTATTTGGTTGCAATTTCCATTGTCATGGATTTGGGCAAGGTAGAGATAAAAGTAAATGGCTTAAACCAGAAGAAATGCCATATTCCACGCAAGACCTATCAGAACTTAAAAATATTAAAGATTTACCTGTTGTTGATATTGGCTGTGACGCAAGTGCAAGTTGGTCAACAAGATATAAACATTTAGTTGATTGGGAACCTATAGATAAAATTGCAAAACAAATTATATCTTTCACACCAGAAAATAAGTGGATATGTTCTACAGGACAAGATATACATTTTGTTATAACAGGTGGAGAACCTATGTTGTGGCAAAGAGAAACACAACATTTATTAAGACAACCACAATTTAATGATTTAAAAAATTTAACTATTGAAACTAATTGCACACAACCATTTAAAGAAAACTTTGATAAATTTATGCACGGTTTAACTGCTGGTGATTATACAAAACATCCAGTTCACGTAACTTGGTCAACTTCACCAAAATTATCAATATCAGGTGAGAAGTGGGAAAAAGCAATTAAACCTGAAGTTGCAAGACAATATTCAGAAATACCAAACACACATTTATATTTTAAATTTGTTGTTGAAGATGAAGAAGATTTAGAAGAAGTTGATATGGCAAGAAAAGCATATGCAGACGCAGGTGTAGAAGCAGACATATATCTAATGGCAGTAGGTGCCACAGTTGAAGGGCAATCTAAAACTGCTAAACAAGTCGCTGACTTATGTTTGAAATATGGTTTTAAATATTCTCCAAGACTGCACGTAGATTTATTTGGTAATAAGTGGGGAACATAATGATTGCAAAAAAAGGAAAAACAAACTATAATAAAACAATGAAAGTTAAAAAAACTACAAAACCGAGAGCAAAAAAGAAAACTACTAAAAGTGAGGAACCTTGGGTTAAGGTTTTAAATATAAATGTTAGTCCAGACAATCCACGTAATGGATTTTTTGAACTAGATTGGAATGACGAATTTGTTAACAATTTAAAACAACATGGATATCTTGGTCAATCAGATGAAGAAATAGTTGACAGATGGTTTCAAACTCTCTGTCGAACAATTGGCAATGAGCAAGGTATTGACGTTACTGGCTCTGGTTATGTTCAAATAAACAGACGAGATGATGGCAAAACAGAGGTCTCGTAATGACCCACATATTAGTTGATACAGCAAACACATTTTTTCGTGCTAGGCATGTAATTAGAGGAGACACGTCTGAAAAAATAGGTATGGCTATCCATATCACTATGAACTCTATTAAAAAAGCATGGCAAGACTTTAACGGTACACACATGGTTTTCTGTTTAGAAGGACGTAGTTGGCGTAAAGACCACTATACTCCATACAAAAAAAATAGAAAAGAAGTGTTTGAAGCAATGACTGAAAAAGAGAAAGATGAAAATAAAGTATTTTGGGAGTGTTATGATGATTTTATTGATTTTATTAAAACAAAAACCAATGTTACTGTATTACAAAACTCACGTTGCGAAGCAGATGACTTAATTGCACGTTGGATTGATAAGCATCCAAACAAAAAACACGTAATTTTAAGTACTGACAAAGATCTAAATCAACTTGTAAGTGAAAATGTTAAGCAATACAACGGTATTACAGAAACCACTATTACACACGAAGGTTGGTTTGACGGAAAAGGAAATGAAATTATAGACAAGAAAACAAAAACACCAAAAGGAGCACCAAATCCAGAGTGGATTATATTCGAAAAAAGTATGAGAGGCGATCCTAGTGATAATATTTTTAGTGCATACCCTGGTGTTAGAACAAAAGGCACTAAAAATAAAATAGGATTGCAAGAAGCATTTGCAGATCGTAATGAAAAAGGATATACTTGGAATAATATAATGTTATCTAAATGGGTTGATACAGAAGGTACTGAACATAGAGTAATAGACGATTACGAAAGAAACAAGTTATTAGTAGATCTTCACGCACAACCAGAAGCCATTGTAGAAGAACTAGATCAAACGATTACACAGGCTAAGGCAGAAAATAAAAGTATAGATCAAGTTGGAATCAGATTCATGAGGTTCTGTGCCAAGTATGATTTAAATAGAATTAGTGAGCAGGCTCAACTATACGTAGAGCCCTTTAATGCGAGGTTAAGTGTATGACAATAAAAGCAAAAACACTTGTAAAAGACAAGTTTTGGATTGTTGAAGAACGCGGTCAAAAATTAGGTACCCTTCAAAAAAAAGAAGATAATGGTTGGATCTTTTTAAGTAAAAAAGATCATAGACAAGTGTTTCACACACAGGAGAGCCTGTTCACCAAATTTGGTTTTAATATTTTTAAAGAGAAAATTAAAGAAGTAGAAGAAAAGTCAGTTGATAAATGGGACGTAAAACAAGCACAAGATTTTGAAGTACATGGCTATCCATGTTCACAAAAACCTTATAATTCATTATGGGACGTACAAAAAAAATTACCTCTGTATACAAAAACACCAAAATCCAAATCAATGTTTTGTGCAGGTTATTACATTGTAAAATTTGAAACTGTAAATTGGCGTAAAGCATACTGTCCAAAAATTATTACACTACAAAGGTATCCTTACAAAGGACCTATAAAATCAAAAACTGAAATGGTATCACAACTAAATGACGCACTCAAAAATTCAAACTAAACCAATTGAAGATTTGCTAGGTAGAATAAGAACCTTACGTCAAAAAGGTGAACGTGAAATTAGGATACCAGCTAGTGAAGCTGACAAGTTAGCAGATTCTTTATCACAAGTCATGACAAGAATAGTCACTATTCAAGAAGAAATAATTGAAGCACTCAAAACTGCCAAAGAAGCACAAACGATCAATATTGAGATGGACGGTGGCGACTTTAATAAAAAATAGTAATACAATTATTGGTAAATATAGTTGTATCATGAGCAGGCCAAAACCAACAGTGTTACTACAGCACAGTAATAAAACTACCTATAAAATGGACGAAGTCCTTGCGGCTGAAGGCATATGGGCAGTTTTTTATGATGGTAAACCAATCAACTTAAAATCGTCAAGTTTGGTTGCGAATTATCCAGGACCAAAATACAAGAAAGTATCATTCTCTAATCCAGGCCATGCAGAGAATTTGGCTAAGAAGTTAAACACACAACACAACACCGATAAATTTGGTGTGTATCTTTTAAAAACTGGCGACAAATTCTCTAGATAATTAAGTGTATGGACACAAAGACAGCCTACACTCGAACCTTCCTTACACTCAAGGAACAACCATTACACGATGAAAGTATAAAAGCGGCTTATTTTAGTTGGTGGCAAAATGTACGAGAAAGCTACCAAGCAAGATCACTGAGATTAACAAAAATAGGCTATGAATGTGTGAAATCCTTAGATATTAAAACCTATGAAATTAAATTTCCTGCTAAAATCATATTCAGACCACAAACATTTTTATGGTTAGATGAATTTGTTGACTGCCCATATTATGTAGACAAAAAGCAAATTGTTGTAACCATGGAAAAAATGGCATTACAACTCATGATGTTTGCTGGAGATGTAACAAAATACGGTTTAGCACGGGCTATGAGCAAGGCCGATGAGGGGAAAAATACGTGAACCAATATTCATGTGAATTTATAGACAAAGGATTATTTGTTTCTCACAGAGGAACAAGTTTATGTTGTGTTAATGAACAAATCGAAAAACCAACGCAACTACCAAGCAAATTTTGGAATAGTAAAAAAAGACAACAAGCTATAATTAGAAGTCACAAAGATATGCCTGTCGATGGCTGTGCTTCTTGTTATAGACTTGAAAGTAAAAAGTTGCCAAGTAATAGGACAAGATTGAAAAAACACAATTCTCTTCCTACCAAAGATCTACCAGTACTTTTAGATTTAGATTTTAGCAATTTATGTAATTTAAAATGTATAATGTGCAATTCAGAACGTAGTTCTGAGTTGGCAAAAGACAAAAAACTATATGTAAACAATAAAGGAGTATCTCAAGTTTCTAAACAAGTTATAGATGACCTAATTAATATATCCGCAGAAGTAAAAGAAATTCAAATACAAGGTGGAGAACCTAGTATTATGGAAGATAACAATTATTATTTTCAAAGGCTTGACGAAAAAGGTTACTCAAAAAACATAACCGTATTGATTAACATAAATGGTACAAATTTAAATAAAAAATTTTGTAATTCTTTAAAAAATTTTAAATCAGTTAGATTAAGTGTTAGCATAGACAGTTATGGGTTAGCAAACAACTATATTAGATGGCCTAGTAAATTTGAAGCAATTGATAAAAACGTTCGTGCATTAGCCAAATACAAAAATTTCCATACAGAAGTTTTTAGCACAATTAACGTATTATCTTTATTCGATTACAAAAACTTTTTATTTTGGTGTAAAGAAATGGAATCATTTTATGCTACAAACGGAAAAACCTTTAGAGTTACACCATCAAAAATATTAAATCCAATTTATTATAGTCCATTTATTGCAACAAACAATCTTAAAGATTACTTTATACACCAAATAAACGATTTTTTACAATATAATAATTTAACCCATAATAGCAAATGGAAATTAGAAATGTTAATGTTTTTAAAATCGTTAAAAGAAGCAAAAACAAACCATAATGCAATAAAACAATTAATGTATCAAGTAAAATACCTTGATGAGCAACGAAATACAAGCATTGAGCATTTTATTCCTAATTTTTCTCTTCTTCTGGACAAAAATCCTAGTAAAATAGCGACTTTTTAGCCATAATACCAGGTTGACGTATTACAATACTATGTTATTATAGTATTATAAACATTTAAACAGGAGTGTACAAATGGCAAGAACCAAAAACAAAGAACAAGCAATAGGCAGTCAAAATAGAACTGTAACGCCAAACGAGGCAAAATCAGCATTAACACATTGTATCAAATTACAAAGACCAATAATGATGTGGGGGGCACCTGGTATTGGTAAATCCGACATAGTTAAACAAATTGCAGATTCACAAAAAAGAGAAGTTATCGATATTAGACTTCCTTTATGGGAACCTACAGATATTAAGGGTATTCCTTATTACAATTCAAAAGAAAACAACATGGTTTGGGCTAGTCCTGCAGAACTGCCAACTGATCTTAAATCGACTGCTATTGTATTCTTAGATGAATTGAACTCAGCGGCACCGGCAGTACAAGCGGCGGCTTATCAACTTATTTTAAACAGAAGAGTAGGACAATATCATTTGCCAGAAGGCGTTTCAATTGTAGCGGCTGGTAATAGAGATAGTGATAAAGGTGTCACTTACAGAATGCCTGCTCCGTTAGCCAACAGATTTGTTCACATTGAACTAAGAGTGGACTATGACGATTGGTTACAATGGGCAACAGACAAACATATCCATTCTGATGTGGTAGGTTATTGCACATTCGCAAAACAAGATTTATATGATTTTGATCCTAAAGGATCAAGTAGATCATTCGCAACTCCGAGATCATGGAGTTTCGTATCACAACTTCTATCAGATGACCTGCCAGAAAGTACGCTCACTGACCTCGTTGCAGGTTGCGTAGGAGAAGGCCTGGCCGTTAAGTTTATGAATCATCGTAAGGTTAGCGGTCAGTTACCTAACCCATCTGATATATTGAGCGGTAAGGTTAAAGATCTTAAAACTAAAGAAATATCAGCGATGTATTCACTTACAGTTTCGTTGTGTTATGAATTACAACAGGCACATGAAAAGAAAGTGAAAAATTGGAACGAACAAGCAGATAGATTTTTTCACTATATGATGGACAACTTTGAAACAGAGTTGGTTGTTATGGGTGCTAAAATTGCACTGACAAACTATAAACTTCCGTTCGATCCTAGCAAGTTGAAATCATTTGATAGGTTCCATAAGAAGTTTGGCAAGTATGTCATAACTGCTATGGAGTCTAAATAATGTATTACCGAGGACCAATAGATTATAAAAAAAGTAAAAATTTTTCAAATAATGATGAATGTATTTGGATAGTATATCCTCCGGGTGCAGGAGGAGATTTACTTGCAACAATAATTAATTATCATTATTTAGAAACAGGTTCTTCATTTTTTGGAATAAGTGATCGAGGAAAAGTTATGTTTTCTCCTACTGATGGAAAAACTGCTGGATTAGAAGTTGAAGGTACTATTATCTTTAATAAACAACTAATCCATGACATTAATAACGAAATTGGAAAAAATACATTATCATATAATATGTTAGATATGGTTCTATTTTCTAATCATAATTGGAGAGATTGCGTTGTTGAAAACATATTATCTTTTTTTAAAAAAGCAAAAATAATAAGAATACTACCAAAAAATAAAAATGAAGCAGAGATTATTAAATGGCTGAGTATGTTTAAAAACCTATCTAAAAACCTATCATTTGATGATGATATAATAAAACAAGTCTCATTTGAAAAATTTAAAACTAATTTACAAGATGAAAGATTATTTGAAATAAAATTTCATGAGTTATTAAATAAAAAAAAATTTGAGAACGTTTATACAAGATTAATAAAATATTTAAATCTACCGTGCAAATTAATTAGTTTTGATTTTATAGAATTTTGGTTAAGTAACCAACATCCAACAATTAGAAAAAATTTAACTAGTATGGAGTCTAAATAATGTCAGACTACCATAATCAAAAAATCATAGACAAACTAGTGACAGCGAGGATTGCCTTACTATTGAAACACCCTTTCTTTGGCAACCTTGCTACTAGATTGAAACTTGTGAATGCAGATGATTGGTGTCCTACTGCTGGTACAGATGGTAGATACTTTTATTACAATACAAAATTTATAGATTCACTTACACCAAAAGAAGCAGAGTTCTTATTTGGTCATGAAGTTCTACATAATGTATTTGAACATATGTTAGTTAGAATTGGAAATAGAGATCCACAACTTTGGAACATAGCGGCAGACTATGCCGTTAACCAAATACTTGTTGACGGAAAAATTGGAGAAATGCCAAAGGGTAAAAAAGGTGAGAACAAAGGCTTCCAAGATGAAAAATACAAGGATTGGCCAGCAGAAAGAATATATGATGACATCTATAAACAAGCCAAAAAGAATGGTAAGAAGATGTTAGACAAATTAGGTAAACTTATGGACGAACACGTTGATTGGGGCAAAGAGCCAGGATCAGGTGGAAAAGGAAAAGATAAAAACGGAAAAGGAAAACAACCAGTTTATTCTAAAGAAGAATTAAAAAAAATCAGAGACGAAGTAAAAGAAGCAATGGTGAGTGCCGCACAATCTACAGGTGCAGGTAACTTACCGGGGGCTTTACAAAGATTAGTTGCTGACTTAACAGAACCAAAAATGGATTGGAGAGAAATACTTCAACAACAAATTATGAGTACAATTAAATCAGATTATACCTGGATGAGACCTAGTAGAAAATCATGGCACACATCTGCTATACTACCAGGACAAAACAATGACGAAATGATTGATATATGTTTGGCTCTTGATGCTTCTGGTTCGATAAGCAATGAACAATGTAAAGAATTTTTGACAGAAGTAAAAAACATAATGGATCAATACAAAGATTTTAGAATACATCTTTGGACTTTTGACACAGAAGTTTTTAATCCAAAAGTGTTTACACCAGATAATGCAGATGAATTATTAGATTATAAATTAGGTTCAGGTGGTGGTACAGAGTTTGAATGTAATTGGGATTATATGAAAAGAGAAGGTATAGAACCTAAAAAATTTATAATGTTTACAGATGGTTGGCCATTTAATAGTTGGGGAGATGAAACTTATTGTGATACAATATTTTTAATTAATAACCCATACGAAAGAGGAATAGAAGCACCATTTGGAATGACTGTACAATACAATGACTAATATGCTTTACCAAACTATAACCCCAGGCTTATATGCACAAATAAATATTTGCATGATTAAAACAGCCAAAGAACATTTAGAAAATAGTAAAATGAATTATCAAAAACATTTTACTCATTCATTATACAATGCTTATCTATTAACAATAATCGTTTTTAGTTCTGTTATCCATGCATTCTTTCCTATGGTGTTAAGACAACATGCCGCTAGAGGAGTTGTAAGAATTTATAATTCTATGAAAAAACATGCACACCTAAGAAAAATGATTAATGATGAGAGCAAAAATGTTAAAGATTAATCCAAAAAACTTTTACCAAAGAGAATTACATATATTACCACCACATTTTGTTAATACTGTAATAAAAGCAACTGAATACGATGTTGAGAACATACGAACATGGATTTATGAACATTGTTCAGGTAGATATTCAATTACCAATGATATAATAACATACAACGACAAAACTAAACCTGTTACTGTTTTTGGATTTGAAAACCCAGGTGATCTTACTCTATTTGCGTTAAGCGGTCTAGCTCAAAACAATCAAAAATAACTATTGCATTTGATAATTAATTTTAGTATAATATATGTATATTAAATAACTAATTGCAATTAGGAGAAATACAAAAATGGCAACAAAAAAGAGAACTTTAAAAAAGCCAACAACTGCCACTACAAAGGCACCAACAGAAACGGCTACAGCTAATTCGGCACCAGCAGGTGGACCACAACCAGATCCTAATGCTTTATCAATTGGCGACTTAAAAAATCTTTCATCAATACTTGATGTAGCATCTACAAGAGGTGCATTCAAGGCTGGAGAAATGGCAGGTGTAGGATTTTTATATAACAAACTTCAGGCGTTCTTAGCCAAAGTGGCACCACCTGAACCTGCGAAAGAAGCAGAACCTACAACAACAGGCACAGGAGGAAAATAATATGCCACTAGTAAATGTAAACAACCAGGCTATGCCAATGGATAGTGGAACAGGTAAACCTGGAGAAGGACAAACAGGTCCGAGAAGACACTTCAAACATATTGGAGAACTTGCGGATGAAAGTAAGGCAAAGGTAGTAATTGTTTATAGAACTGTACCAGGTGAACCAAATAACTGTTTGATAGTAGGTACAAAATTTTTACCTGACCTATACCACAATGCACTAATGAGAGCAGTAGAATCAGATGGTGGGCAAGACGCAAAAGAACTAGGTGAATTTTTAGGCAGACAAACATTTCCAGATGGAACTAATATGTTGGCCGTATTACATAATGACAACTATATTAAAAAGTTTACAACTAAAGAGATTATAGTTACTTTTGGAAATACTGTAGAAGGTAGAATTGCACTAAACAAATTAAACGAACAAATGGCAAGAGATCTAGGTGTTAAAGTATCTGAATTAGCAGTCAAAGACGAAACACCAGTTACGGCTGAAGCGGCTACTACTAAAAAAGCAGATGCCAAAAAAACTACCGCCAAAAAATAGTAGTTGGGTACAATTAACAAAAGATTTTGTTAAGGAATGGCCCGAGATTCTTGAAGGATTACACTTCAAGAATATGCCCGTCAAATATCTACTTTACTGCAATATTAATCTTAAAAATCATATAACGATACATTATGATATTAAAAAAGAATTAAAAATTAAAAGTCAAGATTCTATAGCACGTTTTCTTAAAAAAACAATTGAAGCAAATTACTTTAAAATTAAAAATGTAGATTTGAAATTTGATATTCCTGCACTAAAACGTGATATGGAATCACGAACAAATACAATATTAGCAAAAACTTTTAAGAAATAATGATAGCACTATCTGGTTTTGGCTACGAAAGAAAGCTAAAAAATCCATCTAAGGCATTTGCCGAAACATGGAAGTCTAAAAGTTTTATCAACGGGCCTGCTGTAAAAGAATTTGAAAAGCAGTTTGCTCAATACTGTGGCACAAATCATTGTGTTGCAGTAAGTTCATGCACATCTGCACTACACTTATCACTTCTAGCCTTAGGTATTGGACCAGGAGACGAAGTTATTACTGTACCATACACTTGGGTCAGTACAGTTGAGGTTATAAAACAAGTAGGCGCCACACCAGTATTTGCTGACATAAGTCTTAATGATATGTGTATAGATCCAAAGGAAGTCGCTAAAAAAATAAACAATAAAACTAAAGCAATCATTGGTGTAGATCTTTATGGAAATGTATGCGATATAGACGAATTAAAAAAGTTTAATGTTCCAGTTATACAAGATTCTGCACAAAGCACAGGTGCTTTTTATAAAAGCAAAAGAGTGGGTAGTGTTGCTGACTTAACTTGTTTTAGTTTCTATCCTACAAAAAATTTAAGTTGTTGGGGAGATGCGGGTGCTGTCACAGGCAATGAAAAATATTTAAAAACAATCAGGCAATTGAGAAACCATGGTCAGTCTACTAGATTTAAAATGCATATGGTTGGATGGAATGCAAGAATGGATTCGATACAAGCAGAAGTGCTTCTTAACAAACTACCAGAATTAGACAAACACAATGCCAGACGTAGAGCAAATGCTACACTGTACAATGGAACCCTATGGAAGTCTGTGGAAATACCAGTCCAAAATATTAACAGTTTACACGTCTATCATCAATACATAATAAAACATAAAAAAATTAACAACATCGAAAAGGCTTTACTAGGCAAGGGAATACAGTCTAGAAGATACTATCCAACACCTTTACACAAAACAGAAACATACAAAGATGAAAATTCTTATCCAAATTCTGAATATTGTAGCAGTAATGCATTGGCAATTCCTGTACATCAATATTTGACAGATAGCGAAGTTAAAACTATAATAAAAACTATTAAAGAAGCAACATGAGATTAGCAGTAATAGGTACAGGATATTGGGGAAGTAAAATTGTAGATACAATTAAAAAAATGAATCTACAAGTATCTCTATATGATTTAAATGACAATATAGATGCAATTGTTCCTAGTTTAATTGATGGTGTAATAATTGCCACTCCTGCACAAACACATATAACCCTTGCAAAAGTATTTTTAAGAAGAGGTATTGATTGTTTAGTTGAAAAACCTGCGTTTATGAACATGGCTGAATATAACGAGATAGCACCTTATACTGCTAATGCAAAATTAATGGCAGGACACATATTGTTATATAATGAACACTTTGATTTTTTAAAACAAACAGTTGTTGACAAAGAAATATTACACATTGAACATCGTAGATTGGCATGGGGAAGATTACAAAAAGATATTAATCCAATATTACACTATGCACCACACGACATAGCCATTTTAGATAACTTGTTAGGTACTATGCCAGATGAGATACATAGCACAGGCATACACATTATAAAACAAACACAACCTGACTTTGTCACTTGTAATTTAAAGTATGGCAAAGTAACTGTACAATTACAAATGGGTTGGTACTACCATAAGAAAGTTAGGGATATTTCTGTTATAACAGACAAAGGTACACTTATTTGGAATGATGCTGAGAACAAAAGCAAATGGATTAGCCAAACAATAGAAGATGGTCGACAGATACAACATATGGATCTAGACAAAACATTTACTGAATCTACGTCTCCTATGCAGAGACAAATATCAGCATTTATAGACTATTGCGAGAAAGACAAATTACCAGATTCAAGCATGGAACATATTAAAAAAGTTACATACATTGTAGAGTGTATGGAGAAAAGTTTAAAAACAGGAGAGGTTGTATGTCCTTCAAAAAAATATTAGCCATAGGTGCACATCCAGACGATGTTGAACTAGGTTGCTCAGGTACATTATTAAAGTATCAAGCAGAAGGTTCTCACATTGACATTGTTATTTGTAGAGATGATAACGCACCAAAGCCAAGTACTTGGAGAGACAGAGAAAAGATGCAGACAGAATACAAAAAGTCTGAAGAACTATTTGGAATTAAATTTAATATACTTGAAAATCCTACCGATAACGATGGAAGGCCAGTTCTAGAATGGAATAGTAAGTTTGTTAAGAAAATGGACGACATTGTTTATAATGACAACTATGATCTTATAATAACACACAGTCCAGGAGACCATCATCAGGATCATGTGAATACTTTTCACATTGTTAATTCTTCTTTACGTAGATGGAAAGGAGAGTTTTGGTTGATGGAGGGCGGACCATACAGTAATAAAAATCAACAATTTAACCCAAATGTGTTTATAGACATATCTGATTACATAGATAAAAAAATCGAGTTAGTTAGTTGTTATGACAGTTATTTCTCTGATACATTATTACACAATATAAAAGGACTTGCGGCATACAGAGGACAGATGACTGACTCTAAATATGCTGAAGCTTTCGAATGCAAATGGAGAACACTATGAGAATACTAATATTAGGGGGCTATGGATTTATAGGTAGCCATATTTGTCAACAATTAAAATCAGAAGGACACACAATAGGAGTTGTAGATTGTTATCATCAATATTACACGTTTCCAGATTGGGAATACTATCCTGTGCTTAATCAAAGAAAAGAAATTACAAAAACAGATAAAGAATACATAGGACAAATAGAAAACTTTCAATTTATGGAACAAACATTTGAAGATTTTAAGCCAGACAGAATTATTCATGTTGCTACTTTTCCAAATGCAAAAATGGTTAAAAGAAATGTGTTAGATGCAACTAATAATATGATTACTGCTACTGCATACATATTAGATCTATGTGTCAAACATAAGGTACAAAAGATAGTTTATGCTTCAAGCAGTATGGTATATGGAGAGTTTAATAATCAAATACCAGACGAAGAAGTTATACCAGAACCAAATACATTGTACGGCTCATACAAAAAACAAGGTGAAACTATGTGCAAGATATGGAACAGAGAGTATGGCTTACCTTATATTATTATGAGACCATCAGCACTTTATGGCACACGTGATACTATATGCAGAGTCATCAGCCAAATGTTAAAGAGTGTATTAACGACCGGTGATATGACTGTGCAGGGACCTGATAATAAATTAGACTTCTCAAATGTACTGGATGTTGCCAAATACTTTTCATTAGCTACTACAAACGAAGTACTCAACGAAACATTTAATTGTACTCGTGGTAATGGTAGAAAAATTATAGACGCGGCAGAGATAATAAAATCAAAAATAGGTACTGGAAATATTATTACTAAACCACATGATTCATTCTATCCAAACAGAGATACACTAAACAGTGATAAAGCAAAAACTATGTTTAATTTTAATCCAACAATAGATATAGAAGAAGGTATTCCAAAATATATTAATTGGTTTTTAGAACAACCTTTTTATTTTAATAATTTAAATATTAATCCAAAGTTTGCTCTGGGTACAAAGACTTAAACTGCTCTTTAATCCATTCATAATCATAAGAATACATTAATTTATTGTAATCATTTTTGTAGTTGTTGTAATGCTTCTGACCATCAACTGCACCTTGATATATCCATTTAGCATTCTCACCATTACCCAACGTACTCCATTTTTTAAGTCTGTATTTAGATTCCACTGTTGGTTTCATTTGTAATAATTTTATAACTTCCCTAAATGATGACCTATAAGCTAACAATGGTGTTTCGTTACAGTTACTAATTGCAGACAATATAGGTACTGAATGATGTGCTTGTGACAATGTAAAATCTAAACCTGGCTTTGTTGTTTTCATTACTAGATCTTTATTGTAAAGTATAACGCCTCCCCAACCATATGTTAGATCTATCACAGAATTATAACAATCAAATATGTAATGACAAGGGTTCCTTAACCTCTCTGGTTGAAAATCGAATTTAAAACTATCTACTATTTCGCTCTTTGGGAACACAGCAAAGAAATATTCTGTTTTACTCATCTGTGCCGCGGCCATGTAAGCAAGTGTCTGTCCTTGTACACCTTTGCTCCATTTAGCTCTAGGAAATTTTTCTTTTAATTTATTATATCGTTTTTCAGCACTAGGTTCGTCATACGATATAAAAACTATGTCCATTGGATTTATATTATAGTCTAAGTCATAATGTACACTTCTTTCTACATCATAAAATTGTTTTAAATTATCTTGCTTTGGTACCAACATAATATCTTTTGTGTTACCCCAAGAATACAGTTTAACGTCTTCCCAGAAGCTAGGGTAAAAATTTGGCACTTTGTCAGGATCCAATTCTTTATTATACAGCCATGTATAGTATTCTTCACTGTTATTGTATGCGGTAATTGGATCACTTAATTTAAATGCAATTTTTGGTATTATGTTTTGAAAAAGATTAGCATGAGCATGATAATTAATGTCTTGAAAATCTCGCAAATATTGTATGTTGTACATCTGTTCTTTAAATTCTTTTGTAGGTATCAACATAATATTACCTTCTTTATTTGTTCCACCGTTAGGGTGCGTGTTGTACCATACGTGTATTTGATTTTTTTCGTGTTGTTCTGGAATGTAATCTATATCTATAGTTTTCATATTAATGAAACTAGAAAAAAACCAGAAGTACTCTGTCTTAATCTCCCCTACTACACTCTTAAGTATTTCAAAATAACTCTTAACAAAAGGTACTACCCTAGTGTTAGCAAAAGGACTTGGAAAAAATCCTGTATCTTTAAATCTGACCTGTACACTATCAAACGCCATAAAAGTCTCCACCATTAAGTTTTATCATAGTACTTTTACTCCATATTTGGCTGTCCAGTCTTTACCATCTTTGGTGTCATTTACCATTGGCATACCCTTAATGTTCAAACTGGTGTTTAACAATATTGGACAACCTGTTTTCTTTTTCCATGCTTTAAGTAACTCATAAAACCCTTCGTTATCGCTTTTAGCGACGGTTTGCACCCTAGATGTATTATCATAGTGTATTATGGCAGGACAGTCTTTACCATGCGTGTACGTTGCTGTATATTGCATATAAGGGGTGTTTAAAACACCTTTAGGTAGCTTAAAATACTCGTTTACATCCTCTTCTAAAATGGCAGGAGCAAACGGTCTAAACTTTTGTCTTCTTTTAATTTGATTTACCATATCCTTAATTTCCAATCCTCTTGGGTCAGCTAAAAGAGATCTATTACCAAGAGCTCTTGGTCCAAACTCTGCTCTACCATTTGCAACTCCTACCATTTTATTTTCTGTTAATTCTTTTATAATTTTATCTACTGGATATTCTCCTTCTATGTTATATCCTAAAAATGGACTCTTCCAATCTAAGTGTCTTTGTTCCGATGCCGCGATACATCCTAACGAACTTCCTGCATCTCCTGGATTAGGTATAATCCAAATGTTATCAAACAATCCCATATTTGCTAATGCAGTGTTTGCCGCACAATTAAGAGCAACTCCGCCTGCATAAACTAAATTTCTGCTACCATACTTAGATGCTCTATGCCATAAATCTGCAAGACATTCTTCAAGAACTGATTGTATACTTGCGGCTATATCCATAACATCTGCTTCTGGATGCCAATCACTTAACCCTCTATGTAAATTCTTTTTTAATTTAAAAGGTGATTGTATCACAAAGTCTTCATAGATATCATCTTTATATCTTGGTTTTCCATAAGCCGCCATTCCCATTAAAATATATTCTTCTTCTGCAGGTTTTAATCCACAACGTTGTGTAAATGCAGAATATAATATGCCCAAACTATGTGGATACTTTATAGTTTCTTTTCGTTCTATCCAAACTTTGTTAGCAGTAGATATTGATACTGTATCCCATTCACCTATTGCATCCACTGTTAAAATAGTTGCTTCTCGAAATGGTGAAGTAAAATATCCTGCCGCGGCATGACTATCATGATGTTTTACATATTCATCTATTTTAATTTTAAAATTATCTAAATGCCATTGTGGCATTTCTGTATAACTTAAAGCATCACTGTATTGTCCTGCATAAAATTGTCGTGTTTTCTTTAATAAAGGTTTTTCGTAATAAACAACTTTGTCAAAAGGACCATATGTCATTGCTTCATTTACTATTCGCCAATTTAAATAAAAATCATTTTTAACTTTTGAATAACGTTCTGCATGAGCGGCCCACAATATTTCACCTACACCACTACTATAATCTACTACTGCCATTGCGGCATCGTGATTCATACAGTTTATACCTAATATTCTCATCTTTTTAATTTAAACCATTTTTTTGCTTGTTTTAAATAATTTTTCCACCATTTATTTTCAATTGTATATTCAAAATTTTGTGAGGTTTTGTTTACTTGTAATTCTTTAGCACCATTCCTTAAATGAAATTCTCGTGCCATATCTGTTAATGGTGATAATGTAACTAATCGATTTAAATGATTTGATTTTTTAATCATTTTAAAAACTTCTTGTATTATTCTTTTTCCACCACCTTTTTTCTTTGACCAAACTGTATAAGCAATAGCAATATTGCCTTGTATTCCTGCTCTATGAGTTGCCTGTATAAAAGCATCTTTACTCATTAAATCTAATTCTTCTATCGTCTTTGGTATTTCGTGTGTAAAGGCAAAGCACATAACCGCAACAATATCTTTGCCAAGTTTTAAACCATATATTTTTCTACCCCAATCTTTTCTAAACTTATTATCCAATTCAGGCCTCACAGGATCTTCTTTGAAATGACAATATTTCATTTCAACTAACTCCACTTTTTTAAGCCAATCAAATGTTAACTTTTTAATTTTTTTCATTTGTTTACTTTTATTTCTTCACTCTCTCCATAATACGGAGATGCAAGAGAGTGTGGTTTTATTATAAATCCTCTTATATTATACATTTTAATTTGTGCTAATAAATTTCCTGCTTCTGCTAAAGCAAACCAAAATGCATTTTTTTCATAGAGATAAATCCAACTAAACTTCCTAGGATATTTCTTACCGTTAATATAAACTTTCCAACCATTAACAATATTATAATTTCCCCATTTATGTTTAATATTAAACCTTCGACTAAATTTTTTACATTTAATTTCCATTTAAATCTTATTTGTATATAAACGGGTCTTTTTTCTTTAGTTCTTTTAATCTTTTACGATAAGCAAGTTCTTGCTTAATCTTATTGATTATTTTTTTAATCCATCCGAACATTTTTTCCTCCTATTATTTCATTAAACTTAGGTTGCATTAATTTTACAGCATCTCTGTGTGCTTTGTCTAGCGGGTGTGTTGTACCACGTTCATATTCATTCAATAATGCCCATTGATTAAATCCCATACAACGATCACCAAAGAAAAACCATCTGGTTAAATCTATTTCTTTATGTAATGCTAACATAAATGGATCTTGATCTTTGTGGTTATCAAAGTCTCTGTAAAACAAACTATTATCAGCAAGTGTAAACATATATGGAATTTTCTTTTTTTCTAAAATATTCTGTAACCAAATAATAGATTTCCAGCTCAAATATGTTTCATGATATTCATTAGCGGCGTGTTTATAAATTGCTTCAGCAAATGGTTTAACTCCTGTATTAATTAATAACTCTTCTCTTCTTTTCCATTGTTCTTGTTGTGCTTCGGATCCTACTAACGCAGTATGTCGCTCTTCACTTGCTATTTTAGTGTCCCAGGGAGATATTGTTGCCCAACGAGTTTTTTCTAAATTTCTATGTCGTGGCATCGCCCAATCATAACGAGATAAAAAACTCCACATTACAACAACACAACCAATATCTGTTGTATTTGCTACTGCATTAAAAACTCTTCTTGCAATTCCTGGATTTCCTGTACCAGGTCTTGCTGTACAAATATAATTGTCTGGTTGACAATAATTTTCTTCTTGACTTAAAACATATGCCCAACTTTGCTTAGATGGTGTTTTACCTTCATTATCATCAGACAATTCGTGTCCAAATGTAAAACTACAACCTCCTGCTATAAATTTTTTATTCATATATTTGTAATACCTTATTTAAAAGTGGAAAAACATCTCCAAAATCTTCTTTTCTATACTTGTCTGTTTGTAATATCCTTGCTTTTCTTTGCTCTCTAATTTCTTCTGAATCTCTATGTGCTGAATTCATAAATCTTAATGTGGGTTGAAAATCTGTAAGCATTGAGTATCTACTATTAACAATATTTTTAACCTGTTTAGGTAATGTTTGTATGTTAAAATAATCTGGATCAAAACAGGTATTAACATAAAAGAATTTAGGTTGATATTGTGCTACCCATAATGAAATTTTTGCTAAACTAAAAATATTAAAAATACTAATTGTTGTACAAATTTGAAACTCCATATTATGAGTTTGATATGTTTTAAACTCTACAAGATTATGATTAACTTCTCTCCAGTTAGCAGGGTGTCTTTGATATTGAAACTGCTCTCCTACATCATCAATACTAAATGCTATTTCAACTCTTTTAAAATATCTCCACAGGTCAAATATTTCTCTAGGCGGCAATTGTGTTCCATTTGTGTTGTAGTGTATATCTATATTTTTTGCATAACCTTTTTCAACACAATGCATTAATATTTTAAAATGATCTCGTATCATAAAAGGTTCACCACCTGTAAACTCAAAATATTCTGCATCTGCTAAACATTCTTGTATGTCATCAAAAAATGTAGGATGTTTTTTTGGCCAACCACCTTCTTTTAGATTTTTTCTTGCGACTGGATTTTCTCCATAATCTAATTCTTCCTGTGCCCACTTGCTGGAACTCCAACTGCCACATATTCTACATTTTAAATTACATACGTTGCCCAACTTAAAATCTATAAACTTTAGTGTTGGCTCGCTATTAGGGGTCCAGTCTTTTAAACTGTTACGCATTTTATAAATTGAATTCATACGTTTTGATGTTTTTCCAACACTTTCTTCTTGCCAACAACTTTCACAACTTAAAGGACGTTCTCCATTTTTAAATTTTTGTCTTAATTTTTTCATATATTCAGAACTTTGTATTGTTTTTAAATCAGTTTCATATACTTTAACATTGGGTATATTTCCTTTATATAAACAACAAGGCGAAGCACCTCCATTTACATCTACTTCTAAATGTGTCCACGGTAATGGACATATATTTGATTTTATATACTTTTCCACCATTCCAATACCTCTGGTTCTTTTATTAATATTTTTGTAATATCTGTTCCACGAATTTTATCTAAACGCTCGCATTCTTCTTTTCCTGATTTCCAACCTTTCATACAAGTTTCTTTATCATAACGTTGTTCATTAGTAGGATGATTTTTCAAATCGTCCAATCCTTCTAAAAATGCCATGTTAAACACTGTAGGTTTTTCGTTTTTAACTTTGTCTTTAACTTTGTCTACCATTTTGTGTAATAATTTTTGAGGCATAAACAAAGGACTCATGAATACATCAGGACTAAAAGTAAATACTTTTTTACATAATAACGGTATTTTCAAATCTTTTTGTAATTCATACATATTTTCTAAGTCAAATAATCCAGGAAGTGTTACAGTAAGATCTAATTGTAATTGTCTTGGATGCCTTACGAATTTTTTTGCATATTGCATATTAGAATACCATTCGTTATATTTTAAACCTGTTCTAATATATTCACCAATTTCGCCAGTTCCGTCTATTGATGCATTTATTTGCCAATCTTGAAATTTTGAAAGAATATCATCAAATAAATTTAATTTAAAAAATTTAATTCTACTCATATTAGAATTATACCTAACATAAACTTGATTTGCATATCCTAATTCTACTACACGTTGCATGGCAATCCAGTGTATTTTCCACATTAACGGTTCTCCACCGCACCAATAAAACTCTCTAATAGTTTTCTCTTCAATTGCTTTTGTAAATTCTTTAACCATTGTTTGATCATGGAACTTTTGCAATATTGCTTGTACATCTTTCCTACCCCAAATTCTATATTTTGTGTATAGTTCAGGTTTGCGATGTTTTTTATTTTCCGCCTCCCAACTACTACTCAACATATCACCACACATTCTACAACTAAAATTACAAAGATTAGAAAATCTATAATCCCAACTAACAACTTTCATTGTTGTTACACCGGTGTCATCTGTTGACTCAAATGCTTTATCTATATCGTTTCCGTAAAATCTGTTGAAGTGCTGTCTATACACCTGTGCATTAAGCAGTTTATGATTACAAGTAGCACATTGTGGTATTTCTTCTCCGGCCATTAATTTAAGCCTAACTGATTTCATATATTCAGAATTCCAATGCTCATCTAAACTTTTTAAATTAATTTTACCTGAACTTATATTACTCTTATAATCTTTTGGTAGTGTGTCAATATATTGTTTAAAATTATTGGAATCTTCACGACTTGCACAACACAATCGCCTTTCCATTTGAGGTGACATATAAGTATGCACCCATGGCGCCATACAGAATGTTTTATTACCTTCGTTTGGTTTAATTTTTTTCATATTTGTCAAATAATTCTTTCCATTCTGGAAACGTATCAGTAAACGTTTCGTCTCTAATTTTATCATATTTCTTTGTTTCTCTGAAAAACAATTCAAGTTTATCTGTTTTATCTCTTCTAAAAAGATAATCCAAAGCACTTTCATATCCTTTAGTTGCACGAGTAAGATGATCTTGTGCTTTTAACCATTCTATATGTTTTTCGTATTTTTCTTTTATTTGTTGCTTAAATTCTTCTGGCAAAAGATCCATACGTTGCCATAACGGAAACTGCAATAAATTAAAATTAAAATCTTGTGGTTTAATCAATCCTTGCTCTACCCAATTCTTATGAAAATCTACAACGTGTAATGCATTTACTAATCCTACTGTTGAACTAATATAAAAATCAACTTGTGGACAAACTACTAACATACGTTTTCTATTTGCTACAATATCTTTCCATACAGTTCCTTTACGCATTAATTCTGCTCTTGGTCCTTCTGCATCTAAACTTGCTCCTATAGATACTGAATCAAATTTATTCCATAATTCAAATATATCTGTACCTTTAAATTTGGACTTACTAAAATTTGTATTATAAATTAACCTAACATGATACATTTTACGTTTGTCTAATTCTTTTAAAATTCTTAGATGTTCTTCCATTATAATTGGTTCACCACCAGCAAAATAAAACTGTTCCACATGATCAAATTGTTCTAATAATTGATCCCATATATCATTAGAAGTCCTACCAACTTTCATAATTTTTGCATGGGGTGGTGGACTACCTGTTAATTTTTTGTGATCTTCGTACCAATTAGAACTAAACCATGTACCACAACTTCTACAAGCCATGTTACACAAATTACTAAAACGTATATCCCAATATTTTATTACAAAGTCTGCTGAACCATCTGACTGTGTAGTATTAACCATATCAATATTATGTCCAAAATGTTTGTTTGAACTTAAACGTAAACTAAAGAATCCAGATTTTTCTTGATCATAACACTTAAAACATTCACGTGATGGTTTGTTTGCTAACATATTCAAACGCATTTGTTTCATTTTATCACCATTCCAAACTTCAGCCATTGATTGTTTATTAAGATCACCAACTGGCAATTTGTCTAAAGCAAAACAACAAGAATATGCTCTGCCATCTGGAAATGCGTGAAGGTGCATCCATGGCAACATACAAAAATTGTCACTTTCTATTAATAACTCCTTTTGTTTAGGAGTCATATCTTTTATTTTTAATTTCTCAGGCTCTTTTGCTCCGTACTCATATGCCACGATACCATTCTCCTATTATTGGGAAAGTTTTTTCAAAATCTTTTCCTCTTCGTTTGTCATATTGACTATAAAATAACTTAAAGTCTTTTTGTAATTTTTCTCTTGCGGCCGCTCCAGCGTGTGGTGTTTTAACAACATCTAAATAATCAATTAATCTTTGTGTATGATTAATTTCCATTTCTTCTAAATGTTGTTGATTATTTTTTAAAAATTTTTCAATATCCCCTTTAAACTTATTACGTAAATCATCTGGCAATACCAAAGGTGATTGAAAACTTGGAAACCTTAAAATATTAAGTGTATAATTTATTGTTGGTCCGTAAATCTTACTTGCATTTTTTAACCATACAATTTTTTCTAAAAATTCAGCCAGTGATTCTAAACACAATGCATTGATTGTACACATATTGTGAATTTCTGCTGGTACTTTATCAACCATCATGTGTAATACTTGACTATACCAATCTCCATAATTTAATCCGTCTCTAATATATTCTGCTTGTCTAAATGTTGCTTCATTACTAGTGTACAAGTGAAATCTATCAAAGTTTTTTAATTTCTTTTTAAAACGTTCTATAATATCTTGTTTTGCACCTAAATTAGAATTAATTGCAATACGCATATGAGGATTCATTTTGTGTCCTTGTGTTTCTATCCAATCTAACAGTCTCCATAAATTAGGCGACATCATAGGTTCACCGCCTGTTATTCTTAATTCATCTAAACTTTTATGCAAATCTGTTTCCCACCAAGTGTAAAATGCTTCAACATAAGGATTAGTTTCATCTTTTTTATAAGGTTCTGCTGATTCATGACTGTGAGTAAAATGATTTCTTCCGTCTGTTGTCATATCTGTGTATGGACCTTTTTGTTTAATGTCTCTTGCCCATGTTGTGCTAAATGCAGGATTGCAATAAGAACAAGCAAAATTACAAGTTCTGTCAAATGCTATTTCTAATGTTTTTAAATTCCAATCAATTTCGTGACTCTCAGTAAATGCTTCTTCTAAATGACCACTGTCAAATATTTTTGATTTGTATACCCTATCTGATATAGCATCTTTGCCAATGTCTTCTATTTTCCAACAATATTCACAACCTGCAGGTCTTTCACCACACTGCATTTGTTTACGTTGCTCCTTCTTTTGCCATGTATTGTGTATTGCAGATGGATTTGTTTTTATTTCTTCTAAATCTATTTTGTGTGGTAATGGGTGATGACAACTTGTAGTCATACCACTGCCTAACCATATAGTTGCATTGAACCATTTAGCACCACAAAAACTTGCTGACTTTGTATCTAATATTTGTTTTTTATATTCTAAATCTTTCATGCGTTTTTACACTCCTGCCAAAATTCTGACATTTCTGGGAATACTGTTTCAAAGTTTGTTAAGCGTCTACGATCATGTTCGTTAAAAAATGCGTAAAAGTTCTTTTTAGTTTGCGTACTAGTGTCTGCATTTTTACGCCAATAAGCTAAATTGCGTAACATTTTTTGAATCTCAAAGTCTTTGAATATGTGTAATCCTTTATCTTCTCCAGAATTTTCTCTCATATATTCTATGTTGGCTTCATGTATTGCTTGATATGCCTCAGGCAATAATGTTATCTGTTGCCATGCAGGCTGTCTAAGCAATGGTATATCAAACCATACTCGTTGATACGTTTTACTATGTCGTTTTCGTAATTCTAAAATACCTTCTAATAACTTATCCAAACTTGTAACACTAAGATTATTGTATGTGATTATAAAAGTAACTGAATTACGTACTGGTATACGATCCAAAAATTCATCTACATTATCCCACATACGATTAAATTCTAATCCATTTCTAATATATTCTGCTTGTTTACCCCATGCATCAACTGAAACAAATTGCATGAAATGTTCAACTTTCTCCTCAATACAGATTTTCTTAACCATATCAAAATATTTGTTTTTTAATTTGTTATTAGGTGGACACATATTACTGGTTACGTTTAAGTGTAAGTCTTGTTTTGGATTATTAATAACGTATTCAAATACTTTATATGTGTTATTGTCCATCATAGGTTCACCACCTGTCATACGAAAATGTTTTAAATTTTTATATAATGTAGGCCACCACTTCCAAAAAGCAGTAACATAAGGATTATCTTCTTTATGTGGTATTGGACGTTTTCTTCCTTGAAAGTGTTCAGGTGCATTGTGGGGAGGAGATGTTGGATATTGGCCATATACAGCAATCTCCTTCCCCCACGTTGTCGAGAATTGTGGTGAGCAATAAGAACACTTAAAATTACAAGCATTATTAAAGTTTACTTCCACATATCTCGGTGTCCAACGTTCGTCCATTGGATTTTGTTTAATTGCTGTAAAGTCTTGCATGGCCCATGGTTCACCAGAACGATAATGTCTATCTGACATTTCGCCTGTGTCTTCCATTTTCCAACAATATGAACAACCCTCAGGCCGTTCTCCTTTAAGCATTTGTTGTCTTTGATTTAATTTTTCTGCTGTATTATGTAGTGCCGCAGGATTATCTTCTAATTTTGTTGCATCTATTTCATGTAAAGGTGGATGATAGCAACTGTTTGTTAATCCAGTAGGCAAGTGTAATGAAACTTGATTCCATTTTGCCAAACACATAGTTGGTGAAACATTATCAAGTAAACTTTTAGCCAACTCTGCATCTGCTTTATAATTACTTGTACTCACGGTCTTGTACTCCTGTGTTGAATGGGCGTGGCATTACAAATTTAAAAAAATTGCTTTGGTCTTCATCAAAATTTTCACAAGGTATATCTATTCTTTGCTTAAGACTATTGCCATATACTTCTAAATCTTCATCTACTTTATCTTCAACTATACCATTTGCAAATAAATCTGCCATTTTATCTAACTCTCTAATTTGTATAAATTCGGTTGAATCCACAGTAGTTGAATAACAACCCATTCTTGCTCCTAACATAGCATACTTGCCATACTCAACATCTGCACCTACAGTCATCCACGTGGTTAGTATTCTAAGATTGCTACCTTGTATAACACGCATAAAATTTTGTGGTGGTATATGTTTACCTTGATTTAAACTCATCTTAACACCTTCTCTATAACCTGCTATCCAAGCCTGTTGTGGTGTTGCATTAATAACAGTAGTTGAATAACAATTATGTAAATTTTCATGAGGTACTGTCCAACAAAAATCTATTTCTGCTTTTTCATCTTTTGCGTTTTCGTGTGTTTTCATTTGCAAACAAGTTTCACGTGGCCATCCTACCAAACCACCATTGCCATATACTAAATTATTAACATTATTTCTTGCTCGCCAACGATGTACGGCTTTTGGATCTGTTTTAGACCAATCTAAAGTTTGTAATAAAAAACTCTCATCTATAATATTGTCTCCATCAACTGAAATAAAAAAATCTGTTTCTGCTTTTTCTGCCGCGGCTTTGTGTGCTGAATCAAATCCTTTAACTCCGTCAACACGCTTTGCCCACGGCACTTTGCTTAACAAGTCTGCCCAATTCTCTTCTTTGTTTGGTTCAGCATAACTTATAAAAACAAAGTCTAAATCCGAGACTCTTACTCTATCCGCCATACATACCCTTCCTTACCAATATTTTTAACCCAAAAAGGATTTTTTTTATAAAATTTAACTCCGTTATCTGCCTTATGCATTAATGGTTGTCGCTGTTCTACAGGTATACGTTTTTTTCTTACAACTTCTCCTTTTTTCCACGTATAATTTTCCTCACCTGCTCTTGTTATTTCTAAATAACGTTCTAATGTTACAACTATACTTTGACCTTCGATAGTAACCACGTGAGGTTGTCTTTCTTTTGGCTTAAAATTTTCTAATGCTTCAAAAAATCCTGGCATTTAATTCCTCTGGTAATGATTTGTTATAATAATGAAATATTCTTGATTGCTTATATCCACCTACATAAACTTTTTCATCTATTTGCATTGGATATAGATATTGATCGTTAATAAATGCTTGGGTTAATCCATTTATTGCATTTTTATTATGCATAAAATTAAACCAATCATATTTTATACGTAATTCATTTAATGGATCTTGTATTTTAAGTGCAAGAGCATATACAACATCTGTTGATGATTGCTCATCATGACAATTTATTAAAAATTTATTCCGTACAACAGGCCAATTTAACATAATGCCTTTACATAAATTATAAAATGTTTGTGCTTGTCTACTTTTTCTAAAATAAGTTAATCCGTTATATACATCTGGCAAATTATTTGTAACAAATAATTTTCTATAAGGTGTATGTTCAATAATTGTGTCTCTATAACATCTTACATGATAAGAAAAAACCATATTATGTTGATGCAAATAATTCCACCACCAATCTGTGTTACTTGTAAACAACATATCAGCTTCTAATTTAATTGTGTGCTTAAAAGGTGTTAAATTAAAAACTTGCCATTCGTTGTTTAACTTCCATTCCTGATCTTTGCTATAATCTTGTTCTAATACAACTACATGATCAAATTCTTCATGATCAACTAGTTTATCAGTTATAATACATACTTTATTTTGCCTATTATGCTTTTTAATTGACTTTGCAAGACGTTTACTTAACTCTATATAATCAGTTGTGGAGTTATTCAATGCAAACCAAACATATCCTCTATCCATTTACAAACTCCTTATCCATAACATGAACATCTTGTTCTTCAACCATATTAACTTTATTATTGTACTTGAATGTTATTGTTTTATCCGACATATCTAATACATCTACTTCATGTGATATCATAGCCATTGGTGTTGGAATAAAATTTTTATGAGAATTAAATCCATTTAACTGATGTAATGCTATTGCAAAAGCAAAATCATTTCTATAATTTTTATATTTTATACGATACAAATTTCTATAATGAGCATAGTATTGTTGTATGTGTTGAATTAAATTAAAAACTTGTTCTGCAAATACTGATTTACGAAAAATAGTAACCGTTGCCCAAACTATTGGTACTGTTGATTCATTTTTACCTTCAATCATATTTTCACCTGTTAAATCATATACGTTATTGTGTAATAAAAAATCATACTTTGTATTTGCATACGTTAATAGATTATTAGTAAAAACAAAGTAATCACAATCCATAAGAATTGTAGTATCATAAGGTGAGTGTTTGTATGCTAAACTTCTTTCTAAATTATGCCAAGCAATACTTTGACCTCTATAACTTCTTCTATTGCCTACTTTATTATCAACAATCTTGTAATTAATCATACCTAAAGGTTTAAACTTTTTGTAAGTTTCAAAATTAGTAACAATAGTAATTTCTAATTTTAGATATTTTCGTATTTGTGCTACACAACGTTCAGCTAACAAGTGGTAGTTAACTTCAGGCGTATTGAAACAATACATTAATACACCTGTTGTCATTTTAACCTTTTATTCTTTAGATCCTCGTGTAGTTGATGGTATGAATTTAATGTTTCTTGATTTCTTTCAATCAATATTCTCAAAAATTCATCTGGATCTATTATGTGACACGGATTATCATTAGTATCTAACATATAAAACTCCTTAGAGTGTGCTTTAAATGTTTGAACTACATTTATGGTATCAGCGTCTGCACGAAATAATCTACCATTGTATGCTATAATCTGTCTGGATTTTAACTTTTCCAGAGCATTCTTTTTAATTTGGTTTAGATCGTGTGCTAGATCAGAATAGTTTTTGAGAGTGCCAATATCCATAACTGTATTATACAGTTAATTATGGACTGTGTCAATGTGGTAAAATGTTTTTTATTATGATGTAGTATTAGATACTGTTGCGTCAGATGAAATAGCACCAACTGAAGCCAACCCTTGTGCAGTTGTTGGATTCACTGTATGTAATGCAACGTCTGTTACACCAATATAGTTTGCATATTGATCAACACCTGATGTATTACCATCAGTAAATGTTCCGTCACCGGTATCTGGATCAAAAGTTTCCCACTTCATTGTTACCGTTACTGCTGAAGCTACTGCGGCATCTAATTTTGCCGAAATTTGAACATACATTGATGTATATGTTCCTGAAGATTGTGTAAGTTTTAATAATACTGTATAACCAGTACCTAAGTCATAAAGACCATTTGATAATCCGTTAGTTGTTACAGTTTCACCTGAACCTGATCTAGTTGATGTTTGTGATTTAAGATCAAAGTTACCTATTGCTGTAATCATTTCGTCAACTGAACTATCTTTTGAAGTTGCTGAACTACCACCGTTACCAGTTCTAGTCATTTTCAATCTCATAGTTCCACCTGCGTTAAAAAACCATCTTAATTGATTGTTATTAGCAAATGTTATTGAATGTTCTACTACGTGCGAAGTATTCCATCTTCCTGATGCCGCCGCACTTTCTAATTCTGCACTTTCTGATATTGCTGTTGCTGACGTAGATCCGCCTGCAACTTCAGCCGCTAAAGATGCCAAGTCTGCCACTAATGCTGATTTAATTGCAATAGTGTCACCTGCTGATCTTGCCGCTGTTGAAGTTAATGTGTCATTTGTATGATTTGCAATATTATCCATACCTGTAAACAAGGAATTCCATTCTGCCGCTGTAATTGTATCACCTGCTACGTTAGTTGCTATTGCTGTTTGTCCTAATCCATAATTTAACGCACCAGTTCCTGCGAAGTGGTTGTATCCGTATGGTGAACTTGATGAATTTACAAAAGTATTATACTCGTCATCTAAAATTTTTTCGCCTACTACATATCCCATATTGCTATTTAACTCCTATCACACATTCTGTTAATGTTGTTTCTTCGTTGTATTTAGCCTTCAACAGTCTTCCTAGTACATTAAACGTGGTACACTCATCTAAATTAGCTACTTTAGCTAAACCATTGCCTGCTGATACTATACGATCCCCTGCTTGTCCTGTACCTTGTAATTTAACAAATACTCGTCCTTTTAATGCTATCATTGGGTGTGATTGGTTGTTTCCTGCTTGAGCATTCATCAAAAATGCTGGACTATCACTTACTACACCAAAAACATTGTTGCATAATTCTTTATTACATTTTGTAATTTCTTCTGAACCACCTAACATTACAACGTCACCTGCTTCTAATGGCATATCTGAAGCATAACGCTCGGCCAAATCAGCGTATTGTGCCGCTGTTGATGTTGCGTGTACTACATTGGCTCGTATATCTACTAAAGTTGCGGCTGATAATTCGTCATCTCCGCCACCTGATTTAAATGCTGTCCAGGCTCCGCCTGCATTTCCATAAATTGTTGTACCATCATCTGCAAAAGTTTCATCCCAAACCCAAAATAAGTCTTGTTCAGTAGCAGAAGATGTTTCTCCTCTGTTTACTTTTAATCCTGTATAACTTGGCATACCTGCGTTTGAAGATATGTTTCTGTTTAATTCTATAATATTGTCTTCAACTGTTAATGTTGATACATTAGATGTAATTGAGTCTCCATCAACTATTAAATTTCCTTTAACTCTTAAATCACCAACTGATGGCAGTTCTAATCTTCCTGTATCACCATCTAAAGTCATTAATGTAGTTGTTGCACCACCGTCATTTACTGTAAAAATAATATCTTTGTTTGATGTTGTGTTTGCAATGGTTAAATTATCACTTGACATTGTGAAAGTTACATCTGAACCTGCACCTAAAGTTAATGCGGCTCCATCAACTAGCAATCCTAATGTACCTGTTGATGTATCATTTGCGTTTGATCTAAGATAGTTTGCCGCCGCAACTCCACCTAATGCATCTGAGTCTGTGGAAGTTCCTCTAAATTTTGCTGATGAAACTGTTGATGATAATTGTAAACCTTGTGCAACTGTTGAGAAACCTGCGGCCGCTAATGCCACTGCATTTGTTTCTGAACTTGACGGTGTAAATGCTAAATTAGAAGCAACTGCAATTACGGCATCGTTTGCAACTAATTTTAAAATTGATCTATTAACGCCTGTGTTGTCTTGTACTGTTTCTGGTACAACATTTGTTACGCCTGATCCAGCAGTCGAAGTTGGACCAACAAGTACCCAAGCAGATCCTGAATGAACATATAATTGTGAATTTGTTGTATCAAACCACATATCACCTTGTACTGCATTGGTTGGTGACGTTGTTGAGTTTGTTGATGACCCTACTGGTTTCCATTTTGAACCTGTATAAACATTAATTTGTTTATTTGTTTGGTCATACCAAAGTTGACCTGTAATTTTGTTTGAAGGAGCTGATGTATTATTAAAGTTTTCTAAAAGTTTTACAAGATTTTCGTTTAACTTCTCACCAAATCCTGCATACCCTTTTCCTATGAGTGTAAGATCCGTAGTAGCGGTATCAATTGTACCATCTGCTAAAGTGACCAATAAGGTCCCGAATGTATTGTTAATCTTATACGCCATATATATATATATTAGTTAGATGCGTTATCTCTAACTTCAATCAACCAACTTACATCACCAACTAATTTAATCAAAATATTTGCAAAATATGGATCCAGTTTTCCTTGAACATATGCCTGTTCATGATCATCCCAAATATCTTTTGTATCAATTGTATTAATAAAATCTGCTACTTCCTGTTTTGTTGCCATTTAAATGTTCTCCTTATGGTTATTTATTAGTCTTTACGTTGCTTCTTGAATTGCTCATCATCTGAAATCCAGTGTAAATCTTTAGAATAATTACCATCTAAATCACGTAAAAACGTCTTAACATTGGTTTCTGTAAGTATCATATTGTGGAATTTAACATATCTTTTATGCAACTCTCTTTCTTTAGTTGCGGTATAAACTAGTTTCATTCCTTTAGATTTTGCAAGTTCTATTATAGCATCAATGCACATTTTTAAGGCTTTATGTACATCTCTCTTATTTGTACTTTTATCTGCTACAATCCATTCCATAAAAGCAAACTGTGTTCCTACTCCTATATATAATCCACCTGCACATATAGGCTTGCCGTCTATTTCAACTATAATTCCATCTGGTGGAAGACATTCTTTTGGAACTGTTCCAAACTTCCACTCATTCCACCATTTTACCAGAATTGAATAATCCTTGTCCAAAATCCATTTTCTATATTTCATTATAAACTATTTTATTATTTTTTATTGATAAAATCAACAACTTCTTCGTCTAATGCGTCTGAATGTTCTCTATACTCGTTAAAGTATTTTTCCCCTAGTTTTTGTAAACCTATTTTTTCATTTACTTCAAAATAATCTGTGAACAATATTTTGTTTATTAGTATTCTTCTATTTTCACAGCCAAAAATGTAAACTACATGATCACCAGTTCCTAAAGATTTACCAATTTCACTATCTCTAACTCTAACCCATTTATTATTTTCTTTTACCATATGAGAACCTGCTACTTTAATACCATTATAATCATATAAATTATTAATTAAAAATTTACCTGTAGCAAATACAAAACCACCTATAGCAACTTTATCTTTTAATTTAATTTCTTCAATTGGTTTAGTACTACCATCCTCCATTGTAATAAGTGTACCTTCTAAGAAACAACCATCATCTCTTCCTGCATTGGAAAAGTTGTTACCTGCTAATCCAGTTGCCATATGAGGATTTATATCTCTTGGTCTTGGTACGAATGGTTTACCTTCGCCTGGTTGGTTAGGTGCACTTATTGGAATTGTATGGACAGTTGGAACTCCTCCTGTTCCTAGAGTTCCTGATGTTACACCTCCATCACTGTTTCCAAATCCTGCGGCAAGTGATGAGAATAAAATATCAACAGTCCAAATTGCTTTCCACGCTCCACTTACTTTAGTATATCCACCAAGTAATCTTTTCCATACACCTGATACTTTAGTGTATATTGCTGTCATATTTTTCCATGTACCTGAAACTTTATGTTTTCCTTCAGCAGGTATAGTAAAAATTAAAACTGCTTTTCCGTTTCCACCTGCTTGTGATTCTGCTCCGCCTTCTGCTATGCCTGATGAATAATATGCGTTTCCTGTTCCACCTGGTACTTTACCTGAACCATTGTCTTCTGAGCCTCCACTTGGTACAAGATTTGATCCAGAATATCCTGAATTTCCTCCAGCGTCACCATAGGCCCCTGATCCACCTTTTCCACCATCGGCTCCACCGCCTCCAGCTCCACCGCCGCCACCATCTCCTGCGTGGTCTGCGCCATTTTCTCCTAATGAATCTGGAGAATTTCCTGTTGCTGAATTTGTATTAATACCTGCACCTCCTCTGGAATATGATCCACCACCTCCAGAACCAGCACCACCGCCTGCAATAGCTAATTCAATATTGTTTACTGATTGTCCACTTTCAAATAATGTTACTGTTGTGGCACCACCTCCGCCACCTCCAGAACCTGAAGCACCGATTGAGCCTGAACTTCCACCTACTCCTCCAGAATAGCCAGTTACACTTTGTCCATTTTTTCCACCTTCAGCTTCTTGGCCTGACTGTCCACCAGCTCCACCGCCACCTACCGCGACACACATTTTTTTAACACCATCATATGCTGTCATATCTAAACTTGTTTTTGATACAAAATGTCCTGCGGCCGCGTCTGCTCCTGGGCCTGTTGCGTCTGATCCGCCAGAACCTCCAGCACCTCCCCATAGATAAAGAGTGAGTGCAGTAACTCCTATTGGTACATCTGCTATTTGAAGTGTTCCTGAATAATTGAATTCTTTTATGACCGTTGCCATGGGATTATGCCTCCCTTACAAACCAAAAGTCTCCGTCTGAGCCATCACCTGAAGTTGGTGCACTAGTTGAAACAGTTTTTAGTGATCCGCCCCATTTTGTACTTAAAGTCGCACATGCACCAATAGTAGGTACATTTAAATTTGATGTATCAGTATATGTAATAGCCGTAACTGCCGCCAATGTTGCTGTTGTAACTTTAACGTTACCGGCCGCTGATGTTTTTAATACTTTTTCTTTTGAAGCATTACCATCTGCAACTGCATCTGCTAATCTAATAACTTGTGAATATGAAGCGCCTTGTCCTGCGGCAAAATAATTTTCAGATACATCATAAAATAATCTTGCGTCATCGGTATCACCAGTTTCAACAATTAATCCTGCATCTGCTTCTGCGTTACCTGTGTTTACTTTAATAAATGCATCATCATAAGTTGATACATTTGATGTTGTAGAATTATATTCTCCAGAAATATTTAAATTACCTGTGATTGTTACATCACCAGTAATTGCTACTGCACCTGTACTACCTGTAAATGCTAAAGGAGTCTTTGTTACTCCTCCATCATTAATTGTAAAACTTAAATTTTTATCTTGTGAAGTTTGTGCAACTGTTACATGATTGCTTGAAACTGTTACTGTTAATTCTTGTGCGTCACCTACTATTAATCCTGTGTCTGTATCAATTGTTAATGCACCTGTTGTTGTATCTGCCGCATCTGCTCTTAAAAAGTTTCCACCTGCAATAACTGTACCTGAAGTATTTGATGTACTTGATACGTCAAGTGCTGTTGCTGAAGTTGTTGTTCCTTCAAATACTGCACCCAAAGTTGAATTTAAAGTAATACCTGCTTTAATTGAAGCAAATCCTGTTTGTGATACTGACGGTGTAAATGTTTCTTTTGATAAAATTGCTACTCTAGTATTTCCTGCATACATTGAAGAAACAACTTTGTTTCCACCTGCACTTGCAAGTGTTTCAACTTTCCATCCTGATAATGTTTGTGTTGATGAATAAACTGGTCCTGCTAACAACCATGCTGATCCAGTATAAAGATACAACTGATCATCATCAGAGTCAATCCAAAGATCTCCTGCTGAAGCAGAAGTTGGTGCTGTTGCTTGTGATTTTGCACTACCTGATGGTTTAAAACTTGTTCCATTATAAACTTTTAATTGACTTGTGTTTGCATCAAACCATAACTCACCTTTTAAAGGTGCTGTTGGTGCTGATGTTGAACTTGAACTCTCTAATAATTTAACAAGGTTTTCATTTAATGCTTCACCAAATCCTGAATAACTTTTTCCAAAAAGTTGTAAAGTTGTTGTACTATTAACTGTACCGTCTGTTATTGTAGCTACTACTGAGCCATCTGTTTTATTAATTGTGTA